TTCTTCCATATAAATCCTATCTGAACCACACATAGGACAATTCTTTGCTATTCCTGTTAAGTCTCTCATCATAATAAATCACCTCATTTGCTTTATACTTCTTCTATGGTAATCATTGATTTGTCCGCAGATACAAAAGAAAAATTGTATCTATCTTTATTCCGCTTAATCGCTTTGGCTTTCCCTAAAGTCTTTATCTAAAATTTCTTTTCTTCTTTTCGCTTTTTCTTTAGAATCATAGATTCCAATGATTTCTTCTTTATCATTTGCTACATCACCATAAGAATCTGTAAAACTATTCATTGATATTATTTCTATTACAACATATACTTTCATATTTTCCATATATCGTTTCAACCTCATTTCTTCCGAATATCAGACAATGTATACCCAATCATTCCATACCCAACTTTACCTTTTGTCATGTAATTCATGCCATAATTTCCACAACCAGGGCATTTGATATTATGTCTTTCAGATATTGCATCTTTAAATTCAGGTGGATCAGAAAGTTCTTCTCTTTATACAACACTTCCACAATAAGGACAAGTGTAATTGTCTTCTTTAATAAAATACATATTTTTCTCCTTTAGATCCTTGCTTTTATATGCTAAAATTCAATCTCATAATCAGGAATCACAGAATGACACATGTAACCTTGTGATTCCAGGTACATACAAGCCACATTAATTATACTATCAGTATCCCATTCTCCAGAAAATTCTTCTTTGTATTTTTCAATTTCCTTTTTCATTCTTTCAATAATTCCATTTGTAAGTTCTATTCTGCCTTCTACCTGAATATATACTTCTATATTTGTTCCGTTTCCATCAATATCAACATCTGTAAATTTAATAATCTGCATCATAACAGTTTCCTCCATTTTTTATTATGATTGTTTTTATCATCAACTTAATCGCTTATTCCGTCTGAAAATTCAAAGTCAATATACCAAGTTTTTGCTTCCCCATCAGGTTCACCGGTTGTAAAATCAAATCCCAATATATCAAACACATCAACAAATTTTTGCCATGTTTCCTGATCGTAGAATAATAACATTGGGTAATCAACTTCTATATCTCTTGAAAGACAACCTTGACCTGATTCATTTACTTTATTGATGAAATCAAGTAAATTATCTTGAATTTTGTCTGCTAAAATGCAGAGTTCCAATTTGTTATCCATTCTCCATTTCCTCCACATATTCTTCCGATTATTTTTTAAATAAATTCTATTGTACAATTTGATATAAAGAAGCTTCTTCATCAGACAATTTATAAACACCGTCCTTATCTGCATATGGCGATTGTTTAGTTTCACATTCAGCTTCTTCATTTAAAAGGTCTATGGAACAATTCTCAACGCCACAGTTAACTAAATCTATCGCTTCGTTAATATCTTTTACAGAATCAACTGGAACTAACACTGTTTTTTGAAATGTCATAGATGTTGTAATAGCATAATATTTTTTCTTTTCCATAACGATTCCTCACTTTATTCCATTAAAATCTTGTTTTTATTCGCATAATTTCACTTTACTTTTTCTTACTAGACAACAAACATTTCCTTCTCCATCTATCGAATCAAGCATGAGAAGAATTTTCTTTGCATTTTTGTTTGGTGTTTCCATTACCGTAGCATCGGTATCAACACTTACATGATAATCTTCAATCCAAAGTTCATCTGAATAACCAGATACATGAACTCTATCTCCTGTTTTAAACATTTAATTTTTCCTTTTTACATTGTGTATTTATTGCCGTTTTATAGTTTTTAAATCTTCTAAAGCATTATTGATAGATTCAATATAAGCATTATTGATTCCATCTTTATTATTCTTTTCTGCGTCTATTTTGCTATTAATTAAAACAGATACAATAGTTTCATAAGTCTTTTCTGTCATTGTGAATCCCTCCGTTTCTTCATTAGAATCGTCACTTCAATCATAAATCTACATTAAATAAGTTGCATACTTTATCATCGATCATTTCGTTCCTGGTTGACTTATCATCAAATAATCCCTTACATCCTTCACGCAGTTTTGCAATGTTTTCTTCCGTTGGTTCAATGCATCTGTACTGAAGAGCGTTTACCAGGTCTTCATCTGTCCAGATTTCTTTGTACCAGATATCTTCATGATTAATATCTTTCATGATGTGCATAAAATCCTGTAAGAATTTCAGTCCGGACAGAAACGCGTCATGTTCAGTATCGCAAGCAAATGCATTAATAAATGCCTCTACAAATAAGAAGTCGTTTTCGTTGCCGTGGAAATGTTCAACGATTTTTCTTTTTAACACATTAGATTTATCTTCCCACGGAGATTTATCTGTCTGCATATTTTTGCAGTAAAATTCGAAAATTGCATCAAGAAATAATTCTTTATTTTTATTAATCATGATTTACACGCTCCTATTCTTATTCTGCTATAACATATCTGTCATGAAACTGTTTAATATTGATTCCGTTAAATTCCATAATTGATGTAACAGTATTTATATCTTTGATGATATGATTTGGAACTAAGTGACCGAATTTTTCAATAATCTGCCGTTCTGTGTAAAGTTTTAAAACCATTGGTAATTACCTCCATTTCTATAATATCCATGGTTATTACTCCTTTTTATTAAAATGTTCAAGTATGCATCTGCGGCATGATTTATCTTCAAAATCATTTAATGCATATGGCGGACATGGTTTATTAATTTTATATAATGAAAATGGACATGCCGGTGTCCCGTTTAATATATTGATTGTTTCTTGATGTGTTAATGGACGGGTTAAATCTATTTTGTATAAACTCATGATTATTTCCTAAATTCTTTATAATCTAATTCCGTTGCAAACAGGATCCATCCATATTCTGTTAAGCCCATGTATCCATGGGCCGTGTAATATCCTTTGTACATATGCTTACCTCCTTAAATCTCAATGTAATATGCATGATCTGAAAGCCTTTCGTTTTCGCTTACTTTTTGAGCGTTCACTTCTTTTACAATTGTATTGTATTCTTCCATATCATCTTCTGATGGTTTAACAAAAACAGAACGGAGAAGAACTTCATGTACAGATGATGGAAGTAAAACAAATTTATTTGTGTGCTCCCTTGCATAGATATCCCGCATAAGCTTTGCATTGATAATAGAAGAAGCTCCATATAATTTTGCATTATTTGTAACAACTGAAAATTCTCCCAGAAAATTAAATTCGTCGGATTCTTTGATTGTATTTTTAAATGCTGTATCCCACAGGATATCTGTATTAATACCGTATCCTCCATTTGGAATTATGATGCAAGATTCAACGCATTTGATGTACATATACTGCACAATATCATCGATTCCGTATGGAGCCGGTTTAGTTTCTAATAGAGATGCTTTGCTTTTTGGCATTAAACCAATATAAATGTTTTCGAGTACCTCATTCATGTTTTTTAATACGTTGATTGCTTCGTTTGTTTTTAACATAGTTTTCTCTCCTTTTAATATTATTCATTATAGTTTATAGATGTAATATGTTATGCACACCAATTTTTAATCTTATCGAACAAATCTATTATTTTTGATTTATTATTTATCTCTCTTCTTTTACGTTCCTGCTCACGCCAGTCTGACCTTATATCATCCAGTTTTGTATGAATATATTCTGTTTTACGTAGAATGATAACTTCTGCACCGTTGTGAGCTGTTACTATTTCAATGTTGCATTTCTGCATTATAAATCACCTCTTTCTTTAAAAGATGTATATTCAGTTTCATTTCTTCCAACAATAATATAATCTGCCATAGGAAGATTTAACATTAGACCGGATTGACATAAATGATTGAATACATTTTTATCATTATTACTAGGAATTGTGTTCCCAGATGGATGATTGTGTACACAGATAAATTGTGCTGCTCCGCATAAAAGAAGCCTGATAAAAATTTCTCTTGGAGAACAGATTGATGCATTGATGCATCCGTGAGAAACTTCAAATAACCCAATGATGTCTCCTGGTGTATTTAAAGCAATTACATATACATATTCTTCTGGAGCATATCTAAGTTTGAGGTTGTTGATGCAGAACTTTACTACATCTTTAGGGTTTTTACAACAAAAATTTGTGTTATATTTTTTTTCTCTTACGAGAACTAGATTCGAATTTCTAGTTTCCATTCTGTATTTAGGGATCAATGAAGTTCACCTGCCTTTATCATTTTTTCTCTTACAGAGTTTACATATTTTCTTGCATCCTGGAGAAGCATTCCTTCGTCTCTATGTGCATTATAATAGAATCTAATAGCTGCAACATATTGATAATTTTTTAAAAAGTCTTCAATAGTAGGCGAAGAACTCTCAAACAGGATTCCTTCCGTATGATCGTTGATATATGCATACAGTTGTTCATCTGTGTCAAGATGCATGTTGTGTACGATCAAAGCTGCCATCTTAATATTATATTCGTTTACAATAGTTCCTTCTTTTGTTACAAAGTATTTTTCTGGTTTCATTGTGTTTTCCTCCGTTTCTTATGCTCTAATAGCATAACCAAACACTTATTTTATTGGAGGCGGCAGCCCTAGATTTCATGCTGCCTTTTAAATGAGTAATAGAAAATAAATGTTTGATTATACTATCAGATATACTGTGCCACGTTCCCTTCTGAAAAAACGTACCTTCGACTTGAGGTTATACCGTTCAATTGGATTGTGGCACAGCGTTGTTACTATTTAATATTATTTATCATGCTTCATATTTAATTGTAAACGTGACCGATTTCTACCCATCCTTTTTCAAGAAGCCATTTGTTAAGATCTGTTGCGTGCTTACTGACAGTAAACTTCTTAAACGGGAACGGGTTTTCAGAGCCGTTAATTGTAATTTCCGGATGACATCCTGGAATATCTTTGTAGGTAATGTACAGCATTAGCGGTTTATTTCCTCCGCAGATTTTACATGTTTCACCTGGTTTCTGATAAATATAAGTTATAGTCATAATATTAATTTCCTTTCTATTTTTGTGAACATTTGTTCGGAACATTTGTTTGTATTAATATATCACAAACATATATATTTTGCAATAGTTTCTTTGTTTTTAATATTATTTATTATAGTCAGAAATTTGAAGCATTTTCTTCTTTTTTTGACTTTGCTTTTGCCTTTTTCACTGCTCTCTGTGTTGCAATACCTCCAGTCAGACCTCCGCCTGTATACATAGGAGCGAATCCCATTCTTTTGGAAACTTCTTCTTCAAGAAGGATATCTACACGCTCTTTCTCTTTTCTTGCCGGATATTTTTCATATGCTCTTGCAAGGAATTCTTCCGGTTCCATTGGACCGAAATATCTAATCATTGCCATTTTTGCGAAATCACTGTTTTCATGTAAATTCAGAATTGTACCGATCGTTTTGATAATTAAAGATTTATAACCACCTACTGCATTCCTCCAATTTACTGCTTCAATAACATCAAGTACAGAATTAAGAAGTTCTTTTCCGTTTGTAAGACCTGCAATATGCAATGCGGCCGTATATCCAGACAGCACTTTCCAGTCTGCATACTTTGCTTTTTCTTCATCAGGCATGTTGCGGTAATATCTAGGATCGACAAAAAGTTTACGATCCTGAATACATTCTTCAAGCACAACATATTTACGGATACCACGCTTAACGTTTGCTTTGTGTTTCTGGCCGACTGTAAGGTTTTCACATGGTCCCTGCTTGCTGAATAATTCAGCTTCCTGTACACTTCTTTCTGTTGGGACATTTGAAAGTCCATTTGCAATCTTGCAAAGTACAGATGTTCTTCCGTTGATTTTCAAAGCTTCAATTCGATGGTAGCAGTCAATTCCGTAGAACAATCCTTCTTCCGGATGTTCTGATACAAGCGGAAGATCCATCAGGTTATCATCCCAGTTCCTAGCAAGCTCGTTGATTTTTGCCTTGTCAGCTGACTTGTTGCGCTGGTATGAATCATCAAATACAATCAAGTCAAATGGGAGTACACAATATGTAATTCCGTCAATGACGAATTTGTTTTTGATTGTTTCGTTGTATAATGTGCTAGGTGTTTTCTCTCCTGCTGCTGGTAAAGATAAAGCTTTTACTCTGTTGTCTTTTCTTGTTTCGATATATTCAATTTTATTATTTTTCATGATAATCAACCTCTCTTATAATTATTTATACTTATTTGTTTGCACTGTTGTATGGTTCCATCTACTTACATCTCCATTATAACATCATAAGCTTTTCTCCATGCTTTGTTATATAGAATAAATGCGTCATCAGAAGATTTTGCTTCCTTTTTAGTGTCATAAATAATCTGATTAATAATTACATTTGGAACTTTGAAGTCCCTTAAAAGCGCGCGGATTTCTTTCGTCCAATTGTGTACCTGTTGTTTCGGTTCTGGTTCTTTTAACATGTTTCTCACTCCTTTGCTTCTTGCTGTATTCAATTGTGTTTTGATTGAATTATACAATCAATATATATCTACAATGACGTCATCCGTTGGATCAGATGTGCCACGAGAATCAAATGTAACAATTACTTTCTTTTCGGAACCATCAGAAATATCATGGTCTACTTCATAAATGTTGCCGTCGTTTGTGTAGATCCTGTTTCCGTAGGCAGATGCTATTGTTGTGGTATATCCATTTTCTGTGTTGCTGTCTATCTTTCCTACAATACCTACTGCAATAAAAAAGGCAGCTCCGAACAGAGTTGCCTTTGCATATAATCTTATTCTGTTTTTGCGCTTCATTCTAAATCACCCCGTTTATTATGCAATAATAGAAATGTATTTCCAAATATTACAGTATTGATCGAGTTGCATCACATTTGCATGATTAATTATTTCTATTATTCTATTTGTCAGAATACCTAAAGTATTTTTTATGTCATTGAGGATTGCCTTGTAAATTCTGTTTGGCAATTCGTAAAATTGCATTGACTGCAATTCTTGCATGGTAAAATATTTATTTGCCATAAGTATCACTTCCTTAATCAGATATTATTCTTTCAAAATGTTTTATTCCACCTGCATAATGAGCTAAAATAACTTCATCATCATAAACGATAGATGTGCCTTTAGAATTCATAATACAAGAAGCAATATCTTCTTCTTCCCAACAGTCTGTTTCCGGTGCATAAAAAGAAAATTCGTTTCCGTTCGCGCATGTAATAAATATAAGATCATGATCTGGAATAGCTCCATATTCAATATGTGTTACAATCCCGGTTAGAGGATAGATTTTATCATAATCTAATTGGTCCAAATAATATCCGGTTCCGTCCGTAAATGCTATGAGCGAACATGAATCTGTGAATTCCATTGATTCTGTTTCAATTTCGCAAGCATGTACCTGTCCACATGCACATACCGATGTTGTAAGTAATATTGCTGTTAATGTTGCGATAAGTTTACGTTTCATAATTATGTCCTCCTGCTTTATTCGTTATTCTGCGTAGATATATCCTTTTTCTCCTTTGTATTCAACAATAAGGATCCGTTCGTTTCCGTTTTCGTCTGTTTCAATATCGTATACTTCTGTACGTTTATGTATACCGTCTGCTTCATAATCTACACATGAAAGCGCAACTTTGTTTTCTGTTCTGGAAGAAACTGTGTAGAACATAGTCCCGCCGGTAAACCATGATTCCCAGAAATACTTCTGGTTTACCTTGAATGTTTTTGGCATGATTATTCCTCGCTTTCCATTTTCTTTAAGATATTTAACAGTGTTTCAAGTTCTTCGCCTGTGAGCGTAATTCCCTTTGTGCATTTTTCTCCGTTCTCATCTTCTTTCCAGGAACGTAAATCATACTTAGGTTCGTTACCGTTCCATGAGATATAACGGAGTTTTGTTTCCCATCCTCTTCCGTTGGATGATATAGTCCCGCATTCTTCAAGTACTTCATAAGTTGGTTCTGTTGCAGGTTTGTTTGTGTTAGTTGATTTTTTGAATGCCATAGTTGTGGTTCCTTTCTGTGATTTTTTATTTGTGTTTGCTTTGTTATTTGCTTTTGTATCTATTAAAGACACTATAAAACGCACCAGTGTATTATACTGATGCGTTCGCTTACTGCCTTTAATGGGGTACCCCGTTTTGAAAAATTCCGTTACTGAAAATTTCGATATTTTATTGGCGGTCAGTAAAGGAAATTCATAGGAATTTATATCATACGCTCTCTGACGTCCTGTCGAATCATATTAGCAATTGCAGAATCTTTGTATCTTAAAGGATCCTTCCAAAATCCCAGCCAGTATTCTTTGATATATTCAATATCTTTACTAGATAACCACATATCTAAAATTGTCTCAACAATACTCTGTCTAGTAAGATGAGGAAATTGATCCGGATACGGGATGTAATTTGGTGACTGGTTTGAAGTATTGTCTTCAGAATTATATTTAATGTATTTATTATCATTATTATTTTGCGTAGATACTGTTAAATAGAATGTGATACCGCCATTACTATTATTAAAAAACTTTAAAGAACAAATCGTTGAAAAGTTTTCTTCCATATAAGAAGCAAATTTATTCAGTTCGCAAAGCGAGTACTTGCCGGATTCAGAAATATCTCTGCATACTCTTTCTAACATATCGTTATCCATAATGTTACGTCTGTATGCAGATATAAATGAGTATAAATCTGGATTAAGAGGTTTGTTGTTAAAGATACGGTTACGGATGTAACGTCTGGAGCCGTCGGAACAAGTAATATCTTTGAAATACCACTGTCTCTCTTTTTCGTGATCATAATTAGAAATTCTGTATGTAATCTCTGTAATATTCCCATGTTTATCAGTTTCAACCTGTTCAACAATATAGAATTCGTCAGGAAGAAATGGTAGAATTGCATCTATAGTCATATCTCCTGCATAGCGATATTTCTCTATAAACACTACTTCCATACAACGTTTTCCGAACATACCGTTAAATACAGATGCACGAGAAGACCATCGATATCCAGGCTCATTCCCATGATGTGCATTCTTAGCAATACATCCATATGTAACATACCCGTCCGGTGTTTCTCCGTAAACATATTTTTGCTCTTCGTCTTCGAGAAGTACAGTTTCATCTGTAGTAGGAAGTTCGTCTACTGTGAGTTCAAGTTTGTAAAGGTGATTTCCGTCAAGTCTGATATTTGTGTTTAAGATTTTCATATTTGTGTTCTCCTTGGGTTTTTATGATTTCATGATTAATTCAAATTCGCACAGGCTGATTGCATTTTTGAGGTACATATCAAGAGCGTTTTCTTTTAAATATGAAGTGTTGGCGTAAGCATATCCAAACTCTATGCAGAATTTCAGCTCTTTGAGTTCTCTGCGGAAATAATGAATATCGTTAGAAAGATTTGGATTGTTAAATATAACATCAGCAACACAATGTGCAATATCCAAATCCTGCGGAGTGTACTTTTCTGTAAATACATGAAATATATTTACGTATACCCATTGAGCCGCTATTTCTTTAGGAAAAGAAAATGTGAGAGTCTGAAAAAGTGTATGAGCGGAAAGTCCATCGTAATTACGGGAGATGAAAATGTTGAATTGTTTGATAATTGTATTGTTTTTCATGGTGGTTCTCCTTGTGTTTATATTTGATTGAATTGGTTTGATTATTGGGTGAATCGTAAAAATGAACAAAATACGGACTTGTGACCGTTATGCATATGCATACATACGTATAAAAAGCGCACGTATAGCATAAATTTGCTAGCATAGTTCATTAGTCAAGCCCATGTTGTTGGGCTTGACCACTCTGAATTAATCATCTTCACATTTTTGAATTATAATTTCGATGTTTTTAAATTTACTCCAAATATCTGCGAATGCCTGGGCGGACTGAGGGTTTTGAAACACTTTTTCAGTCGTTGAGACAACTGTATTTGGATCTGTGATGAGATGATTTTTTAAGGTAACCTTTGTTTTTCCTGTCATAATAAATCCTCTTTTCTCGGACTTATGTTTGTTTTATTTAGTCCGCATGTATATCACCTCATTTCTTTGTATAAAAAAAATTAAATGGTTGTTTAATAGTTATAAAGGGGAAATATATAAAAATTGCATAAAAAAAACATCTACTATTTTGTAGATGTTTTTTTTATATTTAATCATCGTATCTTACACCATTTTTTAAACGATTACCAATATCGAATCGTTGTGCCGCTATAGTCCCTTCAGCAGACATAGATGCACGTTCATATGCATAATGAGCATTTTCTGTGATTTCTTTATATCTAATATCGTCGTTAACACCGACGCTTTTGGAATAATCTCCATATGCTCTATATTTGGGTTCACGCTGTTTTACATAGTAAGACGGCAGAGCACCAGAACGGTTATATCTCAAAATATTTTCGCATTTTGTATTCCATAATTTGTTTTTTGCTACAAAATTATAGCAAAATTCAAACGTAGGATTTTGTACCATTTCATTAGTTTTTCTATTTCTAATGTATTTTTTTATGATACATTTATGGAAATTACTGTCTTTTCTTGCGTCTAATACGTTTATTGTTATCGAATCAATTCCTTGCATATTAGGACGAAACTGAGAATAATTATCTATAAAAATATAGATATTTTTTGTTAAACGTCCATATGATGCATTTTTAGGAACGCATGTATTAAAATAATGCGTAGTAAAATCAGCGGCAATTTTAAAAGGTTTATACATTTCGTTATGCATTTTTCATCCCCCTGTTTTTTGCATATTATTTAGGCAATAAAAAAGCCCCGTCTGCCGACAGGGCTTTTAAATTGGATTTATTTTGATTCTATATCTGTTTTTTCGGGTTTTTCATTTTCTGCCTGTTTTGATGCATTAAGAAGTTCATTTACTGCAAGCATAGACATATTATTGGCGGTATCGGCAGACAACTCTTTTACTTCTTTTGGTTCTTCGCATCCTAAGCAAATAAGCATCTGGTGGAAAAGATTATAAAGTAATTTTGTTGCTTTTACTCTTGTATGGACAGAACCGCCGTTTTTACCATTGCTTAGTTTGCCAGAAGCATCATAGTATGCAAGGATATTTTTTTGTGTCATTTTGTTGAAATTGATGTGATTATACAGTCCGTCAATTTCGACTTTTGGCATGTAATAGTTGCATACTTCGCGGATTTTATCATACCTTTTTTCGCGTTCCGGCTTAGGCATAGGTTTATCGGTATGAAATGTATCCGATAATGCATCGGTATATTTTACAATGTTTTCTGTCCACCGGTCATATATTCCGGCTATTGGAATAGTAGGAAATGAAACCTTGCCTTTTTTATCATATTCTTTTTTAAGTCCAGATATACCGCTGATATCATTCTTAACGCAAGAAAACATCTTTGCAAAAATATCGTTTTGAATGATATCCATGATTCCGTCCGGCAAGCATTTAGAAAATGCATTGTATTCTGCGGAAAACAATTCATGACGTTTTTTAATTTCGTCCAGTTCCTTGTCGGCTATCTCTTTTAACGTCGATTGTATTTCGTTTTCTTCCGGCATGTTTTCAAGAACGTACTGTTTTTTCGTGATATCTCCCTGTAATTGCATGTCATACAGATTAAAAGTCCAGTATTGAACGGCAAGCTGAAAATAATCGACAGAAACGACATTTCTAGGTACAATGAATTTAAGCTCTTTGAAAGACTTTACTTCATCCTTTTCTACCATTTTGCCTGTTTTGATTGTGATATAATTAATTGTTGTTGTTGTCATAATAACAACCCCCTTGTATGATATTAGTCATACCGTTTCGGTACGCCCGTATAACACCGAATCATGCCGGAATCATACGGCTATACCGAAAAAACAATTAATACAGAATCAAATTAGTGTGGGCTATTTTGCGCACGAAATCCAATATTCCGAATAAATATAGGTAATCGCAAGGATTACATACACGCCGCAAGGGCGTGGTAGATATTCATTCTTTGTTGTCAAGGATGCAGACGCCGGAAGCCTAAGCCGGACGTCCAAAGAGGGACATTTCGGGGGCAAGCCCTAGTCCCTTTGACAGGGGACACCGTTCATGCATGTGGGCTTCCAATCCCACCAGCTAAAGGAAGCGATAGAACGTCTTTCCTTTAGCTTGTAATCAGTATACTATACAGACTATGGAAAAGTTGAAAAACGAGATTAAATGATACAAAAAGTTCATTCTATATATTGTGGTTTAATTGTGTTTTATGGCTGTATCGACACTATATATTGTGGTATTTTATGGTTAGATATGTCTAATCGTACGTTAATATGTATTATAGGACGTTAGTGGGGGCTAACAAAAACCAAACGGGTGTTCTGTTTTTCCGTGATTCTGCAAAGCCGTTCTATACACACACTAACTTGAAAAAATAGATCATATTTATATTAACTTCCTTCCATAACAATCCTAAATCGCTTAAATCGTTATAACAATCTTTAATCGTCCTCCTCATCCTTAATCGATTTTTATAATCCCAACCTCTATTTCCATATCAACACTCTTCAATTATTCATTCTCGATATTTAATTCGGAAGTTTACATAAGTGTCAATCAATTTCAGACTGCTTATCGCCACAATTTTTGTAATTTTTGCTTGACAAATACCATTAGCATTGCTATAATTCTTTCCATAACAAGCAATATTAAAAACGCAAAATGCATAAAGAATACAATTTAATACGTTTTAATAATTCTGCACTAAAACACAAGCAAAATAAACTAAAAAGGAACGGAGGCGGGGCTATATAGAACCGTTACAGACTTTACCACCCTTTATATCAGACCAAACCAAAAATACGCAAAAAATAAAATGTGTATTCCTAGATATAGATGGGGTTTTGAACTCAGACTATTATTTTGCACATGAATACGGTGCTGGGGATCACATTATTCCGGCATCTCTACAACCAAACACTTCTACATCTTATACAGAGATAGATCCGGTGCGAACAAAACGTTTACGCACTATTATAGAAGAAACAGGTGCAAAAATAGTTCTATGTTCATCATGGAGATCATTATCAGATATTCCAGAACATCCACAATGGAAATATCTTCTCTCCTCTCTTGCAGAAGAAAACCTTCATATATATGATCAAACGCCTGAAACTTTAAAAGGCCGACCATATGATATACGTGTATATCTTGATCAACATCGTGAAATTTCAAATTATGTAATTCTTGATGATGATTACAGATACACTGCATATAGGAAATTAGGTATAAATAATTTGATCCATACATCTTACTGGAATCGCCCTGGTGGATTACAGGATGATAATGTAAAAGAAGCAATATATTTATTAAATAATAATCTATAATGAGCAATATTAAAAAAGCGAGGTAATAACAAATGTCATGTAGTACATGCAATTATAAAAATTATGAAAATGTAAACAACAAGCTAGAACAATCTCTTGGTATGGGAAATCTTTTAATCCGATGTGATGTATCCGGTAATAATTACCGTTTGGCAGTAAAAGATGATCCTAAGAGCGAATTTGTTCTATATAGATGTCCCACATGTGGACGTAAATTATTTTAAACTATAATGAGTAATATTAAAAATGTAGAAAGCAAGGAGAATTAAATATGAAGAAAAGAAACACAAATAATAAGAAAGAATCTACAAACACAACTACAAATACTAATACAAATAACACTACCACATCAACTCCATCAATCTTCACCAATCCTGAGTTCGGATCAGTAAGAGTCCTCACCATAGATAATGAACCTTGGTTTGTTGGGAAAGATGTAGCAGAAGCGTTAGGATTTAAGAATACAAAAGACGCTATTACTAATCATGTTGAAGAATGTGACAAAATTATGGGGTCGCCAAACGCTACCCCATCTATTACAGACAGCATTGGAAGAAAACAATTTCCTACATGGATCAACGAATCTGGTCTTTACTCACTGATCTTCAGCAGCAAACTCCCCTCCGCCAAGAAGTTCAAACACTGGGTAACTGCAGAAGTACTTCCTACGATCCGTAAGACAGGCGGCTATGTACATAATGAAGATGTATTTATCAATACTTATCTTCCTTTTGCAGATGAATCTACGAAAATCTTATTTAGAACTACATTACATACAATCCAGGAGCAGAATACATTGATCCGGACACAGCAGGATACGATTACTAAACAGAAATCAGATTTGGATTATAAACAGGATATCATTCAAAAATTCACAGATGAAATCTCTGTAGCTGATCAGAGAATGATTCTAAATAGAGTAATGCGTCATAACGGCGGTAAATTCGAAAACAGATGGGGTGTTCTGTACAGGGAGTTTGAAAATAAGTTTCATATTAATCTTACTTTAAGATTTGAAAGCTATAACCGTAATCATAGTCCAAAACTTAAAAACAAACTTGATTATGTAGATAAAGTACTTGGAATGATCCCAGAACTATATGAATTAGCAGTCAAGCTATTTGAATCTGATGTAAAAGAGCTTATTAAAGAAATGTACGAAGCAAGGAGATAAAAATGTGTAAAGAGTTAAGAGTGATTATTGCCGGAGGAAGAGATTTTAAAGATTATGATTTACTTAGTACAACTGTATACGATCTCATTTCTCCTCCGCATGTCCCAATACATGAAAAAACAAAAATTATAAGTGGAACAGCCAAAGGTGCAGATAGATTAGGAGAGCAATTTGCTGCTTTATATAATATTCCAATAAAACGCTTCCCAGCTAACTGGACGGCATACGGAAAACGTGCAGGAGCTATTAGAAATGCAGATATGGCAAAATATGATTCTGAAGATGATTGTTACGGTATGCTGATTGCTTTCTGGGATGGAAAATCTAAAGGGACTAAAAATATGATTGATATTGCAGAAAGATACGGATTAGATGTGCATATTATCAGATATTAAAAATAAAGTAGAAAACATTACAATATGACAGAAATTGAATTAAATTTTTATGAACGATTAGATAATGAGATATATGATCGTTGTCGTGAAATTTGTGAAGAGTTAGATTTGCTGTATAGATCGTATTTAGAATACGAATTAGATAGTGGTAGATTAATTATCAGTATCATTGATAATGAAGGAGATTGCGTTGATAACATAACTATTCCTTATGATAAATTCTGCGATACAAACTATTTAAATGAAGCAAGAATTATTCGAAATGAACAGATTAGAATAATTGAACTGGCAAAAAAAAAAAAAGAAGCTGCAGAAGCAAAGAAAAAAGAAGGACAAACAAAACGAAGAAAGCTATATGAAGAACTTAAGAAAGAATTTGAAGGAGAATTATAATGGCTATTTTAGATGAAAACAATAAATATGGAATTGAACATAAATATGTAAAATTGCTACGCACATGTACACATCAATGTGAGCATGAAGATGCTGATTCTATTATATGTGATTTGTTAGAAGAATTGGATTTATGTGAAATTGCAGATGCGTATAGAGATGTTCCTAAGTGGTTTTCTTAATTGATTTATCTGAACATATTGGTATTAAAATTATATATTTTAAGGAGAATAAAATGAGTAAAAAAATTAAATTAGAAGCAATTGAGCATATTCCGGAATATACAGGAATCTTAGATGACGAAATTGCTATTACTGTTCATAAATGGAATGGTCACGCATATGCTGATAAAGTTGGACGGATTTATAACGAATCAGGAAAAGTAAAATCTTTCTTTAAAGCTGATTGCGATAACGGAAATACAGATATTTTTGATCGTCTTCGTAATGATATGCATCTTATTACAAAAGAACATAATGTAATAGACATTGATACTTATAAATCATATTACGTAACTGATTATTACATTCCGTATAGAGTAAAAGGGCACTGCTCTTCTATTCCTACTGTAATTAATACATATGTTGATAAATGTACGAATGTTAATTATGAAATAGAATATGAAATTATTTTTGTTGCAGATGATGATTATATCAGATATTTCACAGCTGAATATAGAACATACGGAGGATACGCCGTATCATTTTATGAAGAATTAAAAAACATTGAAGAGATGTTTGAAGAATGGATGGATGAAGAATCTCATGGATTCTATAGAGATGAATATAATGAATTGTGCTTAGATTTTTACGATAGTACTGGTTCAAAGATTGATGTTGCGATTAATTCTATTGATGAACTTTTGAGTATGATCACATCAGTTAGAGTTATAAAACTTGACAGGAAAATTATAGAAAGAACGAATAATTAAGGAGATAAAACTATGTATTCAGAAAAAGAAATTTATGACGCCATTAAATTATTAAAAGATTTTTGTAATGAAAATAAAAATGGATGTTCAAATTGTATGTTAAGAAATGAATCGAATACGTGCGGAATTCTTTATGATAATAATGACGATTGCAGGGAAGCATTAACAGACGTTTTATTAAAAAATTATGAAAAACCTAGATTAATTCTTGGGTAAGGAGCAAGAAAAAGATGAAATTATATTTTAGACATTCGGATAGAAGAACTACTCTTCTATCCGAACCTGAGACAATTGATGAAGCTTTTGTAGCAATAAATAAATTCCTAAAGGACCATAATTTCAAGAGTTATTACAAACGTGTTTGCGGTACTGATGATGACAGTATTTGGATTGACGTTGGAAGTCATTCTGAGTTTTTTATTATAAAAGGTATAACTTTTGAAGACTATATGAAAATGAATAATGAAAGAAATAAAGAGGATTAAATATAAATGAGATTATTACCAGATATAATGGTGGAAAGTGTTGTTTTAAGTATGCAGCCACCGTATACAATAAATGGAAAATTAATAAAAAAGTGTTCTAGAACTGTAATGTGCTGTTTTAACTTTATGAATAATAATACAAGTGAAAAAAAAGTATTAAAAATTACAAACATTGATAGTGAAAATTTTGTTATAAAAGAAGAGCTATTGATAGATAAATTTAATAGATCCTTAAATTCTTATATTTTTCAATACAATAATTTGTACGAAGATTATAACGGGTCTGTAAAAGAAATACCATATAGCAATTACGATGAATATATATCAAAAATTAAAGAACAATGTGATAATTGTGAAAGATATAATTGTGATAATATACATTTTGATGCACGTATATTATTAAATCAAAATAGAATAACTATCGCAGACTATGAAAGTATTACAAATCAATCATATTATTGTAGTAGTTCAACACGCACGGAATTTATAAACGCAAGGAATATTGACTTCACACGTGAGATTACATTTGAAAGTAAACCACAAAAAAAATACATTCATCAATTTAATTATACTCCAGTATATATTCCTCACTATATGCCATATGAGAGTGAAAATACCGCTCTTCTACTTGGTGCCGAAATTGAAATTGCCGGGAATAAACATGAGAAAAATCGAGAAGAAGTTGTAAAAAAATGTATTCAGATTATGAACGGATCTGATTCTGATGAAGAAGATTTAATCTATAGTACGCATGATGGTACTGTTCAAATAGAATTAGATACAATGCCTTGTAGTTTAGAATTTCATAAAAATAAAATGAATTACAAAGAGATGTTTAGGTATCTTGATAGTCTTGGATATAAAGGACACGATTGCGACTGTGCCGGATTACATATCCATGCAAACAGAAGCTATCTTGGAAAGACTACTCTTCTGCAGCAATTAACAATTTCTAAGATACTATATATTATCGAGAAATTTAATGATCAAATTTGTGTTATTGCAAGAAGAAATAATGACTATAGTCAATTTGTAGGCAAAGGTAAGTTAGAGGACTCAGTAGTTGAATTATACGGACGTTATAAAAGTATAGGTAAAAGAGTTGCATTAAATCTTGCTCATAGAGATACGATTGAATTTCGTATGTTTAAAAGTACATTAAAACCAGAAACACTTCTTCTTACTTTTGAATTTGTAAAAGACATTATTGATTTTGCTAAATCTATTAATATTGAAAAAATCGAATGTATTCAATGGGAAGATATAATGAGTACATTTTCTATTGAGTTACGTAAATATTACAATACGAGATTAAATAAGAAAAACAAAAAAGAAAACGATCAAAAAGTTGATGATGAAATTCAAAAGATAAAAGACAATATTTCTTATTTAAAAAAGAAGTTAAATCATTGTTCAAATTTTATGGAAAAGAAGCGCCTGCAGTCTGAGTTAAATGATGCTCAAAAAGAGTTGGCTAAGTATAAAAGGAAAAAGAAGAATAAAGAAGATAATGAAAATGCGTCTATGTCTAGACGGGATATTCAAAGATTAGAAGAATTGTCAAATTTCTATAGTCGTACTTTACCTGATTATGTAGGTTTTGACTTAGGTAGAGGTCTTGATAATGCTGGGACTAGAGAAAGAACTGTGACTGCTACTGAAATTGAATCAATTTCTGCTGTTAGCGCAGGAAATGCTACACATGATACTTTAAGCAGACTGTCGGAAAGATTGCAAAATAGACAAAATTATTCTTCAACATGTACGGCTAATTATAGTTCAACATTTGATGGATCATCTGACGTATCATTATTAGTTGAACGTGTATGTGCTCCTTATACTTCAGTCGGCACTTTCTAAAATATTATATAAAGGTGATAAATTAATTGTTAACAAGTGTACTAAATAACAAAATTATTAATTGTATAGATGGAATATACAGCAAGGACCAATTAAAGTCGTGGTCCAAAAAAGGGATATTAAAATGTCCTGTATGTGGGAAATCATATGAATACTGTCATGGTCAAATCAAAATGCCGTATTTTAGACATAAAGACAAAAATATGTGCGAAGCTAAATATATAGAATCAGAAACGCAAGAACATTTAAAAGGAAAACAAGATTTGTTTCATTGGATAAAAAATATGCCAGGAACATATGATGTTGTTCTTGAAGGATGGATACCAGGAACGAAACAGCGTCCTGACATTATGTTTAAATATGATTCCGAACAATACGTAATTGAATATCAATGTACTCCTATAGCATCTGAGTATTTTGAAAGACATGATCTTTATAATGCAGCTGGAATAAAAGATATATGGATACTTGGAGCAAAGAATTATTTTCAAGAATATTATTCAGGAAACAAAGAAGGAAATATAAAGAGATTTAATACGATAGAGAAGATTGAAAACTTATTATATTATGATTGTAATTTAGAAATGCTCATGACCATTAATCATAAATGGTCAATCAATAAAATTAAAAATAAAAAATTTATGTATTATAAAAAACATAGATATGATAAAAACAAGAATAATATGATGAGAATTAAAAGTGAAAATGTGGATTTTCGATATTACTCGTACAGTACTAAAAACGGATGGTCTGGTTATTATGAATATATTGGAAATTATAGCACTGCATGTTGTAAGAGATTAGAAGATATAGATTCATTAGATTATCTATTTAATACTGATTTATGGATTAAAAAATAACGGAGGTATATATGCTAGATAGACAAATTAGTTTATTCAAGGTTGACACTAGCGCGTTTTTAACAAAGGAAGAAAAAAATGAAAGAAAACGATTAATAAGATTAAAAAAAATACACAAAAAAATATATGATACGAAATTACATTATAAAGAAAGCATTACTAAAACTGTTTCAAAATTAAAACGTGAAAAAAAAGATGGATGTATATTAAGTAAATATGAAGAATATTTTTTGTGGTTTGATAAAGAAATAAAATCAGAAGAAGAAAGATGGAAAAAATATATCTCTGATAACTCGAAAAATATACTTGAATATAACAAAACACATAAAGATAAAATAATAAGGTGTTTGGACGAAAGATATCTTTCTTATGTTGACCAAGAAGACGGCGATAGAAAAATAAATATTTCAAATGTTATTGCAATGTTTGAATCCACATTAAGCAGAAGCTTTGATATAAAAACAAATGAGCTTACATACGGTATTTTTGTCCTTGAAATATTTTACTATGATATAGCTGAAAATCTAATTTTAGACGGATTTAATTATAACAATAAGCATTACGTATACTTCTCCTCTTCTGCAGGACAAATAAGAACAAAAAAAGCTGTATTTGTAGAGGAAGAAAAATATGAGAGTTGTAAATTAAAACTTATGTGTGGTCTTACTGTAGATAAAATAAATGAAAAAGGCGGAATGAATATTAACAAATTCCTGGCTTATCTTGCTCTTGCAAACTCTGCTACTGATTTATGGGAAGATGTTCTTGGAGTTCCATTTGATATAGATAGAAGTATTGTAGTAGATGATTTTGAGACAATGGTAAATTGTAAGGTTGATAATATTGATTATAAATCTTATGAAATAACTCCTGATGTAGTCATGGATATACCGATTACACATACAGATGGATCCGGTATGATTCTTCCATCGTTAAGTAAAAAGAACTTCATGGTGCGTATGCCGTTTATTAAAGGATTATTAGGAAGTTTTGATTATAAAAAGTTTATAAAAACATATAACTGCTCGTCAAAAATTCGGGATATATGGGGAAAAGAATACGATATTTTTGATGATGATATTCAAGTTATATTCACTAAATCTCAGTTAAAAATGTACAAGTATTATGACAGCTGGGATGAATATAAGTATTATTTTAAGAAATATAATTGCGAAGCAGGTATATGCAATATAGAAGAAGATTCTATTTCAAATGCAAAAATCAACTATCAAATGCTTCAAACATTATATGATGCAACTGATAAAGAAATTTCAGATATGTGTAAATTTGCAAATAAGAAAATAGAAACTATAAGTGATAGTTTGGAAAATGCTCTTGATTTTTTTGGTGTTGATTTAGACGATGATGACGAAAGTAAAAAAGATTGGTTCCAGAAATCATTAAAAATATATCCAGAGCTATTAAACGATCCGGCAAGCAAAGCAGATCTTAGGGATTTAAAAAATAGCATGATAAAAAAATACAGAAGTGCGAAGTTAGACGTTACTGGCAAATTTACTTTTGTTGTACCTGATCTATATGCATTTTGTGAGCGTTTATTTATGGGAGTAGAATCTCCAATAGGACTTCTTGCAAATGGTGAAGTATTTTGTAGGTTATATAAGAATAAAGAAAAACTTGATTGTCTGAGATCCCCTCATTTATATATTGAACATGCGGTTAGAAAAAATGTTTGTAATAAGAAGTTTAGGTGCACAAGATTAGATGAATGGTTTACAACAGATGCTATATATACAAGTGTTCATGATCCTATAAGTAGAATATTACAGTTTGATGTAGATGGAGACAGGCTGCTTGTTTTAGCACAAGAAAAGCTTATTAACATTGCTGAGAGATGTATGCAAGGTGTTAATCCTTTGTATTATGAGATGAAAAAGGCAAATGCAGAGATGATTACCTGTGAAAACATCTTCAAAGGTCTTAAATTAGCATTTACTGGAGGTCGTATTGGTGGTATTAGTAACGATATTACAAAGATATGGAACAGTGGTAACATTACGCAGGAATCATTAAATGCAGTAAGATGGTTATGCATGGAAACTAATTTTACTATAGATTATGCAAAAACGTTATTTAAACCTACTAGACCTCAACACGTAGATCAGATTCTGAAAAGATATAGTAATCAGAAGGTCCCGTATTTCTTTTATTACGCAAAAGATAAATCGTTAGAACAGGTTGAACCTATAAACGATAGTACTATTAATAAAATAGTAAACGAAATAAAAGATAATAAGAAACAGTTTAAAAACATAAAAAGACTTGATAAAGTTGATTATAAATTGTTCTTAAAGGATAAAAATGACTTCTATTATAATGATGAAGTAAACGCTGTGTTTGACAGATGGAATAAGAAATATGGTAACAATATAAAACTTGATGAAGACGATAATAAGGATAAGAACAATATAAATGCTGTATGTATGCAGGTAAAATCTGATCTAAATAAAATAGAACCAAACGATGATAAAGTAATTAATTCGCTTGTATCATTTTTATATAAAAAACCATCTACGAGGAAAAAGAAGCTATTATGGTACATATATGGAGAACAAATATACAATAATTTGTGTGAAAATGTTGATTATAAAAATATATGTAGAAAATGCGGAAAGAGAACGGATGAGGTTTTATATAGAGGTAAATGTAGATCTTGTAGGGGAAAAGAAGTAAATAAATTAAACGGAAAAAAATCAATGGTATGCGTAGATTGCGGATGTGTTTTTAATGTTCAATCAACAAATATGAGAAGTAAACGATGTGATAGATGCTCGGAAATACATAAGGATTATTTACATAAATTAAGGCAATCAAAATATCGTAATAAAAAAAGTGACGCTTTTCAAACATCTGAATAATGTTAAATAATGAGATAAAATAATGATAAATTGATAATTTTACATACTTTGAAATTATGCCTTTTAGGGGGACGTACTTCTCTCCTACGAATGCGCATTTAAGAGCCTGGACTGTGGGCTTTATACACAGTCAATGTGCGAAAAGCATAATAAATACAAATATATATTTGGATAAACAAGGAGTTATAACTAATATGAGAGAATATAGAATGTCAAAGGGTACAACAGAACATTACACTGATTTAGCTTCTTTAAGAGCTGCCTGGGGTAAAGAACCTGTCACAAAGAAAACAAAGGATGTTGTAAAACTTAAAAAGCAGCAAGAAGATTTTATGTCTAAACATAGGTGTAAAGCCTGCGGTGCTCCAATGACATATACAGGTGGAAATATTATGACATGTTTGGATCCTAAATGCAAAGGAATTGAAGTCAAGCATGAAGATAAAGAAGGGAATGTAACTGTTTCTTATATCACTTCTTATGATTTGCTCGATGATTTAGGAGCAGAAATTGCAAATAATATTTTCAATTAATAAATACATACGAAACATAATTATTTATAATCGATTATCATATTAAGTTGGCTAATATAAATGTTCCTTCTAATAGTAATTAATAAAGGATTATATATATAATCTCGTATTTTGTCTGTCTTTTATGTACAGGTGATATATGAGATATAGGGTATTACATTTTTAAATTTCCAATCTAATATTATAATACATGATAATAGCTCAGATATAATCTTCCTTCTACACATATTAATTAAAGAAAATAATATATTACAAACATAGATTATATAATTTCTATTATCAATATTAATATTCGGCTACAGTAAAACTTCCTTCTATTCTTGAATTTAAATAATCCGTCGGGAGTGTTATTCCCGTCTCCATATTCTAGTTTTACTAATTCCCGGAACAAAATAAATCTTACAATTGAATAATGATAAATAAAAAATAACATAAATGGATAAAAAGGAGAAATTACAATGAATAAAGTAGATTTAACAAAAGCAGTTGCAGAAAAGACAGGTTTTACTCAGAAAGACGTTAGAAAAGTTCTTGATACTATTCAGGATGTAACATTTGCAGCACTTTGCCGCAAGGAAGAAGTTAAGCTGATGGATGGCGTTACTCTTGAAGTAAAGGAAAGAGATGCTCGTGTAGCACGTAATCCAAGAACTGGTGAAAGTGTAAAAGTTGAAGCAAAGAATGCTCCAAAGTGTAAATTCGGTAAACCGATTAAAGAAGCAATTAATGCTTAAGTAGAGGATTCTATCCTCTACTTTTTATTTTTAGAAAGAGGTATAAATTATGGATATCATTGCAATGATTCAGGAAATGTATATTCCGGTTGTACTTATTGCATGTTTGCTTGTTGGATACATTGTAAAGAAATGGGTTAATGACGTAGATAATAAGTGGATTCCTACTATTGTGTTCGTACTTGGTGGAATTCTTGCATGCGTATCTAAGCAGACTATTGATTTGACTACTATTGTTGCTGGATGTGCATCTGGTCTTGCATCTACTGGTATGCATCAGATGTTTTCACAGCATATTGAAAATAAAAACTAAATATAGAGAAAAGAAGTTATATGCTACTTAAAGAAAATAGAAATGAATCTGGTATGTATGTATAAAAACATAATACCAGATACGCAAGTGTAACTCAGTTGGTAGAGTAACCGGCTTTTAACCGGTAAGTCAAGAGTTCGAACCTCTTCACTTGCATTATTAATATTATAGCGGGGTAGAGCAATGGAAGCTCGACATCCTCATAAGTTGTAGTTATGGGTTCGAATCCCATCCCCGCTCCCAAAATGTACTATTGGTTTAATGGATATGACGCTGGTCTTCCAAACCGGAGATGTGAGTTCAATTCTCACATAGTGCTTTTTTGCAGAGTAAACTCATAAGGCATGGAACCTACCTGCTAAGTAGTGTGTACCGAAAGGTATGTGTTTCGAATACACTGCTCTGCGTTATTTTATAGAAGTATCATAATAATATGACAGGTTGGCAGAGTTGGTTTATTGCGCTGGTCTTGAAAATCAGTAATCATTTTATGATTCGTGGGGTCGTAGCCCACACCTGTCGTTTATGTATAAAATTATTAGAGGTGTAAATGGTAGAAGATAAAATAATATGGAAAAGATTAATATACCAAGGTAAAGATTACGGAGATTTATATCTTGTAAGTAATACAGGAGAAATAAAAGGTGTAAAAACAGGAAAAATAAGAAAAAAGAATGTAAATCATGAAGGGTATTATTTTGTTGCTTGTTCTTTAGGGTCAAGAGATAACAAAATTACTTTTAAAGTACATAAGGCAGTAGCAGAAACATTTATAGATAATATTGATAATTATCCAGTTGTTAATCATATAGATGGAAATAAATTGAATAATAATGTTGAAAATTTAGAATGGGTAACATATAGAGAAAATACGTTGCATGTAATAAAAACTAATTTAATAAATAATGATCACAGTAAAAGAAAAGTTATATGTTTAAATAATAATATAATATTTGATAGCATTAAATGTGCAGCTGTCTGGTGCGGATGCAATAGAGGAACTTTATCAGATTATTTGGGCTGCAGAAAAGATAAAAGAAAAACAGCTGGTAAGCATCCTGAAACAAAAGAAAGTTTAACATGGATGTATTATGATGATTATATAAAGCAATACAAAAATGTATCATGATGATATCATATTGGTCAGTGGCCCAGTGGCGAAGGCAAGGCACTGTAAATGCCCCACAAAGAAACATCGTTGGTTCGAGTCCAACCTGGCCAACTACTCTCCCATTCAGGAGAAATATATTATGAAATGAGGATATTTTATTGATTCAAATTAATCAAAAAGAAGCTGAGTATATTCGTGAACATAACAGAGGATTTGATGTTCACATTTCAAGTAAAACTCATAAAGGAAAAGCAAAAAAATATTATTTAACAACAAGTGCAAAAAGCATGAATTTGTTAAAAGAATATAGAGAATCAGTACATCAGACTGATTAATATTTTATGGATTTAAAAGGATAAAATATTATGAAAGTTGGTGTCTAAAATAGCAAAGAAAATTTTTAAAAATGATGGAATTTATTTTGTAGGTCAAAATGCAAATGATGTTACTGGTAGCTGTACTTATATAAAATATAACGGTAAACAAATACTATTAGAGTGCGGGCTTTATCAGAATAACAATTATTTAGAATCTTATAATATAAATTCTCAAAAATTCAAATTTAAGCCATGTGATATTGATTATGTGTTTGTTGGGCATTGTCATGTTGATCACATAGGTTTGTTACCAAGGCTTGTTAAAGAAGGGTTTCATGGTCAGATCATTACATCTTCTGCCACTGCTTTAATGATGAAACCTTTACTTTTAAATTCTGCTTATATTTTAAACAGTGAAGCATATATATTGTCGCATAAGTATAAAAGAGATTATATTCCTATTTATTCCGAAGAAGATGTTTTAAATACATTGAAGTATATTTATATTTTTGATGGGTTACATACGATATATAATCTTGATGAAGTTGTTTCATTTGAATGGTTTAATAATAGCCATTGTGTTGGAGCAAGACAATTACGTTTAATTCTAAAAAATCAAAATTGTATTTCTAATTCTATTCTATATACTTCTGATATGGGATCGTTAAATACAGATAATCATTATCTTATTGATACTGAAATTCCTGAATCTTTTAATAAAATCACAATTATGGAATCAACATACGGTGAACCTTCAAGGCAAAATAAAAAAACAAGAAAGTTTGATTTAGAGCATTTAAAAACTGCAATTAATACTGTTATTGAAAGAAACGGTACTGTTATATTGCCTTGTTTTAGTTTTAGCCGGACACAAGAGTTGCTTACAAGTTTATATGAAATATATAACAATACAGATTTTAAATATGATGTTATTGTTGATTCAATATTATCTTGTGATATATGTGATTTATATGAACAGATTCTTAATGACGATGATTTATTATTATGGAAAAATGTAACAGAATGGAAAAACGTCAAGTTTATTAGGGATAAAGAAGAATCTCTTATGTGTGTAAAGTCTCATGAACCTAAAATAGTATTAAGCAGCTCTGGATTTTGCACAAATGGTAGAGTTTTAAGTTATCTGCATGAATATCTATCTGATGAAAATAGCATGGTTATTTTTACTGGATATACAGGAGCGGATAATTCTTATTTGTCATATAGAATAAAAAACTACAAAGATAATAAAATTATTAAAATTAGCGGTGATAAAGTGGAAAATAATGCAGACTGCATATCACTAACTACTTTTTCAAGCCATGCTAACAGAAAAGATTTAATTACATATGGATCTAAAATTAATACAGAAAAACTGATTTTAGTTCATGGATCTGTTGTTGCTAAAAATTCATTAAAAGATGATTTAGAAGATGCAATTTCTAAAGAGGATAAATCATTTAAGGTTATCGCAGCAACAAAGGATATGTTTATACGATTATAAAAATAAAAGGAAAATAAGGAGATTTATTAAATATGCCGGATATTATGACATTATTAAATGGTAATACAGATGATATGTATACTGAATTACTTAGAGAAAATTTAGATAAAAGAATTTTGGTTTTTAATGATTCTGTTGATGAATGTGTTTTAGATAATTATATTTTATACATTCTTAAATGGAATAAAGAAGATCAAGATCTGCCAGTAGAGAAAAGACAGACGATTACTATTTATATTAATTCACCAGGCGGAAATTGTATAGATGGATTTAATTTTGTAGATGCTATTACTGCTTCTAAAACTCCGATTAAAGGTGTTTGTTTTGGACTTGCAGCATCTATGGGATATCATATTTTACTTGCTTGTCATGAAAGAATTGCATTTTATAATTCTATTCTTTTGCAGCATGATGGAAATATACATATATCGAATTCCACAAGTAAAGCCAAAGACACTATGCGATTTTTTGATAGCATGGAAGAAAGAACAAAATCTTATGTTCTTTCAAGGACAAATATGACTGAAGAATTTTATGATAAAATTTATGATCAGGAATACTATATGTATGCTGACGAAGCAAAAGAAAGAGGATGTATTGAAAAAATTATTGGAAAAGATTGTGATTTAGATTATATTTTGTAATATAAAATTATGTATACTTTTACATATATCATATTATCACTTTCCAATTCAATAGTCAAGATATTTTCGGGAAAATAAGGAGAAAATTATGGAATTAAAGAAAACTATAAAATACGATGGAAAAATAAAGGGATTGCATATCGTTGAAGGACAACTTGTTGATTCAGAAGGCGAAATTGTTGATATTATGGATATTTTAACAAAAGCATACGGAGAAAGACCTTTTGATCTGTCTACTACTACAAAGACAGAAGAAATTATCAACTTAGACGAAATGGATTAAAATGGTGTCCAATATGGAAAAATCTGAATTTCTTAAAGAACAAGTTAATCTGCTAAAAAGAAAGAAAAATGATCCGTCAATTGAATGGCAGGATATTGCCGATTTTCGAACAGATTATTATGGAAAATATGAACATAGAGATACTGTAAGAAAAGGAGCAAAAATACTTTTGGAATATTTAGAAGAGGGATGGAATATTACACCGCCCTCTTCTATTGATTTTGGAGAATATTCGGAAGATATTAAAATACAGAAAGAAAGAATTAAACTTCAAACAGAGAAACAGGAATATAGAAAATGGGTACGTGAATTAGCTAGAGATGAATTAATTACAGAACATATTGTTGACGCAATTAAGCATTTAGATCCATTACAAATCCCAGATATTATCATTCCACAACATCAAAAAAGAGAATATTTATTAACAATTTCTGATGCGCATTATGGCATTGAATTTGATATTAAAGATTTGTATGGAAGAACTATTAATGCATATAGTCCAGAAATATTTGAACGTAGAATGTGGTATTTACTTGGGAAAGTTATAGAAATAATTAAACAAGAAGATATACATGAATTACACATATTTGAATTAGGTGATGCTCTTGACGGTATATTAAGGGCAAATTCACAATTAATGCAATTAAGATATGGAATTATTGATTCAGGTATACTATATGCAAATTTTTTATCAGAATGGTTAAACGAATTAAGTCATTATGTAAGAATTAAATTCCAAATGGTAAAAAGATCTAATCATAATCAATTAAGAATTGTTGGTCAACCAAAGAATGCTTTTCCAGATGAAGATATGAGTAAATCAATGCTTACACTTATAAAAGAACGATTAAAAAATAATCCAAATGTTTTGATTATAGAAAATCCAACTGGTTTGGATTATGCACAAATAGCTACATATACAGTTCTAGGTGGACATTTTGAAACAAAAGATTTAGGAAAAGCTATTAATGAATTTTCTCGTACATATATGACTCCTATTGATTATTTGATTTCCGGTCATTGGCATAGTTTAAATGTATCGGATGTAGGTATTGATAGTGAAGTCATTTCTGTAAGAAGTATTATTGGAGTAAATCCATATAGTATGACATTAAATAAAACGGCAAACTCAGGAGCTTCTTTATTTGTTTTTGAACAGGGACAGGGAAGAGTTTGCGAATATAGTTTTAAATTAAATTAGTATTATTAGTATTAATATAATATATAGATACTTGATTTACATGATATAGCTTACCCTCACCGGGTTTACTAGCTACCGACGCTTGCAGTGGTCATATATTACAAATCCCACTAATATTAAATCACAAAGTAAAGTACTAAGTTCAATAACATTCATACATTTAACATCCCATCCGACTCTTGCGAGCAAAACGAAAGTAGTATGGACTCACGCCTAACCGTAAAACGGCGACCAATGGGCAGCGTTCAACCCGGTTCCACTTGGAAAATGCGCATACATTTTCCTGACGCCTTTTGAGTGTCTCCACCTCATGTAGAATAATATCATAATTTGTTAATACTTTCAATAATTAAATTAAATAGTATGAGTGGCGCAGCTGCTTATATTATACATTTCAGGAGAGCATTCTGCTCTCCTATTTTTCTTGGTCCTTAGCTCAGTCGGTAGAGCATGCGGCTGTTAACCGCAGTGTCGTTGGTTCGAGTCCAACAGGATCAGTTACGCCCCTGTGGCGCAATTGGCAGCGCAACTCACTTGTAATGAGAAGGCTGTAGGTTCAACTCCTATCAGGGGCTTCAGAATATAAGGAGGGGTTGTTGTGGCAACTGCAAAGAAAAATACAGAGCCGGTAAAAATAACTCCGACTCAAATGAAAAAGAAAATAGAAACTTTAGAGCAAGAAATTGATAAATTAAAAAGTTCTGCGTGGTGTCATATGTGCGACACAATAAAAAGCAAAGATAAATTTTATTTAAGTACAGATCCAATGTGTAAATCTGAATTAACACCTATTTGTAAAGAATGCGCACGAAAGATTGCTTTGCGAGTAGATAAAAATGGTGATGAGCACGAACCTACAAAGGAATCAGTACAATTAGCATTAAAATACTTAAATAAGCCATTTCTTAACAGAGTATGGGATGCAAGCGTACAAGAGTCTGAAAATCTTGTGTCTGGAAGGATAAAGTATAATCCATGGACAAGTTATATCAAAAATATTGCTATGGGACAATATGTAGGGCTTACGTATCAGGATTCTGATATGTTTAAAGAGAAAATAATATATGATGATGAAAAAACTCCGGAAAATATTGCGGTAGGCCGCGAAGATCAAGATACATATTCAGATTATTTAAAAAATAAAAAAGATGTAATTCGTTTGCTTAGTTACGATCCATTTGAAAAAGAAGCAATTTCTGATCAACCTTTATTATATTCGCAATTATTGGGTATATTAGATTCAAGCGAAGAAGGAAATGACGATATGGTCCGTACTGCTTCTGCTATTTCTATTGTGAGAGGTTTCTTACAAAATTCAAAAATTGACGATAGTCTTGTTAAATATATGTCAGATTCTGCAAATCTGCAGAAAAATTCCGGTACTATAAAGTCTTTACAAGATAGTAAAAAGCAATGTACTTCTATGATAAAAGATCTTGCCGCCGAAAGCTGTATATCTCTTAAAAATAATAAAAATGCTAAGAAAGGGGAAAATACGTGGACGGGAAAAATCAAGAAGATTAAAGATATGAATCTTCGTGAAGGCGAAGTAAATGGTTTTGATATAGGAACATGCAGAGGAATGCAACAAGTTATGGATATGAGCAACGCTTCTATATTAAAACAATTACGACTAGATGAATCTGAATATTCTGATATGCTTGCGGAAATGAGAGAAACAGTTGTAGATTTGCGCAAAGATCTGGATAACTATAAAGAAATATCCAGAATATTATTGCGTGAGAATATTGATTTAAAGGATTTTCTTGAAGAACATAATATGCTTAATCATGAAAATCTCGTAGATCTTAACGATTTATTCTCTTGTTTTAGCGATGAAGAAAATGAGGTAGACGAAAATATAGAACAGGAATACGAAGATGGCGGTGGCAAAACATGATAAATAAAAGAGAAATAATTCATGACATGTACACTGAGACATTTGAAAATCAATGCGTGCAGAATAATACCATTTATGTAAAGCCAGGATCTTATGCTCTATCTTCCAGAAAATTGGAAGGTCTTATAAAAATTGCAAATCTACAAAAATATTATCAATGTAATCCCGTAAGATTTATAAATGATTTTTTTAATATAGAATTACTTGATGCACAAGCATGGGTGATTCAGAGATCGTGGAATTGTCCAAATGTTTTATTGGTTTGTACGCGTGGGTTCGGTAAGGCATTAGATTTAAACACCAGGATACCTACTCCAAACGGAGATAAATGCATAAAAGATATTCATGTTGGTGATTATGTTTATAACGAACAAGGATGTCCTGTAAAAGTTAATAATATATCTCCTATATTTCAAAATCACGATTGTTATAAAATAGTATTTTCTGATAATGAAGAAATAATAGCTGACGCAGATCATATTTGGAGTGTATTTGATAGATGGCAAAGGAATCCAAATAAATTAATTGATATTGATACTAAAACTTTATATGAAAAATATAAAATTCCAAAACGTAAAACGTATTCTGAAAAATGGGATAAAGATTATAATGAAGTGCGTTATTCAGTACCTATGACGGATCCAATTCAGTATTCTGAAAAAGAACTTCCTATTGATCCTTATATTTTAGGATTGTGGTTAGGAGATGGTTGTTCTGAAATGGGTTATATTACTACTCATATAGATGATTGCGAAGAGATGTGTTCATTAATAAAAAAAAGAGGGTATATTATTCATAGTATTAATAATGATAGTAGAAATAATAAAAGAATTGTTATACATAACAATGACAATATACCGTTAACAACATTATTAAGAAAGAATAATCTTTTAAATAATAAACATATACCAAATGATTATATTTTTTCATCTGTAGAACAACGATTGGATTTATTGTGTGGATTGATGGATACAGATGGAACTGTTAGCAAACAAGGACATGCTGAATTCACTCAAAGTATAGATAAAGACCAAATATATAATGGATTTTATTCATTATTATCATCGTTAGGAATTAAATTTACAAGTAAAGAATATGAACGAAAATGTAATGGAAAAACTTTTTTGGCAAAAAGATTTTTCTTTACTCCTAGTAAAGAATATCCTTGTTTTATGTTAAAAAGAAAATACGATAGACTAAAAGATAAATATCCAAAGACAAGTATAAAAAAACAAATCATATGTATAGAAAAAGTTGAAACAAGACCTACAAAATGTATATCAGTAGATGGCGAAAGCCATCTATTTTTATGTGGAAATAAAAATACAGTAACGCATAATAGCACTATAATTGATATTATGATAATGGCTAAAGACATGCTGTTTAGTAATTATTGGACATATATAGCATCTGGTTCTGGATCTCAGGCAGAAGAAACATTTACCACACTTGAGCGTTTAGCAAATGATAATATTGACACAATGCTTGGTTCTACAGGTTATATTTTTAAAGCTGAAGTAGAGATAAAGAATGCTGCAGGAGATGGGTTCAGTCACTCTTCTAATGGGTTCTCATATTCTTTATATAATGGCTCGTTTACGCAAACTCTTAATAGTAATATAGATAAAAAAAGGGGAAAACGTGGTTCTGTTGTATTTGATGAATGTGGTTTCCTTGATGAAGAAATGATGTCTGTATATGCAGCGTTTGCAATCGTAAATAAAAGTTTTAAATCTGGTAAAGATCGTGACGGTAAGTCTATCGATCGAAATCGTCTAAGATGTATTCCATCAAATATCCCAAATCAATTATTCTATATATCTTCTGCTTCTTCTACTGATACAGAGTTTTATAAATTATATCGCGATTTTAGTAAACGTCAATTAATGGGTGATCCCGATTATTTTGTTGCTCATATTGACTGTGAAGTAGCATTTAAACCAACTATACGTGGCGAAGTAATGGAACCGCTTTTGTCTAAAAGTACTGTTGAAGCGGCAATGAGAAGTAATCCTGAAAAAGCAAGGCGTGAATACTATTGTGAGTTTACTTCTGATGCAGGTGCTAATGCTATCATACGTAGAGGTGTAATAGCTCGTAACGAAGAAGTTAGAAAACCAATTCTATATAATGATACTGGGGACCGTAAAATTGTAATAGCTTATGACCCGGCAAGATCCAGAGATAATTCTGTAATATTAGTTTCAGAAGTATATCCAGAAATAAATAAAGATGGTGATCTTGAATATAAGATGAGATTACTGAATTGTATAAATCTTATTGATATTAGTAATAAGCGAAAAACTCCAATGCAAACACCGGATCAGATTGATTATTTAAAAGATGTTATTCTTGACTATAATCAAGGCGGGGACGAAACGTATAGCAATATACTTGGAATTTATATTGACGCTGGTTCTGGTGGTGGCGGTGTTAATATTGCCGATTATTTAATGCCTGATTGGAAAGGTAAAGATGGTAAAATGCATAGAGGTCTAATCGATAAAGAATATTCTGAAGAATATGTGAAAAAGTTCCCAAATGCAGTAAATAAAATTCATCTTATGTCTCCTACTCAGTATAAATCTATTATGTATGAAGCAATGATAGAACTTATGAATCAGGATAAAATAAGTTTCACTGCTAATTATGATGGAAAAGGATATTTAACTATATTTGATATAGATAAAGATAAATTTGAAAAAACAAAAGAATCTTTGACGGAAAAGTATAAAAAACAAAATCTTTCAGATGAGGAAGTAAACGATATAGTTCAAAAAGAATTGGATAAACTTCAAAATGTAAAAACTCATACAGAAAAATTAAATTGGCAAGAAGAAGCATCTCTTGGGAGTATAGACGCTCTAAAAGAAGAACTTGTAAATATGGTACGTATTAAAAGAGAATCTGGTAAAGACTCTTTTGAATTATGTCCAGAAAAGCAAAATAAACTGCATGACGACAGAGCTTACACAGCTGCTATGAGTGCTTATGCTTTACAATGTGAAAGAAGAAAGAATATTACTGGTAAAAGAAGGACAAAAGCTGATAAATCTTTAGTATCTTCGCTTACCATAAGAAAAGGAAGACGTCATTCAATGTTTGACGAGTAAGGAGGTGCTGATGTGGCACAAAAAATGAAAAGACGAGCTTCAAAAAATACGGTGACTGAATCAGCGCCGCCGGTACATCATACTGCCGCAGAAATGCGTGATATATACCAAAAAAACAAAAAATCTATTGCTAATTATCAAGAAGCAATGGAAGGAATTAAAAGCCTTAGAGATGTAACTAAGACAAGTACAAAAGTAGTTACTGCATTTAATAAAGATAGTTTAAGACAGTATTTGCAAAACATAGGCAGTAATGAAAAGAACTTAAGGAATTTATCTAGGTATTTATATTATAGATGTCATCCATATTATAGATTAATTATGTATAATGCGAATATGTTTTGTTTGGAAGCAAGGTCTGTTATTCCAGAGTATGATTTAATCAAAGGTGGAGACGCTAATAAAATGCTAAAATCATATCAGGAAACAATAGATGTATTAGATAGAATGAATCTGCAATATGAAATGCTAAAAGCATATGTTACATGTTTCAGAGAAGATGTTTTCTATGGATGTGCATATTATGATGATACTGGATTATTTATTTTACCACTAGATCCTGATTATTGCAAAATCTCCGGAGTATATAATACTGGAGATTTTTCGTTTCATATGGATATGAGTTATTTTAGATCAAGACAAACTATACTTGAAATGTGGGGAGAACCATTTACTTCCATGTATAGTGCATACGAATCTGATACTACAGCAGGTAAATGGCAGCCAATGCCAGATGAATATGCAGTGTGTTTTAAAGCAAGGGCCGAAGATTGGGAAACTGTAGTACCTGTATTTTCAGGATTATTATCCGGTATTATAAATCTTATTGATCTTGACGATCTTCAAGCTATTGCAGACGAACAAGATATATACAAAATGATTTGGTTAGAACTTGAAACAATAACAGGAAGTGAAGATGTTGATGACTGGAGAGTTTCTCCGGATATTGTTATTGAATATTTTAATAGGATGATAAATGAAGCATTACCAGAATACACTTCTGCTGCTATTGTTCCTGGAAAGCTAGATCAGATTTCTTTTAATAATGATAAAGCTACGGATACAAATAAAATAGCTACTTCTACAGAAACATTATTTAATTCTTCTGGTGGTGCACAAATACTTAATTCTAAATCAATTACAGGAACAACTGCATTTACAGCTGCAGTACAGGCAGATACAGAAATGGCTATTTCAATGTTACTGCCTCAAACTCAGAGCTGGGTTAATAGATTTTTGAGTTATTGGGTTTCTAGTCCTGCAAAGGTAAAGTTCTTTGAAGTAAGTGCTTATACTAAAAATGAATTAAAGAAAAATTTATTAGAAGCAGCTCAATATGGATTACCAACTAAGCTTGCTTATAATAATCTTAATCAATTTTCTGAAAAAGATACGTTATCTCTTAATTTCTTAGAAGAAGAAGTATTACATCTTTCTGATAAATTAATCCCATTACAATCAAGTTATACTCAGAGTGGTAATGAAAATGATTCTGATAGTGAATCACAAGTAAAAGATCCGGACGAACTTACTGACGATGGAGAAGCATCAAGAGAAAAGGCTGATAAAGCTAATGAATAAATGGATGGTGATTAAATGGAAAATAAATATATGAAATTTATTATTACGACTGATAGTGATTCTGCTGATTTATTGTTGAAATCTGGGTTTCAATTAGTAAATAGAAATACAAATCAGTGGACGTTTTTAAATGAAGGAAGAATGCTTTTTCATAATTTAAAAAACATTGCATATACAGATAAATTATTTATTTAACTCCTCTCCCATTTGAGGAGTATTTTTTATTCTCAAAGAAAGGAGGAGAAAATGAGGAAAAAACATAAGCTATTAACTTTAGAACAATTGGCTAAATTCTGTGAAGAAAATAAGTTTTATAGTTTCAACTCGCAAAATTCAGGATACACGCTTTCAGTCCAGGTCCCTGGTGAATTGTATTTTGAAAGTGATACTACTCAGGGATTATTATTTGCAACAGTAAAAGTATGTCATACAGAGCTTAATAGAAACGGTTCTTATATTTCAGAAGATAATATGAAAAAGGCTATGCCGTCTTTAAAGTATAGGCCATTTTTAGCTTATATTCATCAGTTGGATTCTGGGGAATATGATTTTCATGGACACGATATGGAAATTGTTGTTGATGAAAATGGGGAAGAACAAATTGTTTATAAAGAATCACAAGTCGGTACATTCACTGCAGATGATCCATATTTAGAATATGATAAAGATATGGATAAGACATATGTTATTGCAGAAGTTGCAATACCAGAAGAATACACTCTTGCTGCTGATATTATAAGAAGAAAAGAAGGAACAAAAGTATCTGCAGAGTTATGTATTGATACAATGTCTTACAATGCAAAAGAAAAATATCTTGAATTAGAAGATTTTTATTTTTCCGGATGCACGGGTCTTGGATCAGAAAAAGATGGGACTCAAATTGGAGAAGGAATGGTAGGAAGTCGTCTTGATATTAAAGATTTCAGCACAGAAAATAACTCAATTTGTTCTCATTACAATAATATGAATGATAGAAAATTAATTGAAACATTAGAGAAATTGGATAGTACTCTTTCCTCTTTATCTAATTTCAATATAAACAACTCTAATGCTGAAGGAAAGGAGGATAAACAGGTGAATAAATTTGAAGAACTTTTAGAAAAATACAATAAAACAAAAGAAGATATTACATTTGAATATGAAGGTTTATCAGATGAAGAACTGGAGGCTGCTTTTTCTAAAGCATTCACTGAGGAAAATGAAGAATCAGAAGGCGAAGAAAAGCATGAAGATAATGAAGGTTCAGATGGAGAAGACGATCCGGAAGTAAAAGAAAATGAAGCTTGTGGAGGATCAACAAAGAAAAAGAAGAAAAAGAAATGTTCTATTACTGAAGAGGACGGGACAGTTAGAGAATTTGAGCTTTCATTAAATGATGTACAGTCTGCTCTTTATAATCTTGTGAATGATACATATTCAGAATCTGATAATACATGGTATGGAGTAACTGTATATGATTCTTATGTGATCATGTGTGATTGGTGGAATGATAAGAATTACAAACAGACATACAAACGCGAAGATGACAACTTCTCTCTCATTGGTGACAGAGTTGAAGTCTTTGCTAATTGGCTTACAAAAGACGAAGAAGACTCTCTTGCAGAGCTTCGTTCTAACTATTCTGAAGTAAAATCTCAGTTAGAAACGTATCAGAAAGCTGAAGAAGCAGAAAAGAAAGACGCTTTATTTATCTCTAATGATTATAAAGCAATTTCTGAAAAAGAAGATTTTATTGAATTATCAAAGAATCATGAAGAATTTTCTCTTGAAGAGCTAAATGCAAAACTCGATGCTATGCTTTTGTCTTGTGCTAAATCTGGCAATATTAATTTCTCTGAAATATCAAAAGAAGAAAAGAAAAATAAAGCAACAAATAAAGTAGGATTGCCATTTAATACTACACAGAAAAAGAGACGTTATGGTTCATTATTTTCAAAGTAATTAAGTTGAAAAACTTTAATTAATATATTTAGATACTCAATTTTAAAAGATCGCATTATGCGGTCTTATTTTTGTACTCAAATTTTTATGAAAGGAGAAAAAGTTATGGCAACAAAATATGTAATCGATGATACGCATGCCGTTAGTTGGCCATCAAAACTGAAAAGCCAGGAATGCGGACATATTTATAACGTTGTTCTGGATACTGACACTGATAATGGTGCAATTATTGCCAGAGATGAATTTCTTGATCTCGACCTTTATTCAGAAGCTGCAGCATCCGGATTTGAAGGAATTATTAGAAAACAGGCTGCAAATGGAAATTGGTATGTAGAGGTAACTAAAGCTGATCCAGTTACTTCTCTTTATGTATATATGCAGCCGTTTATCACAGAGGAATGGACAAATAGCTTTAAAAAAGAATCTCGTTGGTACAACGCAGCTGGTGACGTTGTAAGAGCTTATGAGCTTTGCCCTGGTGATGTATTCGAGCTGTCTGCAGTTGGATTCGATGGGACTCCGGAAGAAGGAAAGACAGTAACTGTAGAAAATAAAAAGCTGAAAGTTGCAGCTTAAGGAAAGGAGGTAGTAGACGATGAGAAAGAAAATGTTATTTTCTGATTTAAGCGAACATGTACAGAAAGTGTTTACAGATCTGTGCAAAGACGGTGTAACACCGGAAGAAAATTACGAAGGATTTAAACAGCTTACATACGATCTGAATCATGGTGTAGAGATGTTTGATGAAGACGGTAATAAAATTACTAAGAAAGAAGCTGAAGATACAGTACGTAATTTTGTATATGCAATTATGGGACTGAATGAGAACTCTTCAAAACGAGACAGAAATCGTGCTATGGCTAAACATGGCAAAGAGCTGTTTGAAGTTATGGAAGAAGAGATTGATATTAAAGTAGAGACTGGATTTAAAGAGTCTGAGTTCTTCAATAATTATGTTGAAACAAGAAATCTTGCTCGTGGAGATAGACAGGAATTCTGGACAAATGACAAAGTTATTCTGTCTGTAACAAAAATTGCAGGCGATCATCATGACTTCACCCTCCAGAGACTTGGTTCTGGTGAAAGCTATACCGTTACTACTTCTGTATACGGTATTGCAGTAGGTGCAGATATTGATATGTATCTTGCAGGAAGACTTGATTGGTCAAAACTTACTGATCAGTGTGCAGCTGCTTTTGTAAGAAAAATTCAAGAAGATATTTATGCTGAAATGATGAACGCAGGAAAGAAACTCCCGGCACAGTTTAAAGGATCTGGTGCTCTTAGTGCGTCTGTAAAAGATGATCTTGATGAGCTTCTGGAAGACGTTTCTATGGCTAATGATGGTGCTCCTGTTGTTATTATGGGAACCAGAACTGGTCTTCAGCAGTTCAATAAACTGATGGATGTTGATTGGATTACAAACGATCAGAAAGATTCCGTAGCACGTACAGGAAGACTTGGATATTATGGTCCTTATACTCTGTTTGAACTTCCTCAGAGATTTGCTCTGAATGATACTACTAAGAAACTGCTTGATCCAAAAACTCTTTTCTTCATGCCGCAGGTTGAAGATAAATTCATCAAATTTGTAGATGTTGGCGAAACAGAAATTTTCGAAGTTACCGAAAAAGGTGCTCGTATGGACGATACAATGAAATACGAAGTACAGAGAGCAATGGGTGTTGGTACTCAGATCGGGAAATATTTCGGGGTTTGGACTTTAGCTTAATGATTATTTTATAAAGATTTTTAGATAGAGGTGGATTATCGTCCACCTCTATATTTGATTAAAAGGAGGAATTTTCATGGCAACAGCAATGAAAAACAAAAATACTAAAGTTGTTAAAGAAGATGTAGAAGTACAGGATGTAACGGCTACTATTTCGGAGACAACAGAAGTTGAAACAAAACCGGTAGAAAAAAAGAAAGTATACGCTGAAAACGAAGGTGTCCCATGTAAATCTATTACGCCTGGGAAACTTTTTATGGAAGGGATGAAGTCTAAGATTGTATATCGATGGACCGATAATGGCGACGTTGTAGAAGTAGAATATCAGGATTTACTTGCTGCTATTCGATCTAATAGTTCATATGTTATTAAGCCATTTTTCGTTATAGAAGACGATGAACTTGTTAATAAATTCCCTCAGTTGAAGCGTGTATATGAATCAATGTATTCAATAAAAGATTTAAAAGACGTTCTTACTACAATGAGTGTAGGAGAAATGGAAAAAACGATATTAGCTCTTCCAGAAGGAGCAAGAGATTCTATTAAACATCTTGCGTCAAAAATGATCAGTAATGGTACTCTTGATAGCGTGCAAAAGATTAAGTGTCTTGACAAAATCTATGATACCGAAATGATGATGATGACAGGTCTTTTTGGCGAATAAAGACTGGAGGTAGTTAATGGCCTCATTAAAATACGATGAAATATATTCAAGTCTTTATTTAAAAGCAAAAACATACGATTTATTAGAATTAACGAATAATAATATTGCTGAATTTTTATGTGGATGGTTACATGCCGCATTAAGTAAACCACATGTTCATAGATTATTCTCTATGTTAACAACAGATGACGAAATACAGTATGTTAAATATGAATTAAAGTATTCTATTGATCCTGATTATGACAAAGATTTTATTTTGGATATTTTAGGAATAGGAATGTTGATTGAATGGATACAACCAAAAATATATAGTCTTACAAATATCGTACAAGTATATGGTTCTAAGGAAGAAAAGTTTTATAGCCAGTCCGGACATTTAAAAACATTACAAGATATAAAAAAACAACTTGTCAGAGATCAAAGGTCTATGATTAGAGATCGTGGATACATATGGAATACTTATTTGGATGGTAATAATTCATGAAAACATTATACGGGAATTATAACGATGAACAATTTGAACAATACAAAATTCAGCTACATAAAGAAATGTTTTGGCTACTTTTATATAAAGATCCAAATACTCAAAACAAATATAAAGATATTGATTTTGAAAAATACTTTGTTAATTTAATGAAAAAAATTGATGGATTAAATGAAATTTTACTATACCCTATAGAAATTATATCTATTATGAGTTTACTTCAGGCAGCATTAATAGAAACGAGAAAAGAAAATTTTGATTATAAGGCGTATAGAAAATTAATATTAGATGCACATTCACTGGTAGATGAAATAAGATAAAGAGGTGGATTTCTATGATTACATTAGACATGTGTAAAAATGATTTGTCGTCACACGGTAGAAATCTATCTGAAATAAGAAAAAAACAATCTTATAACATTATTAATGATACTTTTACCGGTGATCCTAATTATAAAAAAGTGTATATTTTAACAAAAGATGGATGGAAATATGAAGATGCAAAATATCAAATTCATACTACGCCATCTATTTTAAAAGATGCAGTGGATTACTATCTGCAATTTAGGCCAAAAGTACATTATCCAATAGGGAGTTATGTTTTTGTGCCAGATGATACAGATGATGATATAAATATTCCAAAAAAGTATTTAAATAATCCTTTTGCAATGCCTGATGAATATATAGATCAGCTTTGGATGATAACTGGTCGTGATAATTCAAATATGTTTGTCAGGTATAATATTTTACAATGTAATTGGAATTTTAAATGGATGTATAAAGGAGAAGTATATAAATGTTGGGGCTGTGTAAGAAGTGCTAATTCTTATACCTCTGGCAAGTGGGTGGACGAAATATCTGCAAGCTTGGACAATCTTATGGCTGCTTGGCTCCCGGATATTACTTATGTATACGGAAAGTATGCATCGGATTTAAATTTATATGATAATAGAACAATTACATATGATATGCGTTTTATGTTAACAAATAATATGATAGATCCAAAAGTGTATCAAGTAACAAAGGTTATAGATATAGTTCCAAAAGGATTGATTAAATTATCTTTAAAACAAGACGAATTAAATCATGATAGAGATAATGTAGACTTGAGAATATGTGATTACTTTTTAGATTCAGGAGAATCTAAATTGAATGAAATACAAAATAATCTCTTAAATAAAACAAGCACTATTTCATCTCTTATAGTAAATAATAATAACGAATTAGAAGAGTTAAACTATGTTGACACTTCTATTAAACTTGGCACAACATCTTATTATCAAGTTTCTTTTTCTGATACAGATCAATCAATTAATCCAGAATGGCATATACAGCTAAACGAAATTGGATGCAATGATAAAGATAGATTATATTATGAAGGATTGATTAAAATGGATATTATTGATGATCGTATTATCTCTATAAAACCAGGTAAAGCGAAAAGTTTAATAAAAAAACATTTTGTATTATCAGTAAGCGATCCTTATGGAAATTATGCATCCTCTATTGATTTGGAGGTGTTTGAATGACAAGAGATATAGAAAGTATAAAGAGAGATCTTGAGAATAAAGGAAATAGCGATATTATTATTAAGAAAGAAAAGTTAGAAAAGATGTTTAGCGAAGATCCAGATATTATAGAAATACTTGGTAGAAAAAACAAACGACCATTAAATAAATATAATGATCCAAATCATCCAACAAAAGAAGAATTAGTAAAAAGAAATGAAATTATTGAGTATAATCAAAAAATTGAAAGACCTCAAATCATCCCGTACTTAAAACTGAATGGTATTAATAAAGAAGTGTTAAATTTTTTAATGTTTGACATTGCTGATGACGATCTACTATATTATAACGATTCTATAAAAAATCAAATATTAATCGTGATGTGTCTTGTCCATGAAGATGATATGGAAACAGAATATGATATAGTAAGAACTGATTTATTAAGTTGTCTTGTTAAGGATATACTAAATTGGTCAAATGCATTAGGTCCGCATTTAAAATGCTTTTATGATATGCCAGATATTATCGATTCAAGATATTATTGTAGAACATTAAAATTTAAAGCGGAATCTCCAAATAGTTCACATTCAGGTATGAATAACAAATATGACAGATTCAGAATTTGATATTTTGCAATTATACTTTGGAGTTCCACATGTTATTAATACAGACGCAGGAAATGATATAACTATATACCAACCATCTATTGGTGATATTATAGATCGAGGCGAACAAACAGTTTATTCTGGTGTGAATATATTTGTAGCTAATCCTACAATGTATCGTTTGCCATTATGGAAGCAAAACATTGACTGGAATAAAATAAACGACTTTCAACTTTTTTGTATATTATATGATCAATTAGATATGTCATCTACAGAGTTGCTATTCGGTGACTTAAATTTCCAATTATTCAAACTTGACAGTTACACGTTAGACAATGGGAACCCATATTATTATTTATATAACGAAGAACAAGATGTTTTAATTGATGAAAACATACATTATCAAATTTCAAATTATATAAGATTTATGTTCAATTATTTCCCGAAGACAGAAAAAGCAAAGGGAAAATCTACAAAAGAATGGATAATTGAAGAAGATGAAGAAAAATACGAATTGCATAAGAATGATCCGTATCAATCAACTCTATTACCTCTTATATCTTCATGTCTGAATCATCCCGGATTTAAATATAAGAAAAATGAATTACGAAATGTAGGTATTGTAGAGTTTATGGATAGCGTTAAAAGATTGCAAGTATATGAATCTTCTACCGCTCTGCTCAAAGGAATTTATAGCGGTTTTGTAGATGTAACGAAAATTATAAATAAGGAAGAACTTAACTTCATGAGAGAAATATCGCGCTAAGTCGTTATGGCTTAGTTATTTTTTTTACATTGAAGTTAGTTTAATATAACTCAATTCATTATAAAAGGAGGAAAATAAACATGGCATTTAAATTAGATGATATTATTATTGACCGTGTTCAGTATGGTTTTGCAGAAGATTTTAATGGTAATCCGCTGTATGTTCTTACTCAGCTTGCGGATGCTACAATTAGTATTTCTGCTGATTCCAAAGACGCTGTTGACAACACAGGTACTCTGATCAAACGTTTCTGGCAAGGTAAATCAGGTGAATTCACAGCTAATAACGCTATGATTAACCTGAATGTTATTGGAGCTGCATCCGGCGAAGGTAAAATTGTTGCAACAAATGAGGCGCCCATTCAGATGCCGAAAATTATCGTTGTTAAAAAGGGTGAAGAAGTTACTCTGACAGACTATGTTGATGGTACTGTTGAAGTAAGCGCACTTGGTACAAATGGTGCTATGGGAACATCTTATAAGAAAGGTGTATCTGCAACAGAAACAGATTTTGCAATTACAGAAGAAGGGAAACTGTCCCTTCCTACAGATGAAGCATCTGCACAGTTTATCGTTAAATACGATAGAACTGTTAAATCTGGCGTTGCAATTTCTAATAAAGCAGATAAATTCCCATCAACTGTAAAACTTACTCTGAAGGCTCTGGCTGTAGATCCGTGTTCTGCAGATACTCTGAGAGCATGCTATATTGTTCTGCCTTCCTTCCAGGTATCTCCGGAAGTTGAAATTAGTCTTACAACTGATGCACAGCAGGCTTACAGTGGTTCTCTTCAGGTGGATTACTGCTCAGCTGATAAAGCTTTGTATCACATCTATATGGCTGAAGAAGACGAAGAATAATTTATTTTCATGGCTAATACGTATCAAAGCGTATTAGCTAATTTTAATTAAGTAAAGCGGAGGTAGTCATATGTTACGTGATAATAAGACATGTATTTTGTGTAAAAATCTATACACATTTTGTAATCGATGCGAAGAATTTGATCATCTCCCAAGATGGATGGCACTTTACTGCTCGAATAATTGCAGAGAGATATTTATGACTGCCACAAATTACAAAGCAGGAGAAATTACAAAAGAACAAGCAATAGAGAGATTGTCAAAATGCGATCTTTCTGATAAAAAACAATATCATCAAAGTGTTATTGATATTTTAGATGATATATTAAAACAGGACGAAGAAGAAAAAGAATATATTAATGATGTATCTTTAGAAACAGCGAATCGTCCAAAACGCATGAAATATAGTAACAAGAAAAAATAGTATTTGAATGGTGATTAATAAAATAATAAAGGGGGTATGGTTCACTATTCGAGCTATACCCTTTTTTTACTCAAGGAGAAAAAGGATGAAAAATGAGTCTGATTTGATTAAACCGAATTTGCAATATAGACCATATACGACTAATGAAGTATGTAGAATTATTAATCCGAAACAACGAGATTTATATATAAAACATAGGGTATTTCCAATAGATATATATCCTAGTATTGATGATAATGGTAACGATATTAATGTTTATATTTTCTTAAGAGAAGAAACTAAAGAATTATATCAAGACTGGTTAAATAGAGAATTGAAATGAGGCGTATATGGAAATGGATAAAATTTTAGAGAAGAAAGTTACAAAGTATGTTATTGCTACTCTTGGGGCACCAACAATGTATGTGAAAAAAGTTTATCAACAGAAAAAATATGTATTTACTGATGATATTGAATACGCAACAAAAACAATTTCAAAAGATGTGGCACAGATCATACTTGATTATTATTATAGTGACACCGGAGATAATATGGACCTTGTGATTATTCCGGTTGAAATTACATACAGTTTGATTAATGAGCGGGTTTAATTTTATATTACTACTGCTCTATTTTTATGGAATAAAAGGAGTAAACTAATATGAATAATACAGAATTAGTAAAAGAATATTTTATTGTTTGTACTGAAAATATAGAAATTATATTTCAAGATAATACAGTAAATATATCAAATGTATGCGTGAAAGAATATCTTGAAAGAGAAAATATGGTGCGATTGAAAATACATTCAGGATACATTAATAGTACGATATTAGATAAACATAAAGATAAAAGTAAAATAAGGAAAATAATAATTCATAAAAATATTATAAATAAGCAAGAGATTTATAATCAGGAAGATTGTGTACGAAATGAAATTGAAGAATTTATTTTTGATGAATGTTATATTGATAAAATAATTATAAATGATAATTGGGATGATAATTATAATATATATTTTGAAATATCGGGACGGTATATCAATGAGTGATGTATTGAAATTGACGTTAGATCAGTCTGTCTTGGACAAATATAATACATATTATTTTTTGCAGCATCCAAAAGCCAAGAAAATACCAATTGAAAAACCATATCATCCTTCTATAAATACATGGTGTATTTTACCACGAATACAAATGAACGCTCTTAAACAGAAATGGAAAGATTTCGTGAAGTTTTGGGTTAAGTTAGAAGGATTAGAAAATAGGCAGTTAGACAATTTTGATATTGTTTTAACTGTCTTTTTTGACACTAAAAGAAGGCACGATGTAGATAACTTGACGCCAAAGTTCATTTTAGATGGCTTTACTGAGGCCGGGTTAATTGTTGACGATGATGAAAAGCATTTACACTCTCTCACTTTAAAAACTGGATATGATAAAGAAAATCCACGAACTGAGATTGAGTTTATAATCAAATAAATATAAAGATATAATTTTATATAGAAAAATCGCATCTGGTTTGATGCGAATTTTTCTTTTTCTTGTAATCCTGCACTTCTACTTTTTGTAGAAGAGGCTTTTAACTTCTACACCATTCTTAATACTGATATGGAAGTCAAGTTGTTTAATATTGTCATGCCTGGTGAGCACTAATATTAACACTATGGTTCCGCACAATATAATCATTGCGAGAAGAATAAATGATAATATTACATTCATTTATTTATTCTCCTTTGTACAGGGCGCATAACTTGCACTCCGGCAAGCTAAATATAAAGTCGTGCAACGGATTATAATGCGTATACCTATAATCACTTTCATATTCAGTATTAAGTATAATGGTAAAAACAACGAAAATCAACAAAATTATTATATATAATACGGAAACAAAAGGAGAATAAATATGTCTGAAAAAATTGAAAGAAAAATAGATGTAAAAGAATTTGTTCGCAGATATGATATGTTGAAAACTGATGAACAGAAGAATCAGTTTGTTGAATCTGTCATATGGAGAAAGTATTGTCCAATACTTGAAAAGAAGGTTATTCTTCAGTCTATGTTAGAGAAGACAATTATTAAAACAGATAAGAATGTATCGTATATTGATGTATTTCTGCAGAAAGTGAATTTCGTTACTACTGTTCTGTTGTTATATACAAAAATAAATATTGAGAAAAATGAAAATAGCGAATCAAACGCATTTGAAGATTATGATATGTTATTTGAAAGAAATATTATGAATATTATATGTGGAATTATTGGGGAACGTGAACTTAATGAACTAATGTCCGTTCAAGGATCTATTATTGAAAACTATGAATCTGAAAACAAAACTTTGGATGCCTATATTTCAAAATATGTAAATTATTTTGCTACAACTGTAGGTGTGTTTGCAAATGAAGGAGCAAAAGAATTGGTTAGTTTATTGAATGATAAAGATAAGATAATGGATATTGTAAAAAGCATAAAATAAACATGGAGGTGTAGTAAATGGGAGGTATTCCAAGCTTAATGGTATTAAAAAATGCATTAGAGCAAGTACAAAGAGATGCTCCAAAAGTCATACCACAAAAAATTGCATCTATGGCTGCTCCTATAATATATCAAGATATAAAAAATATTTTTGATCAATGTGTAGATAAATTTTATGCTGCATACTCTCCTATTTATTATAGAAGAACAAATAGTTTAAAAAAAGCGTACAATATTACGCTTAACGGAACATACATAGGATGGGAAGTAGGATCTGATTTAATGCCTGATTCTCATAGAGTAAGCAGTGAATATATATTTGAACATGTATTTGAGGAGGGATGGCATGGAGGAGCTATTCGTGGAAAAAATCATCCAAATCCTGACACACCATGGTGGAGAACACCTCACCCGTCTCAAACAACTGGTATTCCATGGCGTATATGGGGATCAGTTGCTTATTCTTCAATGTCTGCTTCAAATATGATTGAATCTGAAATTAATTCATATAAAAACAGTGATCGTATAAAAAATGTATTGGATAGTTGTGCTGATAAAGTACTATCTACATATTTGTTATTTAGAATGTTTAGTTAAAGGAAGTTGGTGAAATTATATGGGAATAAAAAATGGTGGTATTGACATATCGGATGCAGTAAAAGGCGGAGATATTCTTGCAAATAAACTAGATGAGCCGATCAATAAGATAGATAAACTTACAGAAAGTTTAGAAAAATTAGATAAAGAAAAATCGAATATAAAACCAAAAGTTGATACATCAGGATTGAAAAAATTGGAAGGTATTAAAGATATCGAAGTTCTTGTAACGCCAACTCTTTCTAAAAATGCTGAAAAAACAATTAAAGATGGAATACAAAAAATTGTACACAGCGTTAATAAAGACTTTACTCGAAATAAACCTCCAAAAGCAAATTGGAACACTATAGAGAAATACGTTCCAGAGTTAGACAATTCTGGAAAGCGTACAGTAAAAACTTATGTTACTAATTATGAAAAAAGAATAGGTAAGACACTATCTGAAGTAGAAAGAACAGAACTCACAGATAGATATACAAAAATAAAAAGAATTGAAAAGGCAATTACGCAATTAGAAAGTGAATTCACTCAGCGCACAGGTTCGTTTCCAAATATTTCATCAATGAATCCGGATGCAATTAAGAAGTATAGAGATTCAGCTCAATTATATTATTCATTGATAAAAACATTAAATGAAATAAATAAAGATGACGGTAAGCAATTACGAAGCGATGTTATAAAAAAAATTAATAAAGTAGATCCAAAATCTCAATATGATAAAATAAGGCAAGGATTAATACAGAGTATTTATGATGGATCTGGAATCCATAAGTATATTAATAGTGTAAATGAAGGAAAAGAATTTAGTTCTACACAGTTTGAAAAGTATACTAAAAAACTAGATGAAGGAATAGCAGCGTTAGAGTATTCATATAGCGACAATGCAAAAGAGGCATTAAAAAATCAAAATGAATATAATAAAATGTTTGGTAAAATGTCTCGTTTTCGTACACAAAAACCAGAGCAAGCTAGAAAGAATGTAAACAAGATATTAAAAGATTATCAAGGTAAAACAAGAGAAGCGAAGGATCTTGAAATCGCGTTGGATGAATTAGAAACTCCTACTAAAATTATGAATTTCTTAGGAGATTATGCTGTATATAAAAAACATGGTAATAAGCCTAATGATATAATTGAAAATTACATTCAAGGACTTAGTAAAGAATACGAATTGGCTAAAAGTACGATTTCTGATGTTCTTTTTATGACAGACGAGCAGTTCTCTAAAAAGCTGGCAGAAATTCAGGCTCCTAAAGTTGACACAAAACCTTTGCAAGAAGAAGCAAAGGCAATCGTAGATGCGAATAACCAGGAAGCTGAATCAGAAAAGAAACTTGATGAAACGAAACAAGAGGTTGCTAAACAGAAGAAAAAAACTGAAACGGCAAATTCTAAAAAGAAAAAACAAGAAGAAAAACCTAAAGTAACAGATAAGCAAAAATCAGAAGAAAAACCTGTATCAAATACTCCTTCTACTCCAATTTCTCATAAACCAAGTCAATCTCCTGATGCTCCTGACGCTTCTAATCAAACTCCAGCGTTACCACAGACAAATACAGAAGAGTCAAATGAACAGCTTGAAAATGAATCAAAAGCATTTGAGAAAGTTGAAAAAGCTGCTGGAAAAGCTGCTACTGCAAAAGAAAACTTTAATAGTGCGAATCAGATGGTTGCTGCCGGTGCAGAGAAGTCTTCACAAGCAATAGAAAAAGAACGAAAAGAAATGAAAGCAGTCACAGAAGACGCTATTCCTGCAAAAGGAGATTCTGATAAGCTAATAACTATAAAGGATTCTGATGGGAATATTCGTTCGCATACTCAAGTAAAAACAGAAAAAGATCAAAATGCATATATTACCACTTCTACCACTTACTCTCCTACAGATGAAGGAACATTAGAAGTATCTTCAGAACGTATTGTTGAAGACATGAAGCGTCTTAAAACAGAAGCAGAAAAAGAATCTGTAAAAGTACAAAAAGCAAATGAAAAATTAGATAAATTCCTTGCTAATATAGACCTTCAAATGGGCGGCAAAATTAATGCAATGCAATTAGATGGATATATGGGATTAAAACATATATTTTCTGTTGATGAAATCGACGGTCTTGCTCAATCCATGGAACGTGTTGAAGCAGAAAAGAAAAAGATATTTTCTTCTTCTAAAACAAATCAGAAAGATTTATTTGGTGTTAATAATTTGCAATCAACAGTAAGTAGCGTTGTTAGTGCTTTTAATGCTTTAAATGATCCATCAGACGAATTGTCTGAGTCAGTAGGTAGGATGTTAGATTTAAATGAAGAATTAAAGGATGCATCTGGTATCTACGAACAAGCAGAAGCTGCTGGTAAACTACGCGACTCAATTTCTGAATGTAATACACAAATAAAGCAACAGCAAAATTTAGAAAAAGACAACAAAAGAATATCTGATTCTAATAAAAAGAATGCTTTACTTGATGAAAAGAAAAAGGCAAAAGAACAAGAACTGAATGATCTTGAACAACGATTGAAAGACTCTTTCAAGTATTCTGATCAAGTTGCGTCTCAAATAGAAAATCTTCGTAATATATTATCTGGTGCATCTACAAATCTTGATTTATCTATATTTGATGCAAAATTCAAGTCTTTAAATAAATCAGAACAATCATTACCAATTGTTACAGAAAGCTTTAAATCTAACTGGGATAAATGGCTCTCAATTATTGACAAGAATAATGCATCTGAAAATTTTGGTAATATAAACCTGCCTACAGAAAGCACTTCTGCTTTTAATAATGTTGATGCGATATATGAATACATAACAAACAAAGTAAAACAAGCGATAAATCTTTCAAAGAATATATCTAAATTACAAAATGATTTATCAAAAGAAATAAGTAAATCTTCTGATCAACAAAATTCGCAAATAATTGAGGATTTAAATAAAAATATTAAATCTGACAAAAAATCTTTAGACTCAATTATTAGTAATGATCTTTTTAAAGATAAAGATAAATTTATTTCAAAAGACATTGCTAATGCATATAGAGATGCAGAATTAAACTTAAGAAAATCTACAGACAATCTCAAAAATACAAAGGATAATCAAGAAGTAAAGAAACCGATTATTGATCAATACGATAAGGCTCTTGCAAAAGTAAAAGAGTTAGAAAAAGCTCAGAATGAATTATTCTCTCTTCAAGGTAAACAAGCAAACAATCCGTTCGCAGACTATACGTCTGAAATTGAAAATGCAAAAAATAAAGTTTCCGCATTAAAGTCCGAGGTAGATACTTTTTATAAAAGTGATTTCTTATCTAAAAATAAAAGTATCTTAGGTCCTGATAAAGTAGATAAGTATAATGAATCATATACAAAGGCAATTGAGAATTCAAAGAACAACAATGATAATCTTGTAGAAGCTATGAAGAAATCTTACACTGCTATGAGAGATTCTGAGAATAAAATTCTACAAATGTCCGGTAAAAATAATTCTCAATTTCTTTCAGGAGATATTGATAAACAGATATATGCAATGGAAGTTGTTAGAGCATCTTATGAAAGTTTAAAAAAAGAAGTTAATAATATCTACGGACAGGATTTCCAGCAAAATGCTATTGGTAATATTCAGTCTATTTTTGATTCAAAAACTACTGATTCATTAGCATCTAATAATCAGAAAATTACTAATCAGTTAGAAACATTTGCATCTAAGATAAAAGAAACAGGATCTATTTCTGCTCAGGCAAAAAATGATATTGCTAGCGTACAGGAAGAAATTAATAAATTAACAAGAGATTATAACGGAGATGCGTCTACATATAGCCAGAAGTTTATAGAAGCAAGTCAAAAAGCATCAAACACAATGGCTTTTTGGAAAGATGGATTTGGCGGAAAAGCGCTTAACATTGAAGAGCAAATTTCAAATTTAAATAAGCTTGCTAATTCTTCAGATAAAGTAGCATCTTACACTACAAAAATTAATTCATTTGCAGAAGCTTTTAATGGTATTTTATCAAACGATACAACTGACACTGATGAAAAAATAAAACAGTTAGATGAACTGTCAGATAAAATCAAAGAATTTTCTAAAAATGCAAAAGCATATGATAAGACTAACAGTAAAGGAACTCTCATTTCTGGTAGCGAAGGTATTACAAAAGATATATCTGATGTTATTGCAGGAGTAAAACAATATGCAGAATTAAATTCTCTTGGTAAGGAAGTATCATCTAAAGTAAATGAAAATGCAGGTACTGCGACAATTCAATTTCAAAACGAAGCAGGAGCAATCACAACTGTAACTGGTACATTACAAACATATAATAATGCACTTCGTATTACATCTACAGAGCAATCAAAAGCTAATGCATCATTCAAAACATTTGGAAGTGCATTAAGAAGTATTGCTGGTGGAAGTCTTAAAGACATTATGCAAATGGTTACTTCATATGTAAGTAGCTATAGAATTATATCTACAATGATAAATCAACTTCAACAAGGATTTTCAACGCTTAAAGCATATGATGATAATCTTACTACTATTAGCTATACAATGGATATTACCAAAGAACAGCTTAATAGTTTAGGTCAATCTGCTATTGATATGGCGCAGGATCTTTCTATGTCTCTTGAAAATGCAATGGATATCTATCAGATTTATGCAAATATGAATACCACTGCAGAAGAGATTAATGAAACTGCAAAACCTACAGCTATTCTGAGTAACTTAAGCGGCGTTGATACTTCTACTGCTGCTGACCAGGTACAAGGCATTTTACAGCAGTTCAATATGCTTGAAGATGGATCTCAAAGTGCTGCAGATGCTTCTATGCATGTAGTTGATGTATTGGATAAGATTTCATCGAACGTCGCAATAGATTATGCGCGTGGAATAAAGGTTATTTCTGATGCTGTGCAAGCTTCTGGTCAGGTTGCATATGATGCAGGTATGTCTTATGAACAGTTAGCTGCTGTTTCTGCAAAAGTGGCCGAAAGAACACGTGAAGATGGTGGATCCATCGGAAACGCAATAAAGACAATTGTTACTAGAATATCAAAAGTCGGTAAAATGCCGCAATATGCTTCAGATGTAAGTAATGAAGAATTATCTAACGCTTCTAAATCTCTTCATGAAGTTGGAATTGAAGTATACAATGTTGACGGATCATTCCGTGATCTTGACGTTATTTTGAGTGAACTGAGTGCTAAGTGGGATACTCTGTCCGACGCACAGCAAAGTAACATTTCATATAACGTAGCAGCTTAATTTGGGCTGAATATATAGAAATATATATTAAGAATACATCTAACTGTGGGAACCCTTAAAGCTTTTTATACTACAATATTATTGAAAAGTAATATGAATGTTATAAAAAATAAGAAGATGCAACAATAGGCAATCCACAACGAAGCTCCTAAATATAATTTTTATATATGGAGAACGCTTAACGACTATCCCCATGTCGGGTTATAGACTAGAGAATAAATATCTATAACAATAGGAGTACGGCTTAACCGCAAATGAAGTAGGTGAAAATCCCTTAAATGGAAATGGTGTACCCTGAACAGGTAATGCTGAAGGTGAAGATATAGTCTAGACTTATATGAAAATATAAGGATATTGTTAATTAATGATAGAATAATGAAAAAATATGATAAAGAATATTCTACTCAATATACTCCAGAAAAGGAATATTTATTGAGTATCGGTATAAAACCTTCGTTTACAAAAGTAATAAATGAAGTAACAACATATAAGTACACGAAAACGTCAGAGCTATTTAAAGCCCTGGCGATTTTTTATGCAAAAAATTGATAATACAAAGGAGATAATATATGAAGTGGACAAAAGAAAACGAAGATAAATTAAAAGAATTATGGAAAGATAAAACAGATAAAGAATTGTCTGAATTTTTTCAAACTACAGAAGAATCTATAAAAGCTAAAAGAAGAAGACTTCGTTTAATTAGAAAAGAAAAAACTGTAAACAATACAAAAATTTATACATATCAAGAAGTAAAAGAATTATTTGATAAAAAGGGTTATACATTACTTGATACAGTATATGTAAATTACACAACTAAAATGAAGTATATATGTAAACAACATCCTGATTATGGCATACAGCAAATTAATTTATGTGACTTATTAAGAGGAATAGGATGTTTTATGTGCGGAAGAGAAAAGACAATAAATTCTCATAAAAAAAATAATGATTATTGGAAGGAAGAATGCAAGAAAAGAGATTTTACATTTGTAGAATCTTATAGTAAAAATAACCATACATATATAAAATATATATGTAACAAACATAAAAATGTTGGTGTTCAAGAAAAGTTTTCAGGAAATTTATTAAAAAGCACAAGTTGTCCTCATTGTAAAAGTCATTTCTACGAAAATATGATCGGACAAATACTGGATATGTGGAATTTAAAATACACAAGAGAAAAACGATTTAGCGATTGTAAGGATAAATACACTCTTCCGTTTGATTATTATTTAGATGAATATAATATTGCTATAGAATACGACGGAGAATTCCATCATAAATCAATTAGAATAGGAAATAAAATGTCAGAACAAGAAGCAAATAACAGATTTGCAGAAGTTCAAAGAAGAGATAAAATAAAAACAGATTACTGTAAACAAAATAATATTAAACTTATTAGAATTCCATACTGGGACCAATTATTTATGGATGATATATTATTTGATATGTTTATAAAATATGGAGTTTTTATAGAAGAATAAAAGGAGAAAATAATTAACAATATCGGTACGATCTTGCGAATCGTATTTAATTTATCGACAAGACAGTCATCAAAATTCAAAAATATACTTACAGCCTGGTCAGATGCTATGTCTTTAGCTACAGAAGCAACAAATTCACAAGGAAATGCACTTGAGAATCAGGCAAAATACGAAGAATCATTTACAGGTAAGATAACTAAAATAAAAGCTCAAATGGATGAGTTCTGGTTGTCATTCTATGATTCTGCAGGAACTAAAAACATACTGGATTTTGTAATAAGTCTTACAGAGGCGTTTACAGATCTAGCACAAACAGTTGGACCAATCAAAACTTTGGTAGCCACAATCGCTGGCTTATCATTTGGTAAAAATGGTCTTTCACAATTATTTAAATTCTTTAAGTCCGGAGGACTTAGCAATGCCGTAGCTCAGCCAAATCCAGGCTGTTATTCCCGATATAACTTATGGGGCTGTTATTGTAAAGAGAACCACATAATGGCGTGGTAATCAATGCAGTGATTATGATCGGCATAAAATAAATACAGGATTAATTCGTCGAAGCCGCTACAGCGAAAAAGGATGAAACAAAAGCATATTTATAGAAATATATTTATGTTCCGCGGTGACGCACGAGCCAACCTAACTTACGTTTAGTAATATGTGATACGTTAGTAGAAGTTGCGCAAGCAATGGCGAGGGAAACATATAAAAAGTTAGGAAGTGTAGAGAGAGCACCCTTCCTGAGAGTATATACATGCCATAATTGTATATGCTTTTAATGAATGTTCCAAGGTAAAAAAATAGTGGTATTCCACTCGGCACTACTCTTCTGCCGTTTGCTGATGAAGGTAAAAACAGTTTGCATATTTAATTATTTATGATATAATCATACAAATAATACAAAGGATTATATCAATATGAGAATAGATAATTCAGTAAAAACTTATGCTCCTATAGCTCCGCCATATTTTTCTGATAGGATTCATATGAATGCTTTATATGAAGTTCCAGAACAGTTGGCATGCTTATTTACAAAAGGATTAGAAGCTTTAAGCAGATCGTTGTACGAAAAACAAATAGATCCTTCTAAGTATCTTCCGGTTAATTTAATTTTTTCTAAAGATGGAAGTTTTTCAGTGACAGAAGAAATTATTACAACATATGGGAGATGTATGCCATTGATTATTTATTCAATGGAAAAAATCATTAGATGCAATAATAAACATATGCAATTATTTATTTTTATTGAAGAATTAGTACATTATTATTTTCAAGAGATAAATGAAACAATAGTAAAAAAGCATACTTTTGAAATAGTGAAAACAGTATTTCCAGAAATGACAATTGAAGAGGTGATATCATGGATGGTGAATTGGAATTAATGTTTATATGTAAAGATAGATATCAAATAATCGATTCTAGCACAATTATATGTCATGGAATATGTATTGATGATAATAAAATATTTTATAAAGATGATAAAGAGCAGAAAGAATAATCTGCTCTTTTAATGTTTTACGTATTATGAAGTAGATGAGTCGCTAATATCTTTAACAAAAATCAACTCTTTAAAATAAGTAATAGTGTCAATATTAAAATCATTTTCCAAACATTGATATAAATAATTTGTAATATTATAATTTTTAATACGATCTTCTAAATCATTATAAAAATGGTCTATAAATTCATATACAAAATGATAGCCGCAATCTTCATAATACCCGAAAAGAAAAAGCTTAGCAAAAATATTCATTTTATCAAATATTGACATCTCGCGGTTGTGAGCAATTCTTATATATTTAAGTATTTCATTGATTTGTTCTTCTTTTGTACTTAAAAAATCATTTATTATATTTGGGATACCATTATTTTTATAGTATTCTATTAATAATTTTTCACTTATATAACAAGCATGAAATTCACTCCATACTGTATATGCATAAAAATAATCATTATCAAGAGTATGATATTTTTGTAAGAACAACTTGATATCATACACATGAATAAATTCGTGGAATAATGTTATTATGTTATCTGGCATATTTTCACGCAATTCTACTAAAATAATTATATCTTCAGTTTTTTTTGCATTTTTATAAATAGTATGACCATTACATTGCTTATTTATATGATCATTGTTTAAAAATATATTAATGTCGTTTTGAATATCATTGCATACATATATATTATCAATACTCATTTCTTGTATGCTATAAGCGTTTTTATTGAAATAATCGTATGTTTCTTTAATGATTCTTCTGTCGTTTTCATTATTTGTAATCATAGTGTATATCCTTTTGGTAAGTTTACGGCCTCCACTCATAGCCACATTTCTGGCATACATTTCTAGGGCTTCCGGATCCTAAAAATCCCCAGATAAGAGAATATCCTCTATTCTTTGTTCCTATAGATGTTGAACCACATTTTGGACATTTTGGAAGATTCTCGGATTGTTTTTTTTCGGATTCTTTTTGTTCACGTTCTCTTTGTAGCTTGCAATATATTTTCCACTGCGTATCATCAATAGTTTCTCGCCATCCACATTTATTACAAATAGCTTCTCCTTTTTCAGTATCTATTCTCCAATTATCTATTGCATGACAGAATGGGCATTCTCCATGGTACTCAGTCACAGACGATCTCCTGTTTTTTAACAGCGGATATCCACAATGAATACATGCTTCAGATTGATCTGATACTTCTTTACCACACTCAGGACATTTTATTAACATTGAAATCGCTCTCCTTTTTTATTTATATTATACATCTTATTTATCATATTGTCATTAAGTAATATCGGGAAAATTATAAAAGCAATACAGACTTCTAACATAGATGATTTATATAAACTGTTAAAAGGGACTGGTTCCGTAGAAAAAGCAGCAGAATTGTTATCAAAATATTCAAATCTTGGTAAAGATACTAACGTTCAAGCATTATATAAAGCATTCAATCTTGGTGATATAGCTGAAGCAGAAGCTGCTCTCAATAATGTCGGTACCGCAGCAACTGGTGTCGGTGGAAAACTTGCAGAAATGGCTAGCACTGGTAAGAATGCTCTTACTGGACTGTGGACGGTTATAAAAGGCGTTGTAACTGCATTTCCTCTTCTTACAGGAGCTATTGTAGCATCTGCAGCGGCATTTGCAGTATTTAAAAAATTAGATGATAAATTTGTTTTCACACAAAAAACTGCAAATAAGCATTTTGACGAATCTTCCAGTACATTCACATCTACAAAATCAGAATTAGATTCATTAAATTCTCAGCTTGAAACAACAAAATCAAGAATTGCTGAATTAAATGCAATGGAAAATTTATCTATTGTTGATCAGGCAGAATTAAGTAACTTGCAAACACAAAATGACCTTCTGGAAGCGCAAATTGCAATAAAACAAAAAATTGCAACTATCCAAGAAGAACAAGCTACAAAAGACGCAAAAACAAAGTTAGAAACAAAAGATAAAAAATATACATTCTCAGAAGATGGTGCTGAAACGTATACAAATAATGATATTATTGATGATACAAACAGTATGATCGAAAGAATGAAATTTGTTCAGCAAAGACGCGATGAACTTTATAAACAACAAGCAAATTTAGATCTAACAAAATTCTGGGATAAACGCGAATATAATTCTAATACAAGACAAATTAAAGAATATGAAAAAGAGATTAGCGATCTTAATAATAAGATATCTGAGAATATAACAGATATTAATGAATCTGCTTCGTATTTTTATGATGTAAACGGAAATGTTAAGACGGGATATGAGAGCATTGTTGATAGAGTAAATAATATGAACAATAATTACTCTACAGGTGTAGACGCGGCAAAATCTCAAGTAGAAAAAATCAATAACATATTTGCAAAAGCAAAATTTGAAAATGTCGAAGAAAGTCTTGTTAGATTAGGGAAGAAACAAGGAAAAGACGCTATTATATCAAAAATTTCTGAAATAGAAGGATTGTCTGATGCTTTAGATAAAGCAGGAATTAGTGCTGAAACTTTAGCAGATCAAATCATGTATATAGCGGATCCAAATGCTTATAATATAGATGGAATCAAACAAAACTTAAAAGATATTTTCTTAAAAGACGAAAATGTTTTTGGGCCAAGTTTATTTGATTTCTTTAATGATAAGACAGATAAAGAAATAGAAAACTTCTGGAATTATTATTCAACTCAAAATCTTGATGGTTCTGATTGGAATCTCGAAGATATTTCTTATAATTTTAAGAAAGCACAAGATGCAGCAAAAGAAGTGCTTCAAGAAAATCCAATCTCCTTAGAGGATTTATTAGATAAAGGCGAAGAGGCTCCTTCTACTATTCAAGATATTACAGACAAATTACAGTCTAATATATCATCTATAAAATCCGCTATGGATTCTTTGAAATCTGGAGACTTTAAGAGTTCTGATATTACAGATTTGATTCAACAATTTCCGGAACTTGCATCTGAGACAGATAATCTTGAACAAGGATTGTCTAAATTAACATTATCAAATCTTAACGAGTCACTTATTGGTATTCGTGAAAAAACTAAAGATATAACAGATCCTGAAAAAAAGAAGAATGTTGAGAAATACATACAGACATTATTGGATTCTGTGAATATGTCGGATATTAGCTTTGATAATATCCAGAAAATTATAAGTGACAATTTATTTGCTTCTGCCGGTTCTGATTTTAATAAGGAAATTCTTGGTAATAACATTAATAAATTAATGTCACAATATGCCGGTGATGAAAACGCAATGACTGCAATTTTGAAGCTTTCAGCAGATCCGTCAATGGCATATGCAACAATTACTGAATGGATTGCCAAAATTGAATCATTAAGACCTCAGATTGAAATTGATGTCAATACACAGAAATTAGCAGATCTTGGAAAAGATTTATCATATATTCAAAATGATGCTTCTCGAATTCAGTCAGATATGGATAATAAAACTGCTCTTGGATTAAAAGTAAATGAATCAGACTATGCGAAATTAATATCTAATGGTAATGATCAGATTACAAATCTTAAAGAGCAAATTAAAGAAAATGAGAATCTTAAAAAGTCGTATAACGATAATCCTGAAAAAGCAAAAGAATATCAAAATGCTATAGATGAATGCAATGCATCTATAGATAATATGCTTGTTAGTCAGTATGAGTGGACTGAAGCTATGCAGAATCTTCCGGTGACAAATGCTGAAAATCTCTCTTCTTCTCTCTCATCTGCAATGAGCGAACTTCAGTCTGAAACAGGATTAACGAATGATTCAATAAAAGCGCTGAATACTCAGTTTAGTGACCTTGAAGGATACGATCCGTCTTCTGTATTCTATTTATCAGCTAAAGGTGTAAAAGTCAACACTTCTGCTCTTAAAGATTTTATCAATCAACAAAATTCCATTCAGGAAGGTAAATTTACTGAAGAAATCAACCGTCAGAAAGATGCTATTAAGTCTTATCAGGATCAAATAGGATTAGGAAATACTGATTCTAAATTACAGGCAATGCAAAGTAATCTTGAAGGATTAATGCAGAGACAAGCTCAATATTTTGCTCAGTATAAATCTCAGATGGAACAAATGTCTGATTTCCAGGCAATTCAAGATGCTAAGAACACAAAGAATGCCGGAAGTAATTATGATCAGATGATTTCTGATTTAAAGACCGCAAAAGAAGCATATGATAAAAACTTAGTTGGAACAGATGATTTCAAAACTGTTGCTAAGTACTTATCTCCTAACGGTTTTGAAGACGCTGCTAACTTTGCAGAAAACTATGCAAAAGCTCAAAGATATCTTACAGAAGATTCTTCTAAAGGTGTAGTAAACTTCTTAGAAGATTTAAATAAAAAAGGATACGCTACATATGAAACTCTTGCTAACGGAGTAAAGTCTTGGAAAATTAATATCGAAGATGCTAAAAAGGCAGCTTATGATATGGATATGGGACAAGAATTCTTTAATGATGTTCTTGCTAAAACACAGGATTATGGATTTGTTGATACTACTGTTCTTTCTGAAACAGAAGGAACAGAAAAGATACAGGAAGCAAATACAAAACTCGTAGATGCGTATGCAAAACTTGCTGAAATGCAATCATCAGGCGCTTCCGAAACAGCAATTGCAGATCAAATGGCAGTTATTGAGCAGTTAAAAGGTCAGGTTATTGATTTGACCACTGCTACAGAAACATATAAACAGGTTTCCGCAGAATCATATGCAGAAGGTCTTTCAAGTTTAAAAGATCAAGTATCTTATTTAAATAAAATAAGAAAAGAAGCTGAAAAATCCGGAAATACTCAATTAGCAGAAGGTCTTGGTAAAGTAATTGAGAATCTTGGAAAAGAGTACGGCGTAAAAATTACCAACTTCGAAGTTGACGAAACTTCTTTAAATCAAGCAATAAAAGACGCAGGAATTGGTTCTATAGAAAATCCATTATCAGCTGAAGACTTAGGATTATCTTTATCACCAGAAGAAACTAAGAATTTTGACACAACAAAATTTAAGTTGATAGAACAAAAAGATGCGTTTAAAGACTATTTCGATGTACTGCGCCAGTATAGTGCAGAAGATTTACAGAATATCAAATTAGAAAATGGACAATATGATGTATCTGGTGATATGACAGCTGCCGAAGATGCTTTACAGGCAATTGCAGATCAGGCCGGATTATCACAAGAACAAGTATCTCAGCTTTTGAACGCACTACAAGCTATTGGTGCTTTAAAACCAAAAGTTGATGTTGATACTCAGTCTGTACAAGATGGTATTACTAAGCTTGAAAGGATGCAGGAACTCGGTCAGATTAATTCAAATATTGATTTGACCGCCAATATTTCTGAAATGTCAGATGACGAGCTTTCACAAAGATATACCGATCTGATTAATATCAAAGCAAAACTTGTTCCAGAAACAGATGAGTACGATGCTATATGTTCGTTGATAGAACAAACTGAAATACAACAAAAAGTAAATCTTGCTTTAAATAATACAAATGGCGATATTGATGCTTTACTTGGTATGGAAGATCCTGAATTTGCTGTTAAATGTGGTGTTGACGTTAATGATGAAGGTGCTACAGAAAAATTATCTGCAATACGTGAGTCATTACAGACAATTAAAGAAGGCGCAGATGCATCTGTTACAGTCAGGATGGCTGAAGACCAATTTGGTCAATTACTTGCAAGCCAAAATACTACAGAAATTACGATTGATGGTAATAATGAGCCAGCAAAAGAAAAAGTAGACGAAACTGTAGAATACGCAAAAGACCAAGAACCACAAATTAAAATTGATGCAGACCCATCTCAGGCTATAGATGTAGCAAACACAACTGTTGCAAACATTAATCATAGAACTGCAACCATTAAAATTGATGGTAATACAAACAATCTTATAAATGCAGTAAATGCAGCTGTTGCAAGCATAAATCATAGAACTGCTACTATCACAGTAAATAAAAGTGGTAATGGGGTTGCTCATGGTACAATGTCGTCTCCATCTTCAGTTCCTACACATGCTTATGGAACAGCATATAATGCAATTAATTATAAGAATGCATATTCAAATGGAAAAGTAGCATTAGAACATGACGAAGTTGCTTTAGTAAATGAGTTAGGTCGTGAGTCAATTGTCCGTGGGGATAAATGGATGTTACTACCTCCTGGAATGCATACACAGGCATTAAAGAAAGGCGACATAGTTTTAAACGCACAACAAACAGAAGATCTTATGAAGCATGGTAAAGCAAAAGGACATGCTCGTGCCCTTGCGTCCGGTACATTAGCTTATAATGGTATGCCTGCTTATGCTACCATAAATAGTTCAGGACAAACTATTGGCGGTAATAAAAATACAACATCAGATTCATCGACTTCTAAAGACTTAGAAAAAGCCGCTTCCGATCTTTCTTCTTCTGCAGATTCTATTTCAACAGCCAGCGAAGCACTCTCAGACCTTATCAAGAAAATCTCTGATAATGTTAAAGATTGGATTGAAACACTCATATCCAGAACAGAAAGTAAGATCAACCTGTACAAGGCAATTTCCGAAAACAAGTCTTCTATCAATCAGAAGAATAAGAATATCACTCTTGCCGAAACGTTAACAGGCAAAGAAGTAAAATATTATAAAGATGCTTATAAAAAATACATGGCTTATGCCGACAATGTTGCTTCTCAGGTTGGATTATCTGCTGAACTAAAAAAGAAAGTTCAAGAAGGTATTGTAGACATCCAACAGCTTTCAGAAGACGAACTGAGCAAGGTGGAAGCATATTCAAAATGGTATGACAAGGCTATTGCCGCCCGTCAGTCAGCAGAAGAAAAATATGCTGAACAGGTAGAACTTGCCGCACAGAAACTTTCTAATATATTGGATGTATACGATTCTTATATAAATAAGAATAAAACAGGTCAAGATTTAGTCAGTGCAAAATTGGATTACCGTGAAACAAGCGGTATGACCATTTCTCCTGGTTCCGGCTATACAAAACTGATCCAGCAACAGATTGCATATGAAAAGAGCAATATTGCAATGCTGAAGGCTGAATACAATGCATATAAAAAGCAACTTGCAGAATACGGTAAGAAATATGGTACAGAATCAACAGCATACCGCGAAATGCAGGCCAATCTTACTGGTGTTGGACGGGCTTTATATGAGAGTATGACATCCCTTACAGAATGGACGAAAACACTGGATGAGTCCAGAGAACAGATTACGGAATGGCGTGTTAATAAATATAGTCGCGTATCAGATAAGTTGGATGCTGCTACGAATTATAAAGAAGTTGCTGATGGTTATACTGTTACTGAGCAAGACTACAGAGAGCAGATTAAAAATAACAACAGTCAGATTGCAGCTCTGTATAAGGAACGTGAAGAAAAAGCTAAGAGCATGGAGAAATATGCATATAACAGCGAAGAATATCAGAAGTATGCAGATGAAATTTCTCAGCTTGACGTAGAAATATTGAATCTTTCTGCTGATAATGAAGAACTTAAGAATTCAATGATGGAACTTCGTTGGAAGCCGTTTGATGATGCACAGGAAAAATTGAGCAATCTTGTGTCTGAATATGATTCTCTTCGTGACCTTATGAATTCTGATACATTCATTTCTGATTCGGATGGTTCATTTACAGAAAATGGCTTGACTAATCTCCTGCTTCTCCAGGAAAGTATTGATGCCACCAAAACCAAGATGGCGAATTACAGAAAGCAGATTGATAATCTCAATGAGCAATATGCAAACGGTAACTGGTCACAGGAAGAATATAATGAAAAGCTGAAAGAGTTACAGGATGGTCTTCTTGACTCTGCTAAAGCTGCTGAAACATATAAGCAGTCTATACTTGATTTGTATGAGGAACAGCTACAGAAGAAAAATGAGTTAATGCAGGAAGATATTACTGGATACAAGAACGCTCTGGACGCTAAGAAAAAATATCATGATTATGATAAACAACTGAAAAATCAGACTAAGGAACTGAATATTCTGAAAGCACAGGCAGCAGCCCTTGAAGGTGTTACGGATGCCAGTTCAAAAGCCCGTCTTGCTAAAATCAAGGCTCAGATTGCAGATGCAGAGGATGAACTTGAAGAAACCAGATACAATCATGAATATGAAATGAAGTCTGATGCATACGATCAGTTGAGTGAAGATATTGACAAGAATCTTGATAACACTCTTAATTCTCTGCGTACTAACACAGAGATGCAGAATCAGGTTATTGACAGTATGCTTGCACAAGTAACTACATCGTATGAAAGTACTTTTAGTAATCTTGATTCTATTATTGAGAACCATGGTCTTGTGTTATCAGAAACTTTTAATGATTCACTTGATACTGTTGAACAGAAGCTAAAAGAAGTTTTAGAGCAATCAAAATCTGCATATGAGGAAGTTTCCAATGTGTTCAATACCGGAAGCGCTAAAGATACAAAAGCAGATACAGCAGTTCAGGCTTCCAATAATACTGGACTTAAAGTTCTCACATCTGGAAACACTTCTAAAGTTGCAGATACTGTGAATAACAGTAATAACTCTTTAGGTGGTGGAACTGGTATTGAATATGTTTCAGCCGATAAGGTTATTTTAGACCAGTCAAGAGTGACGATGTTTATTGGTGATAAGATCACTTTAAAAGCAAATGTCATTCCGGAAAATGCTCCTGCGAATTTCACATGGTCTTCAAGCAGTCCCAAAGTTGCAAAAGTTCTAAATACAGGTGTTGTCACTGCTGTCTCTAAAGGTACAGCAATAATTACTGTTGAGGAAGCACGTTCTAAAAAGAAATCTACTTGTAAAGTTACAGTTGTTGAAAAGCCTGGCACGTTCGGGACTTTGGCAGATAATAACAACGCGACTCAAAATGATGAGTTGAAGTGGACTGGAAGTTTAGAAGGAAATAATACAACAACAGGAACAACAAATACAGATATATGGTCTGGTATTGCAAAAGATACATCCATGAAAGGTAATAGTAGCCTTAGCAAGGATGTATCGATCGTAGATAGAATGGCTTATTATGGCTATAAATCTGATAACGCTGCTAGAACACAACTTTGGAAGAATCTGAAAGGATCTGGCACGTATTCTGGTACTGCTACTCAGAATATTTGGTTGTTAAACCAGTTAAAGAAAGCAGGATATTCAAAAGGTGGTATCGTTGACAACTATATCCCGGCTAATATGTTAGGATTCCTCGGTGAAGCTGTGATAGCAAATGGCGATAAAGGAGTCATTGGAATTAAACCTGGGGAATATGTAATACCTGAAGAATTTGCGAAGAACATAAAGCCTTCTATGGATATTATGAAAGCATTTAGTGAGAACATAAATAAATATGCTACATATTACAATAATACGGAAAATGCTCCTATAGTACATTATGATTCTTTGATTACTGTGAATGGTAATGTTGACAAAAATGTAATGGATGATTTAAAGGCATTATCGAAACAGCTTGTAAATAACAGAGAATTCGTTAACAGTATGACCGGAAAGATAAGTAATAATATTGCAAAAGATGCTTATGCTGCCGGAGTTCCAAGAAGAATATTGTAAGATGATTAGGGTAGGGAAAGTTCTCTGCCCTTATGTTGAATATGGCAATGAAAATATATTCTGGCTGTTCTCCTGTCGAAATATGGTATATAATAGAAGAAATTATATATCAGGATGGGAGAACAGACATGAGTGTAGTAAATTTGATGCTTCATAATACATGCGCTTTATTATTGAGCGATACTAAATTAAATAATAACGCTGAAAGAAATAAGATAAAAAAAATATTTAAGAAGGAGAATATACTATTAGGTTTTACAGGTAATATTCAAGATGTTTATTTATATTTACATCCGATTTTTAATAAAGACATGACTTTAAATAATGCATATGTTTGGGGGAATCCTTGTGATTTTTTCACAGAATTGGACAGAAAGTTTTATACTGCCATGGAAGATAATAAAGAGTATGATGTTGTTTTTGTTGCGGGAGCAAAATTTGGTGATAAGTATATTGCAAAAAGATATTGTTTATCGAACGAAAAAGAATTGCGATTTGCATCAGATATGATAGTATCAAGTGACGATATACAGTATTTTTATTTAGGAGAAGACGTTCATTTAAACTATTTTGAAATGAAAATGAAAGAAAATACGCCAACAAATTTGGACGATATAGTTTTATTATTTAATGACACTATAAATTATGGAGTTCAATATGATGGATCAATAAATAATCAAATTGATATCGAATATATAAACACTAATAGTTTTTTATAATAATATGGATAAGATATTTGGTAATTATAACGATATATATAAATTGATTCCATCAAAAACAGTTAAAGTTAAAGATTTTGATGGTAATGCACCCATTAGTATAAAAAAAGAAATGATAAATGCAGAAAAAGTAAATACAATACAAACAAAACTCTAAGGACTGGTTGATACGCCAGTCCTTTTCTATTGGAAAGGAAGTGAAAAAATGGTAGGGACTGATTTTTATTATGATGGATATAAATTATCTGATTTTGGAATGATCATGACAAAACCAGATGGAGAACAAAGTTTTATTAGTAGATCACTAATATCTAATGAACAAACACCTGTAAAAGAATCGTTATATATTATCGGAGTGAATTATGACGACACTCTTCAATTAGATTTTTGTATTATTAAGGATCCATGTTTATACAGTGATAACGGTAAACTTTCTCAGATGGAACTAAATGAAATACGAAAATGGTTAGAAAGCCCAAAGACATCAAAAGAATTAAAAGTTGAAAATATATTTCAATATGAAGAGGAAACAATTTGTTATTTTGGCATTTTTACAGATGTTCAACCTTTTATCGTTGGCACAAGTTGTTACGGTTTAAATTTAACATTTAAATGTAATGCACCACACGGATTTTCTGTTCCTATGACGCAAATATTACAGTATCCAAACAATAAATTTGAAAAAGAATGGCAATATGTATGTTCTAATGGTGATAAATATGATTATGTGTATCCAACAATAAAAGTATATATTAATCAGTCTGCAGGATCAAATAGTACATTGTCTATCACAAATAAATCTGACAACGAACAATCTTTAACTATTAAATTGCCAGATAAAGAATACATTACTATAGATTGCAAAAACAAACAGATACTCTCCCATTCTAATAGAATAATTCCTTTGTACGATTTAGGATTTACCAATGAAAATATATATGAAAATTTATATTCAGGAAGTACGTCAATATATTGGCCAAGATTGGTAGATGGCGTAAATGATTATATTTTTAACGTATCAAAACTGAATTCTGTAACAAAAATTGAATTTACAGCAAGATTTGTAAGGATGGTGGATGGATTTTAATGTTTACTATAGATATTTTAGGGAAAAAAGAACCATTGAAATTATATTTATCAACTCCTTATGGAAATCCTATTTTATGTCTGTCTTCAGGAATTGATGATACAACTTCAAATCTTTCTGTTGCATTAAATCAAAAATATGAGCTTACATTTTCATATAACAGTGTTGTAGAAATAGATGGAAAAATAATAAAAAGCCCTGGATATGATCTTCTAGTAGATGGTTCTTATTTAGCATTAGAAAAAGTAGGACTATTTAAAGTATCTACTCCTATAATAAATTCTGATGGAATTATTGAAACAAAAGAAATCACTGCACAAAGTTGCGACTGTGAATTAGAAGAAAAATCACTGAATGTTAAGATAAATATGGGAGAAACTGATTCTGAGGAATTTCTTATTACATATGAGGATGGTGAATCAGAACTCGTATTAAATGAATATACTGGGATTCCATATGATTATATTGTTTTATATAATACATTCCCACAACAGTTACAAGAATTTTTAGTTGATTATGATTCCGGATTCTATGGTACACCAAATAAAGATATCACAGTTACGGATAAAGAGAAAATATCAAAATTAAATGATATTGCTACATTAATTCCAAGACTAAAATCAAGATTATCAAAAAGTATTGATGAAAATGGAAATGATATTCTGACAGAAAAAATATTTATGTCATATGAATACAATGACGATCAAAAATCAACAATATCTTCTATTTTCCTATCATCTAATTTTCAAATAAGAATTAAAGAGTTGATTAGTTTTTACGAAAGGAACCGTTCTAAAATAAGTCTTCTTGATATTGCATTGAAAAAAATGGAGGGTAACTGGACTGTAGGAGAAGTTTACGGACTATCAGAAGGCGATTATACATTATGTAACAGGAGAACTAGTTTTGAGATAAATGAATCCATATATTCTTTCCTTACTCAAACACTGGCTCAAGCGATTGAATGTGTTGTCTATTTTGATATTAAGCACAGGAAAGTCAATGTAATGCCAGCAGATAAGATAGGAAATAATACAGGTATTATATTATCTTATGAAACTTTGGTTAATTCATTGAACATCACTTATGATGAATCTAATCTTGCAACCAGATTATATGTTTCTGGGGCAGACGGATTATCTATAAGTGATGTAAATATAGGACAAGAATATATTGAAGACTTGACATATAAAATTAGCGCTAAAGACGATTCTGGGAATAGGATCTACGTAAGTGATGAATTAGCTGATAAATATTTTGCATATAGAAATTTCCGAGAAGAACAACGTTTAATATGGGTTGAATACACAAAAAAATATAATGAGAATCTTGATAAAATCTCAGAAATTATGAATAGAGTACCAGACGAAGATTTAAAGGATGACTGGGGAAAATACAGTTTAGATCTTTTGAATGAGTCTCTTAATTCATATAGGAATTCACTATTAACTTTGAAAACTCTTTACAAAGAGGATTATGGGTCTGTTGGACTCAATGAAGACGGAAGTATTAATGAAGAATATATAAAGAATACTGAATACTATTGTGATTATGTTGCATATCAGAATATTATTATTCAGATCGAAGCTGCTATTGAAACATTTCCTAATTATTCAGATACTTCAAAATGGTCTGAAGAAAATAAAAATAAATATGAAGATGCTATAAACTATTGGCAGACTCAATGGGGATTGTATGGTATAAATGAATTAAAAACAAAGATATTTACATATAAAAATAATATGGCGATACAGATAAAAAATAAAACTGTATGTCCTGTAGATTCGGATTCATATGAAATAAAAACATGGAGTCAGATGACAGATTTAGAAAGAACTGAATATAGTTCTGTACAAACTAAATACGAAGAGTCATATGAACTTTATATAAAATATTATGATAATTGGGTAGGTGCAACTGATTATCTTGATAATGTGCTTACACTTCAGTTGAATGAATTAAATAAAAAACAGGAAGAAATAAATGAAATACGCAATAAGATTAAATCTGAAGTTTCTTATGAAAATTATTTCACAGAAGACGAACGGAAACAGTTATGTTTTTTGTATAAAGATGCTGAGTATTCTAATGAAAATATCCTAACCACTTCTATTGATAACTCTGTTTCAATGCTTGAAAAACAAGAGGAATTATTACAAGATTCCAGAGAAAAACTGGAAATATACTCTCGTCCGCAATTAGTATTTTCTGCAGAAATTAACAATCTTCTATCTATTCCAGAATTCGAACCCATTGAAAATGATTTTCAACTGGGCAATTACATATATGTTCAATTACGCGATAATACATATATGCAATTACGATTATCTCAATACCAGTTCAATCCATTTAATCCATATACCAACGATTTATCTGTTGGATTCAGTAATTATATTGTTTCCAAATCGAAACGGTATGATGCCAGTTATTTATTCAACCTTTCAATTGCAGATGGAATTTCCAGTTATTCAACAGGTAATGGAAAGTCATCTGGAGATCTGTTAGATAACAAATATCTGAGCGACACTATCCTTGCAAAATTGTTGAATACAGAAACATTTGGAGCAAAAGTAAAAGATGTTGTTATTGACACTATGGAATTAAATGTTATCTCTGCTAAAAAAAGTATTTTTGGAGAACTTTTTGCAGATGAATTTAATATAGCTAATGGTGGACTTGTTTATAAAAATGGGAAACTATATGTAAATGGAATTATCACGTGGCAAAATGAAGGTGGAGCGCCATCGGAAAGTTCAGGCGAATTAGAGGAGTTAAAGAAAAGTCTTGGATATGATCCAACCACACAGATTGATGGAAAAAGTATCATCTCTCCCACGATTATAGGCGGATGTTTACTTATCGGAAATAAAGAGAATGGTACATATGCTGAAATTACATCCGTAGGAAATTTCAAAGCAGTTAACGCAGAATTAATTGGTAATGTAACTGCAACAAAAATAACAGCACAAGATAGTATTTCATTATTTTATAATCCAGATAATTTTGTACTTGGCGGAGGGAATGCAGTACCAAATGAATCTACAATTATAGCATCAAGATCTTGGAGTGGCGATGATAAGACTCTGTTGATTGGGCCAAGCTTAATTTACGGTAGTGAAGAATCAAATCCACAGTGGGAATGCAATTGTGGTATCGAAATATGTTCTGGCGGTGAATATGGAAGTACTATTTCTTTTAAAGCAAATAACGTATCATTTAGCGGTGCTATTTCTAGCCCAAATTCCAATGTGTTATTTAATGAAATATCAGCAAACAATATAGTAAAGACTGATGGAACATCTGTGTCTTGGAGCAATCATAAGCACACCGGATTGTCCTGTGGGAATATGTCAAATACAGATTATAAAGATACAAATATATTTATATCATACTACAATTCAGCTACAAATCAATCATCTTTCCGTCCAACATCAGAATTTTTATCTAATAGTAAAATTGGAACTTCTTTAGGTTCTCCAAGTTTGAAATGGGGGAATATCTATGCAGACACATCAACAATTTCCACATCGGATGCGCGACTAAAAGAAGATGTAAAGGAATTTGATGAGCGTTTTGAATCAATGTTTATGGAATTAAAGCCATGCCTATATACATTCAAAAATGGTTCTAACCAGAATTTGCATGATAGAACACATGGAGGATATATTGCTCAAGAAGTAGAACAATCTATGAACAATAATGGTATATCAGCAATTGATTATGCATTTTTGTGCAAGGACGATGTAAATACATTTGAAAATGAAAATGGCGAACAAAATAATCCATTCTCTTCCTTTGGAGTTAACGACTATTTATATTCGCTAAGATATGAAGAAATGACTCCATTGAATACACATATGATACAAAAGGCTTTTAGGGAAATAGAATATATAAAAAATGAAAACATGAAATTAAAATCTCGTATAGAACAATTAGAGAAAGGATGTGATTATTAGTGTTTGAATTAACTGCGTATGATAGTAATGGTGATACTATACATGCTTTGACACAATGGGATTTAAACCAGGTAATTTATATTGATAATGTTGGGTTTACATCATCTCCTATTGCGTATTTCAATGATAGCTGCGGAAAACATTCTTTTGTTATTAATACTGAATTAGTTGGTAATAGTATAAAGATTATTATTCCTAATCTTCTACTTCAAAAATTTGAACCAATTATTATTGGAATTTGTATATATGTATCACAAGATAACATTTCAAGAACGAAATATTTTGTAAAACTTCCAGTAAGGAAAAGGGAAATGCCTAATGATTATGTTTATGTTGAAAACACAGGCGAAATAACATTAAGCAGCTTACAGCTCAAAGTCAATGAACTTGAGAGTAAAATTGGTAATGGTTCTTCTTTAAATGGATCGTTGTTTTTTACTGGTGCAGTTGATGAAGTTTTTAATGCAAGTAAAGATGTTACTATTAACATTCCAAAAATAGATTCATCTTTATCAGACACAAGTGAAAACGCTGTACAAAATAAATTGGTTACAAACGAATTAAATAAAAAGGCACCAAAACGTTATGATGTAACAATCACAAATAATAATGGCAGCTATTCAAGTGATAAAACTTTTAATGAAATATTATCAGTAAATTCTTCTGGCGGTGATGTATGGTTTGTTTATTCTGGTGGATATGGAAAAGCGTATTGGTTTTACGATTCGGATGATCTGTCAACTACAGCATTTGTAGCCAACATGTCTTGCAATACAGGAAGTGTTTCAATAAAACTGACAGATAAAAATGTTATCACTGTTACACAAATAGAACAATCCGATACAATATCTTATGAACTATCTAAGGCTACATCAACTACATTGGGTGGTATCAAGGCATATTCTGCTACATCAGACGATACAGTGCAAGTTAAAATAAGAGATGACGGATTCTTAGTAGTTCCAACGTATCCTACATCAAATGGTTCTGCAAATACTAACGCAACTTTAACAATTAGGCAAGGAAATGGTACAAATGATGAATGGATTTCAGATACTTACGATGGTAGTACTGCAAAGTCTATAGAAATTACACCAACAAATATCGGCATCGGAAAAATTAATTTTACTGGAGCTGTCACTAAGACATACACTGGATTATCAGATATTACTATAAATATTCCAGAAGGTGGAACAGGCAGCTCAACTACTGTTGATTCATCGATAACAAATATCTTAAATTATGATGTTATTGTAGATGACAGTTCTGCTGCAACTGCAAATACAACAGCGATCAATTCCGCGTTACAATCATTATCTGATTCTGGTGGCGGTAAAATGTATTTCCCAATTGGTACATATCATATTGATGACACTATTACAATTCCATATAACGTTGTAATTGAGGGAGAGACTAAAGGTGCAGTCTTATATATGAGTACATATAAAAATGTGCCTGCTGTCTATATTGAAAACATAGAAGATAAAGAAGGATATCCAAGACCGTGCGGCATTAAGAATATTACTATACGTGGATCATTCAATTATGGAAATAGTGAGCATGTATCAAATATGGATAATTATAAAACAATTTTACAGCAAACAATTGAATATCAAAGTTATCCAAACAGAGAGAAAACTTATACTACACACATTGGATTGAAAATAGGAAAAGACGGATATACACCAGAAACACAAGCTGATTATAATGGATTGTACCATTCAGTATTTGAAAATTTACAGATTCAAGAATTTGCAGTTGGTATAGCTGTAGAATTAGGTGTTTGGGTTATAGCACCGCATCATATTAGGATTGATGATTGTGGTTATGGAATGATTACAAGAAGTACAGATAACGATTTTGATCATTTCCAGATTTGTAGAAGTTTTAGAGATGGTTTATACGTTTGCTCTGGAGGAAACTGTACATTTAGTAATTTCTTCATTGAACGTAGTGGGAAAGGATTATTATTTGGTAGTGAATCTGAAAATTACAGTGCAAACGGCAGATATGAACCGAATTATTATGGATTAAATGTAAGGGGCGGAATAGCAAAGTATTCAAAAATACATATCATGGAAAGTATGGGACATGGTGTATATATTCAGGCATGTGAGAACACAAATTTTGAAGGAGTTTGGTCGTCATCTGCTGGATATATACGAAAATGGGAATCTGATAAAAATGGTTCTATCAGTGATACGGTAAGATCATTTATTTCTGATTCCAATGTAAAATTTAATGGAGTAATATTCTGTAATCCAATTCAGTCTATTGGAACTTTTCATATTGATGACCATAAAAATGGATGTACTGATCAAGCGTATAAATTTATACCATACGGAACAACAGGGAATATTGGACAAGATTCATCATTTATTGTCACCCAAAGACTTGATGCGTCAGCATTGGAAAGTACATTTACAAACGCTGGGCCTAATGTTATCGTACTCTCTCCTGCCGATATTTATAAGATATTTACAGGATCTTCTAATAATGGCGGAAGCTCTTCAGGAGGAAGTGAAGGTTCTGGTGATACTGGAGATAGCGGAGATAGCGGATCGTTGACAGACGATACAACATTTACTGTAACATACTTTGAAAAGGCATCTACACAATATTTGTGTATCGGTGATAGTATTACAGAAAAAGCAGTGGTAATTCCAGCGTTGAGAAATAAATTCTATTATCTATCAGAATATCCAAACAAAATAGGATGGTGCGGATATGGAGGACAGACAACTGCAGGAATATATTCAAATATTACTAACAATGTGACATCATCACAAAATAGTAACTATAATGATTATATTGGTAAAGCAAATATTATCACGTATGAATCAGGTATCAATGATTGGCTAAACAATGTATCATTGGATGGATATGAAATTTGGCTGACCAAGATGTATACAAAAATTAGAACTGATAATCCAAATGCACTGTTGATTTTCTTCACACCTCATTATTGTTATGAATTGAATTTAGGAATTTCCGGTCAGAATAGTTCTGGTTTCACAGTTCTTGATTATGCAGATAGAATGAAATCATTCTGCTCTGCCAGAAATATTTTATGTGTAGATTGTACAACTGCATGGGATAGTTCAAATTACGCCACTTATTTGGATGCAGAAACAGATGGATATAAACATCCGAACAATACAGGAGCAGATGTGTTAGCAACACTAATTGCAGATGCTCTTACTAAGAAGTATGATGAACTGTTTAATGGTAGCTCATCTGGTGGTGGAGATGAAGGAACAGATGTAACAGATTTCGGAACATTGATTGATTCTCTTGTAACAGGAACAGATTATCTGACGGACTGGGATGCAACAGGTATATGTTGGTCAGCATCAAGTTCCAAATATACTGTACCTAGCGGCGAAACTCAAACAGTCGGTAAGAACTATCCGTTCTCCGATGGTTCAATTACACCATTGAATGATTACTCATGTAATGAAGGAGATATTATCACGATTACATATACTGATGGATCTTCAGACGGATCAATGAAAGCAATGTTCGGTTGTTTCTATGATTCTTCTGAAAATGTAGTAAGTACAGCAAATGATACAATTTATGTCATGGGAGATACATCTAAGACGGTTAAAGCCAATCCAATTATTCTATTGTATGACAATGCAACTGGATTCTTAAACGGCGGTCTTACAGATAAGTCAATAAGCTTTGTAGCTCCATCAAATGCAAGTAAATTTAGATTCTCTATGAGCGCACAAGCAGCTATAACTGTTTCAGAAATAGCAAATTATATTAGCAACGTTAAAGTTTATAGTACAAATAGTAACTGTCAAGCTGTTTCAAGATAAATCAACGTATAATATATATTTAAAGAGAACCGCCCAGATAGACGGTTCTCTTTAAAATGCTTATTTCACAACAATAGTTATTCTTGAGTATTTCCCGCTGTTCATTATTACAGTGATATAGCATGTTCCTTGTTTCTTTGCTGTAATTTTCCCGGATTTAGATACTGTTGCAATGCTTGAATTAGATGATTTATAGTTTTTTATGCTATCAGTACTACTTTTCTTTATAACTTTTAATGCATAAGTTTGTTTAACAGCAAGAGTAAGATTAGTTTTATTAAGTTTTGGATATATTATTTTTTCTTGTTCTGATGTTGGTGTTGGTTACGGTGTTGGTTTTAATAAGCATATCACTTATCTTTTTCTGTCAAAGCAATCGGATGAACTCAATATAAAAATTATATACAAATAATTAGGAGGAATAATAGTTATGAAGAAAACTTTAACAAATGGAGAAATATATACAATTTCACATATACTTTTTGGAGATGACGAACATAAAGGACTTATTAGAAAGAAAAATTTAAAAACAAGAATGGCCGTACGACAGGCATTAAAGTTTAATTGTAAAACAATTGAGAATGCAAATAAAATGATTGTAGAAATGATTAACGAGATTATTTCTGAATTATTTGACGAATTTAAAGCGCAGGACAAGGCGGTCGAAGATAATGAAGGACTTAGAATTAAATATGAATTTATTTCAGAATTTAAAACGATTCAGCAGGAAAAACTAAATGAATTATCAGCTCAGAAAATTGAATTAGATTTTTATATGATCCCTGAATCTGAATTTATTTTATACGGAACTCAAAATGATGGCGAATTAACTGACGCAGAATTAGATGTATTGGAGTTGTTCGTTGAAAAATAAAGGATAAATTAAATAAAAAATTATTAAGACAGATAAAATATATCGTTTTTTCAATAGCGCTTTTTGCGCGGGAAGGAGGAAAAATGTCTAGTTCATTTAATCAAGCTATTGTTGCAGCTTCTAATGTAGATTCTCAGACTTCTACTGTTGCTAATAACAAAAATACGACAGTATCATTAATAGAAAATGTAGATGACCCATATATACGAGTACAAAATGCTTTATATGATTGGATAGACGATTATGAAGATAACGATTATTCGTATGTGGATGATTTGAAGAATATACGAACCAGCGTTAATCAAATTAATATTACACAAGAAGAAAACAGTCAGGTCATCCCATTTGAATTACCAAGGTATTATGACGGCATTGATTTAACAAATATGACTTTTCAAATTCATTATGTTAATGCAAATGGATATGATGGTCTTAGCGTCCCTATTAACGTAGTTGCGAATTCAGAAAAAATAAGATTTTACTGGTTAGCAGATGCGTCTGTTTGTGCAGTTAAAGGTTATGTTGAATTTGAAATTATAGCATCCGGTACAATTTCTACAACTAAAGGTGATAAAAACTATGTGTGGAAAACAAGACCAAATAAGAATAGTATCAGTATACTAGAATCATTATCTGGTAATGGAGCAATAGAACCATCACAAGGATGGGATACATATCTTCAACAAGTTTCAAATCTCGTAAATGAAGCAAATTCATATGTTGAATCTGCGCGGCAAGCAGCTAATCAAGCTCAGGCTATAGCTAATACAGTAGACGAAAAGGTTTCAAATGTTTCTGACGATATTACATCAAATGTAAAATCAGAGTTAGCTATTACATTACAGAATTATTATACAAAAAGTGAAGTAGACCAGATTATTAATAATATGGACTTTTCTAATGTTCTTGAAGAAGTGCAAAATAAAATTGACGCTATCGACGGACTTGCAAATCTTAAGGTTGATTATGATAGTTCTACTAATATTATGTTATTTAAAAATGGCGAAGAACTTATTGTATCGCATGAACTTTCTACAAATCCAACATCTGAATGGACGTCTACGTTTAAATCTTCTTTAAAAACAGATATTGATAATACAGTTGGCGTGGTATCTGATGCGTTAAATGAGTATAAAACATCTAACGATGAAACAGTTACACAATTGCAAAAAGATATAAGTAATACAAATAGTATGCTTGAAAGCAATTATTATACATCTACGCAGATTGATGAGAAATTAAAAGACAAAGTAAATAGTACAGATATTTCATCTATTCAGTCAAACATTGATCAGATAAAAAGTTCAACTGATACAAATAAATCTAATATTACAGCTATCTCTTCTAAGCTTTCAGAATTAGAGGAGCAAATTAATAATGCGAATACTGATCCAACTGTACACTATAGACACACTTATGATCCAGAAACGGGATTATTTCAACTTATTGAAGTTTCTGAAAATGAAGACGGAACTGAGACAGAAACAGTTGTCAGCGCAAGTACAATTGTAGGAGGTGGTGGCGGGGGATCAACTTCTACAACGATTACAATCGACCGTATTACTACTTCTCCTGTTACTATTACAAAGAACGATAAGGCTATTATTAAATATAACTTTTCATCAGTAGATAGTTCTGGCGATGATACCGGAGAAGGTACCGCTGTATGGAAACTTGGAAATACAATAATTGCAACAACAATCGCTATACAGGGCGAAAATACTTTTGATGCAACTGAATATATATCTGTTGGTACTCAAAAACTTACTCTTACTATTACAGATGCTGCTGGAGCTATTTCAGTTAAAACATGGACTGTGCAAATGATTGATGTACGTATCGAAAGTAGTTTTAATGATAGATATACATACCCTATTGGAACTATAGCATTTGATTATACTCCATATGGTTCTATTGAAAAAACAGTACATTTCGTTCTTGGCGGTAAAGAAATTGGCACTGTAGTTACATCATCTTCTGGTCTACCAATGTCTTATACGCTTCCAGAGCAGACTCACGGAGCGCATCTTTTAGATGTTTATATCACAGCAGAAATTAATAACTCAACAATTGAAACAAATCATATATATAAAGATATTCTTTGGTATGACTCTACAAGCGATGTACCTGTAATTGGATGTATCTATCAGAATTTTACTGCAATGCAGTATGATTCTACAAATATAATCTATACGGTATATGATCCAAATACTGAATCTCCAAAAGTAACTCTTTCTGTTGATGGTGTTGTTACATCTACTCTTACACTTGATTCTCCTACTCAAACATGGCAGTTCAAATCTGACGAAATTGGTCCTCATGTATTAACTATTCAATGCCGCGATGTAGTAAAAACCATTAATGTAACAATTGAAAAGCTGAATATTAATGTAGAACCAGTAACAGCGAATCTTGCTTTTGATTTCAATCCAACTGGACGTTCAAATAATGACGAAAACAAACTTTGGTATGATGAAAATAACAGTACAGTTGCTATGACCGTATCTGATAACTTTGACTGGGTTAATGGTGGTTATCAGTTAGATTCTAATGGTGATCAGTATTTCTGTGTAAAAGCTGGTACTTCAGCAACGTTCTCTTACAATCTTTTTGCTGATGACGCAAGAAAAAACGGTAAAGAATTTAAGCTGATTTTCAAAACTGAAAATGTTAGTAAAAGTAATGCTACATTCTTGACATGTCAGACCGACAATCCAGAGATTGGTTTGCAGATGAATGTCCATGAAGCTTATGTGCGTTCTTCTGTTGATAAATTATATATACCGTATAGTGAAGAAGATATCATTGAATTTGAATTTAATATTTTCAAAGATACAGAAATTCCGCTTGTGCTTTCTTATGAAGATGGTACTCCTGGAAGACCTATGATTTATACTTCCGACCATACATTTACTCAAACAACTCCGGTGCCTATTATTATAGGTTCAAATGATTGTGATGTACTTATTTACAGAATGAAAGCATATTCAAGTAGTCTTACCGATTCCGGTGTTTTATCTAATTATATTGCTGATGCACGTAATGCTACAGAAATGATTTCAAGATATACAAAAAACCAGATATATGATGAAAATAATCAGCTTACACCTGAATCAGCAGCAAAAGCATGTCCAGATAAAAAGGTTATTAAGATTGAATGCCCTCATTTCACAAATGATAAGAAAGACTTTGTAAAAGATACATCTGTAGAATGCATCCATACTGGTGGTGATCCTGTTCTAGATAACTGGAAAGCAATTAACTGTTATCATAGCGGCCAGGGTACTACTTCTAATGAATATGGATATGCTGGAAGGAATTTAGACCTTTTGATGTGCTTCGATGGAGTATATACAAACAGCAAAATTACTTATGATGAAAATTATAAGACTATTCTTACTATGGGTGACGGTACAAGATATGAAGATGGTACTGGTAAAATTACTTTAACGAGAAATTCTGTACCTACTAATTACTGTAATATAAAAGTAAATATTGCTTCTTCAGAAAATGAAAATAATGCAAAATTACAGAAGCGTTACAATGATTATCTCCCGTATACAAGCGTTGCTCAGAAAAAGAATCCAAATGTTAAAAATACAATGGAATTTGTTGATTGTATTGTATTCTTAAAAGAATCAGATCCTGATTTATCAACACATAGAGAATTTCAGGATTGTGAATGGCATTTTTATGCGTTGGGTAACATCGGCGATTCTAAAAAAACTGACTATACAAGAGTTGCTGACGTAAACGATCCTAATGAATTTGTAGTAGAGATTATGGATAATACACTTCCAAATTCTACATTCTCAGGAACGGAAGAAGCTCTTGCTGCTCTTGACGCAGATAAGTTTGATGAAAAGGGAACATATGGATTTAGATATGAAATAGACGGAATCACTGACGAACAACATCAAGCTAACATGGCGAAATGGAGAGAATTCTATCGTTTCGTTTCAACATCTACAGACGAGGAATTTGTATCCGGATTAAAGAATTGGTTTATTGTTGATTCTGCTTTGTATTTCTATCTGTTTACAGAAAGATATACGATGATTGACAACAGAGCCAAAAACACTTTTTGGCATTATTCAAAAGTATATATATCTAAAGAAGAAGCTGAAGCTTTGGGTGAAGATGCAAAATATTATACAATTGACGATGAAGCAGCTGCAATTAATAATGGTTATAGATTTGAATTGTGGAATTATGATAACGATACAGGCCTTGGAATAAATAACAGCGGCGAGCTTACCATGACATATGGTAAAGAAGATACAGATTATCGTACTGACGGTGATCCTTCTTCAGGTTATATCTTCAACGCAGCAGAGTCAAAATTCTTCTGTCGTATCAGAGATTTAATGCACGATGAATTAGTAAATATGTTCTTGCAATGTGAAAGTAAAGGTGCATGGAGCGCAGAAGGTCTTATTAATCAATTCGATGAAGCTCAATCTTCTTTCCCGGAAGAACTTTGGAGAATTGATTATATCAGAAAATATAGAAGAACTTATGAAGGTGGCACGCCTAGATTCTTAGTATCTATGATGAATGGTAAAAAGAAATATCAGAGAAGGCAGTTTGAACGTGACCAGGAAAAATATATTGCTACAAAATATTTTGGAACCACTGCTACTTCTGATCAAATCATGTTCAGATGTAATACTCCTGTGGATGCTATTGTGACTCCAAATTATACACTTCATTTAACTCCGTATAGTGATATGTATTTATCAGTCATGTTTGGGGCAACATATCGTACTCAGATCCGTGCAAAAGCTGGAGTGCAATATGATATAGAATGTCCATTTGAAACCATGGATGACACTGCTGTTCTTATTTATTGTGCGTCTCGTATACAGTCTCTTGGAGACGTATCTGCTTGCTATATTCATGATAATGATTTCTCAAAAGCTGTTAAGCTTAAAGAACTTATCATTGGTAATGATACAGCAGGTTACTCTAATGGATTCTTAACAAATCTTAACATTGGCAACAATGTTCTCCTTGAATATCTGAATATTAAAAACACTCCAAATCTTGTAATGAGTTTAAATCTTACTGGATGTCCAAATTTATTAGAGTTTTATGCAGAAGGTTCTGGTTTAACAGGTGTATCATTTGCCAATGGCGGAAAGATACGAATTGCGCATATCCCAGCAGTAACATCTCTTACAGTTAAAAATCTTTCATATATTACAGATTTACAGTTAGCTGGATTTGAAAATCTGAGAACTTTAACCATTGAAAACACTCCTGCTATTAACTCTTATGAATACATAACATCTTCTCCTGCTCTTACTAATGTTCGTCTTATTGGTATTGACTGGGGAACTGATGAAGGAATCGCAGACACTTCTATTCTTGACAGATTAATCAACATTGCAGGTATTGATAACAACGGTTATAATTCATTGGTTTCTGTGCTTTCAGGAAACTTTTATTCTCCTATTGTAAAACAAAACTTATTAGCGGATTATACTGAAGCATGGCCTGATCTTATCATATCATACAGCACATTAATTATACAATTCACAGCAACATTTATGAATGATGATGGTACTATACTTGATGTGCAATATGTTGACAAAGGTGAATATGCAGTAGATCCTATTACAAGGGATACAAATCCTATTGACATACCAACAAAAGAAAGTACTGTAAGTACAGATTTTACGTTCGATTCATGGGATATTGAATTTGTACCAATGTTCTCAAACAAAACATATACTGCAACATATTCTGAAAAAATTCGTGAATATACTGTACGTTATTTGAATCATGGCGTAGTACTTTATGAATCTTCAGGTCCATATGGAAGTATTATACAATACGTTGGAGATGTCCCAGTGTATACAGAAGAAGAACCTGCATATAATTATTATTTATTTTCTCATTGGGATAAAAGTGGATATATAGATGGGAATAAAGATATTAATGCTATTTTTGATTCATTTGAATATACAGATGGATGTTTTGATGATTTAGATATTTCAGATATGCGACCAGTACAAATATATGCTTTAAAAAAATTAGGTAAAGAACAGACATATGTACAGCTTAAAGATTCTATATCATTTAATATGGGAATTGATTATCATTGTGATGACATATCAGAAGTAGTATTAATTTCTGATAAAACTGTATTCTCTGGAAGTAATTATATAGACACAAAAATAGATCTTTTGAATATAGATAAAGATTGGACGCTTGCTGTTGATTATAAATGGTCAGAATCTAATACAGAAAATTCTGTTCTGATGCAATGTTATCAAGGAGACGGATCAAATGGATTTAAATTATGGTATTCATCACAATATCGTGTAACATGGGGAACTTCATCAACAAATAGCTCTGGTGTAAATGATAGAGATATGCTTGTTATGCGTCACAAAAAAGGTGATACTCAAATTCATGTATATAGGAGTAATTTATCTTCGGATAATATTGAATATAGCACATTAAAAGCAACAAGATCTGTAGCAGGAACTCAAACATTAGTATTTGGATGTGCGCGTGCAGATGATGGCGTGTACGAAAATTATGCTATAGGGACAGTATATTGGAGTAAATTATGGTATTCAGACCTTGGAGATAGTGTATGTAGAGATATTGCCGCATGGACGCATGAGAACATAACATTAGAAATGTCTGGATTTAGGAAGTATTATCTATCCGATGGGTCTGGATCAAAAACATCTATGACGTTTTTAGGAGCAAACCTTCTTGAAAATCAGATGATTTTAAATAAAAATTCTTCATCAAATGATGGCGGATGGGCAAATACTTCACTTAAAACTACGTTAAATAACAGGTTTTATAATGCCATACCAATTCAATGGAGGCAACTTCTGAAACAATGTAAGATACCTTCTACAGCTGGTAATAAATCATCAGAAACAATTACATCAGATTGCTATATTACAATACCTGCAATCGTAGAACTCGATTCAAGTTATAACCGTGAACCATATAACTACGAAGGAACCGTTACTCCTTTTATTACTTCTGACGCAACAAGGGCGCGTTATACATATGATGGGGTTCTTGGATCTTATTGGACGAGATCTCCTAATACGGGATATTCAACTTATTTTATATCAATATCTGGTGATAATAATTCCCCAGGATACGTAGATGGATATTCCTATGCAACATATAAAAAGTATGTACTTATTGAATTATCAATTTAGCTTGTATTTTAAATGCTGTCACATAATAGTGGCAGCATTTTTGATTAGAAAGGGAAAAATATGTTTTTTAAAATACTTCATAAACAAAAAGTGATAGACGTACTTGATGAGTTGATATATGTAAAGTACCAGAAAAAACATGATGTGCTGCTTTTGTGCAACGAAAATGAAGCTCAGGGAATATTAAGTTCTGACAAAAATACAGCTTATCATATATCAACATGCAACAAATTCCCTGTTGATAAATACTTAAATGTATCAATTAGCGAAATAGATGAACACGAATATAAAACATTGAAACTATATAATTTATCTACTCCGGAAGACATCATAGATAATTACACTATGGAACTAATTGAAAGGGGTGTTTTGTAGTGAATGAAACACATTATACCAATATGATAGAAAGCATAAAGCGTTTATATGAAAAGAGAAAAATCAATACTGAACAAATAAATAAAATGCTCAAGGATAAAAAAATAACACAATCAGAATTTGAGCGTATCGTTTCTGGAGGTGATTAATATTGAATTCATATTTGATAAAAGAAGACAATACTATTATTTTATCTACACAAACTCCTATTATGGAAAAAAGCAATTGTGTTGACGAAATACAGTTTATTACTCCAAAAGAATATAACGGATATGATCTTTCCACGTTTGACTTATTACTTGAATATTTACTTCCGATAAGCAAAACAAATAGAATTATGCAGCTAGAACTTATTGACGATAATTATAAAGATGAATATTTAAGATATGTCATACCGTCAAAAGCAAATACTATATCAGGAGAACCAGGTACAGTTGAATTAAATTTATCTTTTGTAAAAGTGGAATTAGATGTTAATGGAAATATGATCAAAAGAGTGCGAAACTTATCTCCTACATATCTTGAGATAGTACCAATTACAAGCTGGTTCCATGTAAGTGATGATGGACTTTCCCAATTAGCAGATTTGTATTTAAGTAACAAAGCTCAAATAGAGGCTTTATTAGATACAGCAAATATTATAAATGATAATAAAGCAGACAATATCACTCTTGATGTTCAGTCAGGAGAAATATATTTGGTGTCAAATGATAAAAAGATTGGAACAGGAATCAAACTTGAAGATCTAAATAATGAATTGGTCGAAATTGGTGGAACAACTCAAGGTAATATAAGCGTAATTAAAATATAAGAGGTAAATACAATGAATTATAATAAACATTCTCGCTTTATATATACTGATTTTGACAAAATTCAAGACGCAATAAATGATGGAAAACTAGATGAGTTTGACATGATAATTTGTCAAGACACCAAAGAATTTGTAATTATATCTGAAGATCATTCAATTATACCAATTAAATCTAAAATATACCGATTCTCAGACATTGAATCTGCTGAAACATTTTTGAAAAATGCGTCCGACACATATGAAGGGCAAATAGTAAGTATACTTGTAAATGGTAAATATAAAGGATACATAGTAAACAGAAATTTAAATGATGTATTTTATGTATCTCCTCTATCAGAACTATCAGAAATAGATTATGACACATTAGGTAACAAACCTATTATTAATTTAACTGGGACACTAGATAAAAAAATCATTATAGATACACTTGATAATGGCACATATTATATCGACGGAGTATACAAGATTTCAAACAAAGAAGATACGTTGTATTCTAGCGCTGTTAAAAATATATTCTTGGTTCAGCACGAAACAGATGTTGTATATATAAAAAAAATATCTGCAATTGGTGTATCAGATTTCATTGTGTCAGATTCTGTTAAATATTCTGATGTTTTAACAGTTGAATATTTAAAAGAAAATGGATATGTAACTTCTGATTATGTAGATAATAGAATTTCTGCGCTTAATTATATTACAAAAGAAGACGCAGAGACATACATATCAAACATAATAGATAGCACATTTAGCGATACGATTGATCAAAAAATCGATGAAAAATTAGAAGAAAAAATACAACCACTCAGTAATGAACAAGTCTATGACTTGTTTATATAAAAAAAAATAAGGAGGTTCTAATATGGAACAGATGAAAATTTTAACCCTTGAAAATGCCGCGCTTTTAGTCGAACTTACAAAAGGAGAAATCAACACTGCAAGTGCAAAGGCATTAAAAACAGTAACTATTGATGGAAATACTTTAAAATTTTACAGAGAAGAAGAACCGGTAGGCGATTCACTTCCAGCTTATACCATTGAGTTACCTGAATCTGATTTAAGTGGCCTGATTCCAAAACTTACTACAAAGGTTGCCGGAAACGTTGCTATGACAACAGCAGAAGGAACTATTGCAGACGGAGGAGTAAAAGTATCTGATATTGCTGTTAAGTCCGAAGTACAAGCTGTCAGCGATAAAGCGACCGCAAATGAAACAGCTATTAATGCAATTAACAATGAAACAACTGGTATTCTTGCAAAGGCAAAAGAATATGCAGATGGTAAAGATTCTGCAATCGCTGCTGCAAAGGATGCTGCTGACGCTGCACAGAACGATGTAGATGCACTTACTCCAAGAGTATCTGCAACAGAAACTGAAATTGCAACTTTAAAAGGTACAGGTGCAGGTTCTGTAAAGAAACAGATTGATGATGCATTTAATGATTTTGCAACTAAAATATCCGATGATAACGTTGTAAATACATACAAAGAATTAATTGATTACTGTGCTACCCACAGTGCAGAAGCTGCAGAAATGGCAGGCGACATCTCTGCAAACGCTGATGCAATTGCAAAGCTTGAAACGTTTGTTGGAACTCTTCCAGAAGGTACAAGTGCAAAAACAGTTATTGAATACATTAATGCAAAAGTTTCTTCTGTAGATTTTAGTTCAGAGATTGCAACTGCTAAACAGGAAGCAATTACGGCTGCAGCTGCAGATGCAACAGAAAAAGCTAATAATGCACTTTCTGATGCGAAAGACTATACTGACACAAAGAACAATGCTATGAACGACAGAATGACAACTGTCGAAGGTAAGGTTTCCACTATTGAAACTGCAATTGGAGAAGGCGGAAGTGTAGACCTTGCGATCAAGGATGCAAAGAAAGCCGGAACAGATGCTGCTCAGGCTGCTGCAAAAGCGCAGACGGATGTAAATAATCTTACTACTACTGTTTCTGGTATTAACACAAGAGTTGGTACAAACGAAACAAATATTAGTTCCCTTCAGAGCGCTTCTTCTTCACAGGCTGATAGAATCACGGCTCTTGAAGGAAAAGTTGGGGCAGGTTTTGTTGCATGTAGTGAATCAGAAATTCGTGGACTTTTCGCTTAATAGTTTAGCGTGTATTAGGGAGTGTTTAAATAGCACTCCCTATTAATAAGGAGGCGAATTATGGAAAAAACATCTATTTTAACCAAAGACGGTGTAATCGTCCTTGTAGATGAAATAAAAAAATATGTTCAGGACGAAATAGTTGAGTCAAGGGATAGTGTTTTAGAATACGATTCGTCACTTCTGTTTCCTACCACCGGAAAATCAAACACTATTTACATAGATAAAACTGCAAATAAAAGTTATCGTTGGGATAATGTACAACTAAAATATTATTCCTTGAATGATTATAATAATATAGAAATTATTGATGGGTGTTACTGATTTAGTAACACCTTTTATTATAGAAAGGAAGTACAATAGAATGGCAAATAATACATTAAAAACACGTATTGTTTTAAATAATAAAACATCTGCCGAGTGGTCATCTGAGACATATAGTGCAACAGTCCCACTGAAAGGTGAAGTTTGTATCTATTCTGATCTGAAAAAAATAAAAATTGGTGACGGTACAAATACTATTGCAGATCTTGCATTTGCAAATTTGACACCAGAGGAAGTTCAGGCTTTAATTTCTGCAAGCTCCCATAGTCACAGCAATAAGTCTATTTTAGATGGAACAACTGCTAGTTTCACTACAGAATTACTGACAAAATTAAATGGAATTGCAAATGGAGCAGAAGTTAATCAAAATGCTTTTAGTAATATCGTTGTTGGTTCAACTACCATTGCAGCAGATTCTAAAACTGATACTCTTACATTGGTTGGAAGTAATGTGACAATCACTCCGGATGAAACAAATGATAAAATTACATTTACTGTAGCAAATGGTTCAACATCTGCAAAAGGTATTTTACAATTAACAAATAGTACATCAAGCACATCAACCACTACTGCTGCAACACCAAGTAGTGTAAAATCTGCATATGATTTAGCGAATACAGCAAACACAGCTGCATCCAACGCTCAATCAACTGCAGATAGCAAAATCGGTAGTGTATCTTTATCATCCGGTACGAAGAACGGTACGTTAAAATTAACTGTTGACGGTACATCTACAGACAATATCTCTGTAAAGGGTCTTGGTAGTGCTGCATATACTGAAAGTTCAGCTTATGCTACTGCTGCTCAAGGAACAAAAGCTGATAATGCAATGCCTAAATCAGGAGGTACTTTTACTGGTGCGGTTACTTTAAACGCAGATCCATCTTCTGCTCTTGGAGCTGCTACAAAACAGTATGTGGACACGCAGATCACAACCAAGATTGCGGCATCTGATGCAATGGTATTTAAAGGAACACTCGGAACGGATGGTACAGTTACAGCTGTTCCAACAAGTGGAGTTGTTAAAGGTGATACTTATAAAATTATTACTGCAGGAACATGGGCTGGGTCTTCTTGCAAAGTAGGAGATTTAATCATTGCTTTAAATAGTGGAAGTATTGAAGCAAATACAACAAACTGGGCATATGTTCCATCAGGTAATGAAAATGAAACTACGATTAAATACAGTAAGACTACTCAGAATTTAACAACGTCTGCAAAGACTGGAGCAATCACTTTAGCAGAAGGTGCAACAAAACAGGTTGACTCTTCTATATCTTCTGGATCTGCGTCTACCAACCTCCCGACTACTGCAGCTGTTGCTTCATATGTTGATGAACAAATTGGAAATGTTAATAGTACAATCTCAACTCACACCGGAGATACTACAGTTCATATTACTTCTGATGAAAGAACAAAGTGGAATGCCGCAGAAGCAAACCAGAATGCATTCAGTAATGTAGTAGTTGGAAGTACAACTGTAGCTGCAGATAGCAAAACAGACACACTGACATTGGTAGCTGGAAATAATGTAACGATTACTCCAGACGCAACAAATGATAAGATTACAATTGCTTCTACAAATACTACATATTCTGCAGGATCAGGTCTTACTTTTTCTGGGACACAGATTAATCATAGCAACAGTGTAAATGCAGGAACAGCAAAAGGCGATGATAGTAAAACACTTTCATTTGGTGATACATTCAAGATACCTTCTGTAACTTATGATGAACAGGGTCATATTACAACCAGCAGTACAACAACAATGACTATGCCAGCAGCTCCTACGTCAGTTACTGGTAATTCTGGTTCCGCAACTAAACTTGAAACATCTAGGACTATTGACGGTATGAATTTTAACGGAACTGCAAATATACACCATTTTTCAGAATGTTCTACAGCTGCTGCTACTGCAGCAAAAGTAGTAACTTTATCTGGATTCGTTCTGGCTTCTGGAGCGAGAATTACAATTAAATTTACTGTTACAAACACTGCAGCTTCACCAACGCTTAATGTCAACGGTACTGGGGCAAAATCAATTATGTATAGAGGAGCAGCAATATCAGCTGGTTATCTTGCTGCAAACAGAGTTTATGAATTCATATATGATGGAACTAATTGGGAATTAATCGGAGACATTAACGTAGATACGAACACAGATACCAAAGTAACTAATACACTTGCAACAACGACAAAAGCTTACGTAACTGGAACTACGTCTACAACAACAAATACTGGAACGCAAGTATTTGATACCGGAGTATATCTTGATACGGTAGCAGGTAAACTGGTTGCAACTACATTTTCTGGTGATTTAACAGGAAATGTAACTGGTAACGTATCAGGATCTTCCGGAAGTTGTACTGGAAATGCAGCAACTGCATCTAAAGCTGCGCAATTAACTACGGCTAGAACAATTGCGCTTTCAGGAGCTTGTGTTGGAACAGCTACAAGTTTTAATGGAACAGCAAATATCTCTATTCCAGTTACTTCTGTTGACGCTGCTAAACTTACTATTGCATCATCTGATACATTAATTTTAGATGGAACAATTTAAAGTATAGAATAATTTCAGATTGCCAGGGATGAAATACTCTCTGGCAATTTTTATATAGAAAGGAGGTAGCCGTTTTTGGCAACTAATACCTTAAAAACAAGAATAATAAATGCCTATAAGACTGAAAGTGAATGGTCTTCTTCTAATCCAGTACTATTACTTGGTGAAAAAGCGTATACAAAAGACGGAATTAATAATGGGCATTATAAAATAGGGAACGGTACGTCTACATGGATGTCTCTTCCATACATTGGTTCTCCTAATGCGCAAAAAACTATTATAGAATCACATACATATTCAAACATATATGCATCTGCAAACAATTTCAATGAAGGGACATTTTATTTCGGCTATATTAGACCTAATACATATTATGATGAATGGCATATAAAATATAGAATTTCTTCTTCAGTGCCTGGCCAAAATAATTATACAGGATTCTTTGAAGTAGAATTATGGGGTTCACAATCATTAAGAACAATATATAAATGTACAAATGCTCATTATTCCACTTCTTATAGAACGTTATATTATCATACTTTATATTCATGTACTTCTACAGGATATACAAATGGTTATGGGCATTTGGTAGGTATTGGTCTAAGAAGCTCCGCAAATCCAACGTCGTCATCATATGCAAGGACATTCAAAATAGAATTAATAGAACAGGATAATTGTATTTTCTCATTTTATGATACAATATGTAAATTTTCTGATGTGCCTGGGACTGGAAGTACTAATTATAGCGGATATAATGAATTTGATGGAAGTAATAATGGTTTACAAGAATCCGGCGATAATAATACAATATCACAATTACATAAAGACATATCTAGTGTGACTGCTGGAACAAATGGAGTATATGGATACACTATAATTATGCGTGATTCAACAAAAAATACATTTCAAAGTATAGTAACTGCATCTGGAACTGGTACAACAAAATCTAAAAACACATCTGGTTTTTACCCGCAGGAAATATATTTCTTTAATCCTGGGAATAATAATAAAATTTCATCCGGTTCATTAACAGGAGCAAGAATATATCAGGCATTTTCAAATACAGATTTAAGATATACATTAAATTGCGGTCAGACACTTACAGCAAATAAACCAATTTATCTTAAAGGGATAATTGCTAATGGTTTATTTTATATTTCTGATGAAATGTATTCTCAACAATTGCCGGAGTCTGAAGACGAATATGTATATATATATATTGGTGATGCATATGATACATATAGAGGGAACATTTCTGCAACACATCCAATTTATCAATATAAAAATGGCAGATTATGCTTATATTTAGATGTAAATAAAACGGATATAGGTCTTGGAAACGTTGAAAATAAATCTTCTGCTACAATTCGTAGTGAAATCACATCATCAAATATTACAAATGCACTTGGATATACTCCTGTAAATAAAAATGGAGATACTATTACTGGTAATATAAAATTTGTTGGGCCACAACATTTATGTTGGGATAACGGCACATATCAACAAAGAATTAACTTAACAAACGATTCAACTGATGACACAGAAGTTTTCTCATTTCAGCAGAGTCTTGATTCTGGCAGTAATTTTACTAATCTTATGGTTATTAAAGATAACGGTAAAATTGTTGCAAATACTTTCATAGGAAATCTTGATGGGAACGCCAATACTGCTACCGCTTCTCTAAAAGCAACCAACGATTCGTCAAATCAGAAAATTACAACAACATACATTAAATCATTAAGCGCAGATGAGAATGTTATTACATACACTAAAGGTGACAATTCTACTGAAACTGTGACTTTAAGTATTATAGATAGTCTTATGGACAGATTAAAAGCATTAGAAGGAAGTGTACCAAAGAGTATCACATTTCAAACAATGCCAAAAACAAATTATCAATATGGAGACGCATTCGATCCTTCTGATGCTGTTGCTATTATTACATTTATGGATGACACTACAATAACGGTATCTGGTTCCGATTTAACATGGTATTGGGATACAAATTATGAAGGATCTCTTGAATGCATGAAGGGAAATGCAACAAGCGACGTTTCAGTAAACGAGGGATATGTAAGTGTATACTATACATACAGTAACGGAAGTTCTGTACATGAAGACGGAATAAGGATCACAATTAGTACAGGATTTGATTATACAATAAGTACATCTAAAATTCTTTATAATGCTGATATAACATTATCTAATGGTGAGTTTGTAACTAGCGATGGTACTAGGGCGATATATAATGGTTATATCAAAGTAAAACCAAATACCAGGTATACAATAACCAGAAATAATACGAAAGATATATTTAATAATGATTGTACTATTGCACCTAGATGTTATGATGAGAATAAAGTATATTTATATATGGAAAATGGATGTGTACAAAATAACGAACCAAGAGGCGGATTAGTATTGGACTTCACTACTACAGCAAATTGCAGGTATTTCACATTTATTGATGAATGTAATACAAACAGTAATGGTGTTTATACGCTTGTAGAAGTATAATATTTTATATAGTCCATATATGATCTCTTATCCAATAATTCAGACATACATGTTTTTCTATGCCTACGTGATTGTAAGTACAATTGAATGAATATATAACATTATTCTCTTTTTTACCGATTACTCTGACACGAAATGAATACTTTTCTTCATTCTCAACTGTTTGAAAGTATAAAGGCATAATATCACCATTCGTAGAAAATGATGCTATTACAGAAATTCCTTGTTTTTTTTGTTGGGACTGTTACCATATAATCATTTGTCATAAATATCACCTCTGTATGTATATTATACGAACATTTGTTTGTTTTGTCAATGCGTATAAAATGTAAAAGAGAGGCAATTACGCCTCTCTTTTCAATGCCGTGTGTATGCATATGTGAATTTAGCTAGTATGGGTGCACGTAACATATGTCGTAGTGCTAATAAGATCTCCTACAACGACATATTTACACTTTGTACAAATCTGCGCATCATAGATCTTTACCGTACATCCACCAGTACTATTGCTGATATGTTTTGAGTATCTGCCATCTGCAAATGTATGATTACAAATGGCATATGATGAATGGTCGTTGTCGATAATAATATACTCTCCGTCATCTGTAATGAATATTTCTTCATGTCCATGGAAATTAATTTCATCTGTAATACTATCAAATGATTCAATAAAACCAAAATCAACAAAATCTCCATCCGAAAGTTCAATTATTGCGTTATCTGTAGTTGACACAAATGGTTCGTATGCAAATACTGTTACAGCACATGCTAAAACCGTAACAATTGAAACTATAACTGTGATTAATTTTTGAATCTTTGAAAATTTCTTTTTCATAATATACGTCAGCCTCCTTTTCAATAGGTATTCCGTGCTCAAAAAGTTATTTCTCCATACAACAGGCATTGTTTTTGATGACACTACATCCAAGAGTAGTTTTGCATACTCTCTTTTTTCTTCATGAGTCAGTCCTTTTGTAGCGTAATCATCACTTATATATTCACATAAAGTGCTATACGAAAACAAAAGTAATATTGATATAGGATTAAACCAATGAAGACATATGATAATCAAGCAAATAAGTTTAATTAACGCATCGTAGTTTTTCGCATGACATAACTCGTGTCTATAAACCAAATAAGAATATTGGGATTCTATAATGTTTTCCGGGAAGACAATGTGTAAACGAATAAATCCAACTGTATACGGTGTTGTAATATTATTGTTTATCAAAATAGAAACAGTTCCTGCACCATTAATATCGTAAGATCTTTCTTCGGAATCTTTTAAAATATAATGTATAGACTTTCTATACTTCATTATTTGATATATTGCAAAAAACACAACAATAATAAACCAAATATGCAAAATGAAAATAATCCATCTTGGGACCCACATAATTCCATCGTCTATATTTATATATGCAGATTTATCATATTCAAAATGATACTCCAATGAATTAAATATTCTAATTTTATTAACGATGTTATTATTGTACATGATATTTGGGAGCATCCTGGTCAATAATTGAAAAGGCACAAGGTAGAACATCATACTCAGATACAGCAATATCTTCCCAAGTGAATAATTAAAACTGTTTTTCTGAATAAACCATGTTATTAGAAACACAATCAGAGGAATTGATCCAGCAACTGACATCCATAATAGCAACATACTGTTATTCCTCCGATTTGTCTATTTTGTCTAAATAAGAGCGTAGATTATTTATCTCATCTTCTGATAACGCTCCTTCTTTTTCAAATGCACTAACTAATGCAGTTAAGGAATCTTGATATGATTTGTCTGTTATTTTCTTTGTTTCTTTAACATCTTTTTTCTCTTTTGATATTTCAAACAAGAAAATTTTATAGAGGGAGTATCCGACTAAGCCAGAGACAATAACAGAAAATCCAGCAGCGCTTATCATGTATCTTATTGCAGATTCATATTCCTCTGGAGCACCTGCGACAAGATTATAAAACAAGCACATACATAACAGTATGGATAGTACTACCGAAACGATAACGCAGATTCTATTTTTCAAAAAGGTTTCCCCCAAAATATAAATTTTCTGCCACTATAGTCTATTTTAAACAATGTATATACAATTGTCAATACATGACATTATTTTTATTAAAATAAAGCATCAATAAGTAAAGGAGGTACACATATGTCAACAAAATTAATAGATATCTCATACTGGCAAGGTACAATCGACTTTGCAAAGTTGAAAAAAGCAGATTATAATCATGTGATTATTCGTGCCGGATATGGAACTACAGTAGATCCTAATTTCTATACATATGCAAAATCTTGTGCTCTCAATGGAATCAAGATTGGTGTCTATTGGTTCTGCTACTCTACCACTCTCGCAGAGGTAAGAAAAGAAGTTGCGAAATGTATTGAAACTATAAAGAATTATAATATTGACTTACCAATTTTCTTTGATTTCGAGTATGACACAATAACAAAAGCAAAGAATAAAGGTGTTACATTAGGTAAAAATGAATGCTCTAAATTCACAATTGAATTCTGCGAAGCTATCAAGAAATCCGGGTACACACCTGGATATTATGCTAATATGGATTTTTATAAAAATTACTATTCAGATGAAGTAAAAAATAAAGGATATGCTTTGTGGATTGCACACTATAATTCATCTCAAACCATGCATACTCCTCCTATTTCGTGTGATTTTTTTCAGTATAGTGAATCAGGAAAAGTATCTGGAATTAATGGATCAACTGTTGATCTTGATGTATGCTATACAGAGAAATATCTGGATTGTAGAAACTTGAAAAATACGACTTCTACTGCTACTCCAAATGCTCCTCTTGCATCTGAAATTATCAAAAATGTAATCAATGATGCTGTTGAATTTGCTGTAAATATTGCAAAAGATAATACTCATGGATACAGTCAGAAAATTAGAAGTTTATATAACATTGACACGCCGAAATCATTTGACTGTTCTAGTTTAGTATGTACTGCATTCTATTATGCTTTTATCAAAAATGGTCTTACAAAACAGGCTACATATCTCAAAGCGAATTGCTCATATACAGGTAATATGATGAAGATGCTGAATTGCGGATTTGAAGTTGTAGCAACAAATCAGACCGCTCATGCACAGATGCAAAAAGGTGATATTGAGTTAAATATTAATTATCATGTTGCTCTTGCAATTGATAAAGATAATATTGTTCATGCAAGAAGTTCTGAAGGAACTTCAGATACAATTGATAACTCTGGAAACGAAATTAGAACTCAGTCGTGGTACCTGTACTCTAAAGGGTGGGACAAGAGATTAAGGTTCACAGGCAAAGGAATTGACTTCTCTGATATCACTTCTAATGGCTCTACAAATACATCTTCTAAACCTTCTGCTCCTGACACTTCTGCAGAAAATCAGCTTATTAAAAATGCTCAGATTCATTTGAATAATTTTGTTGGATGTGATATTAAAACTGACGGTGTAAATGGCCCCGAGACAAAAAAGACTTTATGCAAGGCATTGCAGATTGCATTGAATAAAGACTTAGATTGTAGTCTTAAAATTGACGGAGTAATTGGTGATAACACTAAAGAAGTCATGAAGCATGTAAATATGAAAAAGGGTTCGAAAGGATATCTTGTTACGGTGCTCGAGATTAGTATGCTTTTAAATAATATTGATCCAAAAGGTGTTGAATGCCCGGGATCATTCGGTTCAGGACTTGAGTCAGCTGTAAAAAAATATCAGAAATCAAAAGGTAATTTAACGGTTGATGGAATCGTAGGGTACAACACGTTAATAGCATTATATGCATGATAAATAATATAAGAGAGAAGGGATGCGATTGAGGGTATGATAGAGTATATTAATAGAGTGAATGAAATAGGTTTTAGTACGTTTTTGATATGCATTATTTTGGCTGCTCTTATTATCATAGGAGCTAAAGAATTAGGTGGAAAAGTGCTCGTGGCGCTTGGTCTTAGAACAAATAAAAGTATTGAAAAAGAGAAACTGACAGAACGATTAGATAATATGCAAAAAGAAATTGACGAATTCAAAACTAATCGTGTTCATGACAGGGAACAATCTTTTGATATTCAAAAACAGTTGACTGAAAAGCAGGAAAGCATAGAAAGTTCTCTTATTGACATTAAAAATATTGTGAATGGTTTAGTTGTTACAATACAAGATATGCAAGAAAAGAATGATTCTAAAGATAGAGCAAAAATTAAAGATAGAATTTCTCAGTCATATAGATTTTATCATAAAGAGCAAAAATGGACATCTATGGACAAGGAATCTTTCAATGATTTAATACGTTCTTATGAAGCAGCTGGTGGAAAGAACTCTTTTGTACATAGTACATGCGAACCAGAATCAGAAACATGGGAAGTAATTGATGAATAACATTATGGGATAGACGAGCTATACGGCTCTCTATCCCATTTTTTTACGCTACACTAAGAATTGGTATATAAATCATTTTTCGTCCGTCAGAGTAGCTTACACGTTCTTCTACTGCACAGTATACAAGTAAAGCTTCGTGTTCTGTTATTTCATCACCAATGATTTCAAATTCTACTTCAGAGTCAATAAGAAAGATTCCTTCTAATAGCAATTCAGCATTACGATTTTCACACATTATCTGGCTATTTTTATTAATGATCATGTCAGCACCTCCAATCAGAACGTTTGTTCTTTATTGATTTCATTATACGAACATTTGTTCTATTTGTCAATAAAATAATGAAATGTTATACTATATTTATGGAGGTGCTGCAATGAACGAGAAATATGATTATCCATATGGATTCTGTGAAAAACTTCATTACAATGGATTGTGGCCTGTAAAATACGAAGGACAATCAGGGAATTATAGGAAAGTTGAAATGGCATGTACTTGCGGAGACGAAAAATGCAAAATCGGATGTCATGTCTTAGACGACGCAAGAGAAGTTATTCCATATGAAGACGAATGGTTATTAAAAGACGAATTAATGGGCAGTTGAGTTTTTGATACTCTTCTGCCCATTTTTTTAGTTTTCTAATAATGCTTTTATTTCTTCAAAAGACTTACCGCTATTCTTAATCATCTCGGCAATCTCTTCTATCTCTCTTTTCGCAGCCTCTTCTTTTTCTTTAGATTCAGCTACTGTCAGATCTTTCAAAAGATTTTTATTTTCTAATTTCAGAGTTTTGATTTCGTTTGTAAGTTCATCAATTCTATCAGTATTAGATTCGATCTTAACTTTGATGTCTGCTGCTGACATTTCTACTACTCGTTTTCTTCCTCTAGGCATTGGTGGTTCCTCCTTGTATCCTTTTGGAATATTATACCACAAATTGTATAGTTGTAAACGAGATTATTTATCGAACTATCTCGAACGAAAGAAATTGATTTTTATATTATCATGTAGTATTATATAATTGTAAACGACGAATAAGTATTATTGAGGATTGAGCCATACCTATTATTGCACGCTGATAGGTATTGGTTCTTTCTTCTTTACTGTAAAAAAATACTAATTTAAATCAATAAATACTACTGACTTAAATTAATATTTTTTCATCATACGTGCAAGATACTCCTTTCCTATAAAATTATGGAAAAATCGAACAAATGTTTTGATTACCTTTTTGATTACCTTTTGATTTTGCCCTCTGAAAAAGCCTGTAAAATCAAGGGTTCCAGACTTTATTTGCGCTCCGTGAGGTCGCAGGTTCAAATCCTGTTGCCCCGATTGAAACCAGTAAAATCAATGGTTTCCAGACTTGATGGAAACAAATGTTCTGATTACTTTTGATTACCTTTGATTACCTTTTTAATTATTTTTGATTACCTTGCAATACCAATCTCAGAGTTTATTCGAGATATAATCATTGTTTTTTCTTCTAAACTACTGACATCAAATGTATAGTATTTATCATTAACCTCTTCTGTATGTCCCAAGATTGAAGCAGCTACAACAGCAGATACTCCTTCGCATCTCATTTTTGAATTGATCGTTCTTCGATATGCATGTATTCCTTTTTCTGTTATGCCTATTTGTCTACACTTATTCTTTGAACAAGATGAAATGACCGGGGCATGAATTCTTCCATTTTCATTAGCAAACACCCACTCACAAATATAATCGTTCTGTATTTCTACTTTTTTTACTTTTTCTAGAATGCACTTTATTTCATTAGTAATAGGAAATACTCTTTCTTTACCATTTTTTGTTTTATCAATAAAATATTCTTTCGTTATACGATTATATTTTTCAGACTTGTTAATGATTATATATTTGTCAGTAATACAATCCCATGTAAGAGCAGAGATCTCTCCTACTCTCATTCCTGTTAATGTTGCGAGATGAACGGCATATGTAGGAATATAATTTGGATGTTTGAAATAGTCATCTTTAAACTGTCTGTACAATTTACTCATATCTTCATCAGATACAATTCGTGTTTCTGCTGGTTTTATATTTGATGTACAATATTTATAAAATTGTTTTGCTGTTAAAAACTTTGTAGGATCTTCTTTGATTATTTTATTGATTATAGCACTATTCATTACATTATGAACATATCCAAACAAAGTTTTACATGCTTTTTTACATAGTTTTAATGATTTCACTGTATTGCAAATAAAAACTTTAATGTCTTCTTCTGATATATTTTCTATTTGTTTTTGAGAAAAATCTGAATTTAAAAAATACCTTTTATAATCTGTATTGTATTTTGCAATTGTATTATCTGATACTAATACGTCCTGCACCTTTCTCCAATGATGATAAACATTATCAAATGTTTCTGGTATTTTTTTTACTTCCTTATTTTTGTAATACTCAATAACAATATCTTCTATATCTTTTTTATTTACTCGTTTTATCATCTTTCTCCCGTGCTCATCATCCGGGAGATACGTTCTCCACTTCCCGTCCTTTCCTTGACTAATTGAATACATATGCTGATCTAAGTATTCTTTTCTTTTATTCATTTCAATTTGTTCTTGCACGTATGATAAATTTATTATACCTTTATCAACTGCAAATTTCAATACATCATTATTATTTATGTCTATATTATATACACCATCTTCCTATAAAAGGAGAGCTTGCACTCTCCTTTAAATCTTCCATTTATTTAACTTCTCAAAAAATTCTTTTCTTCTCTGAAATCCATCACCATGAAACGTTACCGTCATTTTCTTTGTTATATCCATACTTAAAATACCTAGAATAGATTTAGCATCTATGACATATCTTCCGCATGATAGATCTATATCAACATCACGATATTGTTCACTGCTTACAATTTCACAAAACTCTTTTGCATTTTCAATCGTGCTCAGTTTTACTAACATTTTGTTCAATATTATCTTCCTCCAGATTATGATCATATGTTTTGTCCATCTTCAAAAACATCTTATATCCATTATCATCATTGCATATATTATGCAGTTTTGCAAAACCAAGTTCGCTATATTTGTCATACGGTACGTCCTTGATAGGCTCGTACCGTTTACATTCATGCATTTTTGGACATGTAATATCTTTTGTTTTTAAATCACAGAAATAGTATGAAACATTATTCATTTGTTACACCTTCTGTACTTGACTCATCTATAGCGTTTGTAGATCCTAATCCACCATTTCTTGTTGTTTCTACACAGTCATCCTCTGTAATACCATACTCTAAAAATACTCCCTGACAGATAGCTTCACCTTTTTTTACATAAAAATGGACATTTCCATTATTTACAAGTTTAATAAAAATATGTCCTTCATTATCAGAACTATAATAATCAGAATCAATTATACCAGTACCATTTGCAAGTACAACTTTATACTTAAAACCAACATTACTTCTCACATACAACATTAAAACATAGTCTGTATTTATTCCGCACCTTATTCCTGTTGGTATTTTAATTGATTCTCCAGGTTCAAGAGAAAAATCTAACGGTGAATAGAAATCATATCCTGCAGAAAACTTTGTCGCTCTTTCTGGAAGAACAACAGAATAAGCGTCATTAATACTTTCATCTGTCAATAAGTTCGGATTATTATATGTATCTTCCCAATCTTTCTTAAACTGTTCAAAACTTACTTTTTCAAACTTAGCTACTCTTTTTGCCATAATTTTTTACTCCTTATGTAATTCTTTTTTTAAATAATCTAAATATTGTTTCCAGTACCCACTATAATGAATAAATTCCTTACCTTTTAACATACTTTTACGCATCTCAGCCTTTATATCTTTCGACTTATACAGCTTACTTTTAGCGAGTTTATTAGAAATAAAACTGCGTGTAATATGAGAGATAACCAAGATATCCTCTTTCGCAACATCTTTAATCGTATCTTGATATGATGATAAATCCGAGTCTGGTATCACATAATTTTGTTTCGGCAGGTTCTTTGTAGAGAACGGACTGATATCTGCCCCACCAGTCTGTGGTTTCAAATATTTTGCTATTAATTCAATATCTTTTGCATTAAATTTGAACTCAATTTCTTCATCATATTCTTTAATATCTTTTATTGTTCCTTCTTTTAAAAGCGCGCCATATAATTCTTCGAATGGTATTTTTACAGCATCATTTTCTTTAGAATTCTCAATCCCACAAAGTTCTTCTGCAAGTCCTCTTAAAATGTTATGGCCCCTTCCAATTGAAGGAATATATGCAACTAAAATTGATCTACCGTAATGATAAATCTGATTTCCATAAGCACATTTTATGTATAAATCATCTGTTTCTATAGAGCCAGATTTATTTCTTGGAAAGTCATTTGTTGTTTCATCAATATTCGCTTTTACTCTGTAAACACCTTTGTATTTCATCAAATAGTTTGCCATATTTTTCTATTTCTGCATCCACTTCATCATTATTAATCTTATCTACTTCTTCACGTAATTTCTTCACTGTGTCTAACTGTTTGATTGATTGTTCATATAGTTTTTTTAATTCATTCAATGCTTTTTCATATTTATCTTTTTCTTGTTTTAGCTTATATTTAGATTGTTGTTTCTTTAAATCTTCAAATATATCATTTATATCTGTTGAAATACCAAAGAAAAATTTTGACCAAAAATGTTTTTTATATTCAGTATAACTATCTAAGATGCTACTTAAATAAATACTATGAAGCATTTTACTTCCGTGCACCTTAAAATATAACATTTCACTATTTATATAAATAACCGGATATTTTTCTAAATGTAGAACATTATCTACGTTATCTACGGACTCATATATTTTATAAATGTATTTAATTTTGCTCAAATCTTTTAATTCCATAATTTCTCCTAACTAATAATTATCTACTTGTAACTCTATGCAATTCACATGTATAAATTCCATCTATGATTACATCTTCAATATAACCATTTTTATAATTTCCTAATTCAGTAAGTCTTTTATTAAACTCACATTCATCTTCAAAAACTTCTCTATGTATTTCACCAACCGGCATGAGGAACCATTGATCATCTCTTTCATCATACATAGCTTCATACCACTCAATCAGATATCTTATCATTTAGTACTTCTCCTATGAGATAGTTTTAAGCTCATATGTCTTATGGTAGTGTTACATTATTTCCATTTGTACATGTAGTCGTACACCATAGTTGCTGCCACCAAGGAGTTGTATTAGGATTAGGTGATGCAGGAGTAACATTTGAATACACCGGATATCTTGTTTCATCATCCTCAGCTGTTTCTGTTCTGGTTGTTTTCTCAATAAGATTACCATCTTCATCATATTTCTCTATTGTTTTAGTAACTGTTGTTTTGATCATAATTATATCTCCTTACAAATCCTGGAACACAAATTCTGCTCCGCAACTACATCTACACTTTCCAACTGTCCCAATACTTGTAGGTATGAAATGATAAGAATATCGACCGCCTATGCATCCTCCGGCAGCAATTTTCTTTTCTAATGTATTTAATCCATGTACTTCTTTATCATGCTTTTTCTGCCATTCTTCAATTTTTTTTCTTCTTCTTCAGAAATAGGAAATCCTCTGTTAAGATCAGCACGTATATGTTTTACTTCGGCTTTCATTTCCTGAATCTCTTCGTCTTTATCATATTCGTCTCTTAGTTTCCGAAAATCTTCTCTTAACCTATTAATTATATGTTCATTACGATTGTTTTCTTTTTTAATAAGCTCTAAAGCTTCATCTATATTATTTGCAAACATTTTTATTTACCACGCTTTCTAAAAATACCTTTACTAAAAGAAAAGCATCTTTTATAGTATTAAACCTACATGAAATAGTATCGTCATATCCGTTATTATGTCTATCTTTTAAAAATAATCCGATGATTCCATTAGACGAACTATCAATCTCTATATACCAATCATTATTATATTCCCACTCTGCTTGTACACCATTCCCGCCTATCCATGGGAAGATCTCTGGTAATGGGAGATTATATTTTTCGCAATTATCTATTAAATATTGAAGATGATCCACCGCAGGTTGATAAACCGGAACATCTTCATTATCTCCACCCATATAAGTTCTGATATCTTCTATATTATTCACGTTTCTTTCGTTTGAACTCCTTTAATAGTTTACATTGATTACAATTATTCCTATTTTTACAGAACCAACAATTGTCATTGTCTAAATTCCACCACCAAGGAGGTTGTGGTCTTTGTTTTCTTTTTGCTTTTCCCATATTTATACTTTTTATACAAAATTTCTTTACTCGCTATCAATTACAATCTCTCCATTACATCCTTCGTAAATGTTAGCATCACCAATTTTACATTCAACACATCTATTTGGTGTTTCAATAGATATAATCTGGTTTGGATTATCTTCTTTAAGCCTGTCTAATTTTTTGATAATCTTATGTTTATCCATATTCTTCTTTTTATCTATTCTCTCAAGAACCAAATGACATCTTCTTTTTCCTTCATACCATGTTGGATTAAATAAATCACATGCGTCTATTTTAACGTCTTCCCATTGTGTTGGTTCGCCACTTTTAACTATATTATCAGTAATACAAACATGTACTTCTAAGTCCCAATCAATAGAATGTCTAGTTAATTCATTTACTAATTCTCTGACTGTCATAATAATCCTCCAACTCCTGTCTACTTACTTCGTCAGCTCGTATTTGTTGATGTAACCGATTTCCTCTACACCATTCGCAACTACCATGATTCCTACAAGTACAATCTCTAGCTTTTGCGCCTATATATGGTTTTCTCTTTTCTTTTCCGTGTTCTATTGCTTTGTCGAGACTCATATTTACTCCTTAAAATACTTACCATTCATCGTATAATCGTCTCTGGATACTTCAATTAATTGTCTTCCATATTCTTTTAAAGCTGCTTCAAATTCTTCTACAGGAATTTCTTCTGCGTATTTTATATTATTGATACTAAATGACGACGAAGTTTTAATTGTCATTTCATCAAAGCATAACAAGTTGTCATCAAAAACATAATTATATTTAGTATCTCTATTTATAGTAAGCGCTCGTTTAAATCCAACGTTAATTGGTAAAACAAATCTCATACAATGCATAAAACAATATGTATTGCACGATAAACCACTCAGACATTTCATATACACTGTTTCATTTCCGTCAGTAATCTTAAAGCACTTACCAGCATATTCCTCTTCATATCTCTTTACTCGCGCACCTTCTTCATCTTTATAATACTCTTTAATTTTTAACTCTAATTCTTCCTTCTGTTTTTCAAGTTCTTTAATATCTGCTTCCATAATTTCATTTACCTCTTCCGGATTAGCTTTTTCGTATTCAAATACAATAGGATAAAGCAAAGCTCTTTTACCTCTTACTAGTTTTGAATCTGCACGTACTTCTTCTATGCAACTACCATTTTTAAAATTTATCTTCGTCATTTCACTAAAATTACATAAATAAAAGCAGCAATTATCAAAATAAAACCAGTTATATTTGTTATCATATATGTTCGATAACTAACTTTAGATGCATACCATTTATCTACATTATCAATAACTTTAGAAAATATAGGGTAAAAAAAGACAAACGATATCACATAAACTATAATTTTTAATAACGTCATATATTTCTCCTCATAATTAATCAATTCCCGCATCTTTTAAAATACTTTTACCATTCCATCGACGTCGAACTTCTGTTACAAGACTTACGAAGTTACTAATTTTTTTATTTATTTTATTTAAAAAATTTAATAATTCAGTAATATCATATTCAGAATCAACAACTTCGTCTCGCGCATCTACTTCATATGTTATAGATCCGTCAGAACTTCTCATTCGTTTATTTATCTTTACTTCTTTTTCAATATCTACGATGTAAAATTTATCTCCTTCTTCTAACAATGGTAACTCCAAATCTGTTTCATATATTTTATCTATACGAGATAGACCGGTATGCACAATACAATCAACAATATACCGAGATCCATCACTATAAAATGCATTGAAATCATCTGTAAGTCTTACTTCTATTGCCTTTTTACATTCATTTACAGGTTGTAAAAATATACTTTTCATCTCATAACCTCTTTAATATTCTTCATAATAAGTTTCTTCTGATATATTATTATTTTTATTATTTTCTGCTTTTTGCATAACTTTTAACGCAGTATCTCGATTTTCAAAAACGGTACTTCCCAAATCATCGTAATCAAACATATATACATGCATATCACGTTTGTCCATCCCGGTGAACCAACTGTCAGTTACGGTTCTGACAGTCAGCTCACATACTTCATATATACCGGTTGTTGGAATAATACGCGCGTAAAATAATATATCTTTCTTATTCAGTGTTTTGAACATTTTTATTTCCTGTCTTCATATTATTCGCATCAACTACAAGTTTGCGACATGTATGACTGATATTATCATAGCAACATTCTTTACAATATCCTATAGTGCATAAATCATATTCATCATATTTCCCATCATAGAAAATACATTTTTCTTTTATTTCAGGTTGATCAGTTACAATGATTTTCATATAAAACGATATCTCCTACTTTCAAACTTTTTTGAACGTCAATTACTCTCTGATTTGTGCTTCCAGCCCAATGATAATTAACATCAGCTTTATCAATATCAAATACGCCATCTACAAGAACGTCACATAAACGTATAGCTTTTATTCTGTATTTAGTTTCAACGCTAATATTACAATAAGACCATGCTTCCCATAATTCTTCCCAAGTATATCCTGTATACAACCAAATTGATTTATTTGGAAATCTTTCTTTAATTTCTGATATTAAAGAATACACATACTCAACATTATGTTTATTTAAAGGATCTCCTCCGCTAAATGTAATTCCGGAAATATAATCTTTTGATAACTGATCGAATATTTCATTTTTAGCTGCTTCATCGAACGGAATGCCTGAATTAGTATCCCATGTTTCTTGATTGTGGCATTCTGGACAATAATGATCGCATCCAGATACAAACAAAGTAACTCGTAGTCCAGATCCATTATTCATATCGTCGTGTTTAATATCATGATAATTCATACGAAGCCTCCTACATTGATACCCTATCTGCAATTTCATCATTTTTTGCTTTATTGTAACGAGTATCGCCATGAACTCTCGTATATCCTAGATAACCGTTCCATATCTATATACCGTTGCTTTCGCAATACTTTAACTCTTATTTTAAATAAGACGGATTAGACTATACAATCAAAGTAGTATTATAGTCGTTGAACGTCTCCCTAATAATATTCATTAAGGATTTCGCTGCGTCTGAAGAACTTCCATCTTCGGTTTCCCAATCTTAAAAGTTTTTATGGTCTGTGCTTTCGCTATGCCGCATTCACGCTCATCATTTCTGATCACGTTGTAGCCTTTTAAGCTCTAAGGGAGTCCCCGCAATTTAAACTATTTATACAGGACAAACGGATTTTCTATCCTGTCAACTTTTGTAATATTATGACTTCCACACACAGGACAAACATCCATATCTAACTGTTCGTGACCACAGTCTTCACAATACGCTAGTGAAAGATTTACGCCTTCGTACAACCCCATATCCATTGCTCTTCGAATGAGAGTAACAACAGCTTCTTTATTATAAGAAATTGGATATCTACAATACTGAATTTTTCCACCATTAAATAAATTCCAAAATCTATTCTCGAGATCCTGCTTTTCAATTGGACTAATATCTTCTGTAACATGACAATGGAAGCTATTACTTACATATGTTCTATCTGACACGCCTTCAATAATTCCATATTTCTTACGGAACTGTTCAATTTGCAATCCACAAAGACTTTCTGCAGGTGTGCCATAAATAGCATATAATAACCCATCTTCTTTTTTATATTCAGCAAGTTTTTTATTGATATATTCCATTACTTCTAATGCAAACTGTCCGTCCTCAGCAATGGATTTTCCATTGTAAAGCTCCTGAAGCTCGTTCAGAGCCGTAATACCAAATGATAAAGTCATAGGTTTTAAAATTGGTTTAATTTTTTCATCTGGTTTAAGATATCCTCCGTAAAAACCACCTTCGCAATACGCAACTGGATTCACTGATGCTTTTAGTTCCCCAATATAGTCATACGTTCTTTTATGTAAATTTCTAATCATTTCCAAATAATAATCAAGTACCTCATAAAAATCTTTACTTTCTTGTCTTGCTTTTGCAAGTATCATAGGCAGATGAAGACTTATTGCACCTAGGTTAAAACGTCCTTCAAATATAGCTTTATCATTTTCATCTTCAGGTTCCATACCACCACGTTCATACCAAGGACTTAAAAAGGCACGACACCCCATCGGAGACACAACCGTTCCATACTTCTTATACATAGAAGGGACATATCCTTCTCCTGTAAGAGATAACCAATCAGGATACATTGTTTTCATGCTGCAATCAATTCCTGCATTAAACACATCTTCGTTAATACATCCTTCTCCATGAAGATTTTTATCATATAAAAATACAAGTTTTGGGAATAAAACTGGACGCTTAAATCCTTCTTTCCCCTGACCTTCTTTATGTACATTTAAAAATGTGATAGAAGCCATTTTCCCAAACTTTGACGTATCTAATCCAAATGTCATCGTTACAAATGGATAATCCCCGCGGGAAGAACCTACTGTATTCAGCTTATACTCAATTCCTTGCCATCCCTGCTCAAAATCTCTTTTTACTTTCTGAGTAGCATAATCATCTGCTTTATCTTCAAAATTTGAATCACACCATTCTAAAAATTCATTTCTATATTTTATATATGATTTTTCGGCATAAGGAGCCAGTATCTTATCCACCTCCGGCACGGTAAACCCGCCATACTGCTGTGCAGCGGTACTCAGAATAATATCGCCCATAACATCAAATGCCGTATCTAATGAATTGGGTTCGTTATACCATACATTTCCCATCTCAAAACCGCCACGCATTACTTCTCCTACACGGAAAAGACAACAATTCCCAGTCGGTATACCACCTTCTAAGATAAAACTATGATCATCTTCTACCTCTAAACACCATACTTTTGATTTTGAATTTAATTTATCTTTTTTGATATCTTCTACGAACCACGTTCGATCTCCTTGATTGCTACATGTTTGATATGTAATTGTTGTTTGTTTTCTTATACCATAATTAGTTTCTTCCCCTGTCAAATCTCTTGTAGAACTTACATACTGTCCTGCAATGTTTAATAAATCATAAATATATTTATTAAAATCACCTGTTACTTGAATGCCTCTGTATTTATAATTATCCGATGAAGATTTATTTCCGTCGGCAGACATGAATCCGTCTATTAAATACCTGACATTTTCTGCATTTAAAATCATCCATGGTAATTCTTTTGTGTGAATATCATACATCCTTACTTGTCCATCTCCGTTTAACGAATTCGGATATGTCACAATGTATCCAATGTCTTCAAATCGATAAGCAAAATCTTTTTTATGCCCACACAATCTAATCATCATAATTGGAATACTATTATCTTGGACTATACTGCCGTCTGCAATACCGAACCCAATACACCATAATAATTTTTCTAACTTAGTCAAACTACTCCATTCGTAATTAGTAATATCTGGAGCAGCAATTAATTTATCTCCAATTTTCAAATTTGTTGTTTCTGTACCATCTTTTAAAATCCATCGATGATTTGCTGTGCAATATATGTCTTTTGATTTTCCTGCAGCTCTTTTTAACGTAACTTTATTAATGGGTTGCCATCCATAAGACCTTACAACCGCATTTTTCCAATTACCTTTATGAGTTAAAACTCTTATTGTATCTCCGTCTTTAAAATCATAAAATGATTTAACTCCTAATTCTGTAATAAAGCGTGTATCTCTTCTAAAACAATTCATTGTGTCAAGTCTTGCAGACATATCGTGAATATAAATATATCCATCTTTACATGCCTGACGTTCGTCTACAGTCATAAAGAATTTTTGATATAACTCTTTATTAAGAGAGTTAAAAATCAGACTTCTCTTTGTGGCAACGAGGGCACTATCTGTATTTGCATTATCTTTATCACCAATATAACGAATCTTTTGCGCGTTAGCATAAACCTGATCCATCATATGAATAAAATCTTTTTTATAGTTTCTATAATCTTTATAACTCTTTGCAATTTTAGGATTAAATTCTTCTAACGCAGATTCAACTGCATTATGAAGATCTTCTACTGTACATTCTTTTTCTTCATCAACATCATCCTCTATAAGATTATCCCATACTAAATCAATAATTTGTTTATAGTCATCATTTGATAAATTAACCATAACTCTGCTTGCTGATTTATTTACTGCATCAACAATTTTTTGGTCGTTAAATGGTTCTTTCGTTAAATCTTTTTTTATTACATTCATACAAATTTTCTCCTATATTTTTAATATTACTCATCATATGTTATTTTCAAGTTCCTTTTTAATAAACTTACATACCTTTTCAACGCTTTCATCAAAAGATCCGTCATTTAACACATGATACTGAAAAGATTTTTCTTTTTCATATTTATCAAATTGTTCTCTTTCAGAATCATATCTTGCAACAAATTCTGCCCTTGATTTATTCCCTCCTCTTTCCTGATATCTCTGGCACGAAAGTAAAAATGGTACTCTGAAATACACTTCAATAAATTCATACTTATCTCCACAATTCTTTTTCAAAGTATTAACTCCGTCCGGATCAATAACATATATATCTGATTTATCAAGGATATCAGTTGTTGTACAATATTCAAAGTCATTAATTTTTGTATATGCAGCTACACATCCAAGATGTTCTGCCATTATTAAATCAAATTCTTCTTTGGTAACAAAATAATGATCTGCGTTTTCATTCGTTTCGCCAGGTCTTGCAGGTCTAGTTGTATAACTCTTAACCTGCTTTAAACCAATTTTTTCACATACAGCTTTAGCAATGCTTGACTTTCCAGATGCTGTACGTCCGATAAACAAAAACTTCTTTGGCTTACTATTTTCCAATATTACATCTCCTAATTTTCAATGCTTAAAAGTAACTCTCTAGTAATCTGCGGATACCAATTCTGCACCTGATTAACAAGCTCTTCAATCATTTCCTGAAGTTCCGGTGCAGCCGTACCATGCGCTCCTCCTTCTTTACTTCCTCTTTCTTTGTAAATATGTGCAAGCTCAATAATATTTACTTTAAATGTAAATGTCATTGGAAGAGAAAGCATATAAAGACCGCGCTTTACATCTCTGTTATTTTCCATACCTTTTTTAATATATCCATTTGTACTTCTTACATAAGTCTCACCTTCATATTCAAGTTCTTCCGGAGTATCAATGCCAAGATATGCAAGCGCTACATCTGTCGGAACAATCTTTCCTTTATACCAATCAGACATTTCTTCACTAGAATAATCAGCTAATCTTGTACTAGATCTGATAATTCTATTTTCTAACCGTTTAGCATGAGAATCGAAATCATCTGTTCCTCCACGATGAAGTCCTTCAACAACAACAGAGCAATCCAGGAATCTTAACATGGTAATATGCTTTTTTCCCCATTTAAACAATTTATTTAATTCATCTTCGAACGTTTCTTCATCAATAGTTCCTGAATTATAAGGTTTTCCATATCTATTTGTAGAGTTTTCTACAACTCTTGTAATTACTTCTTCTTTTTCAGGCGTCCATGTTCTTTTACTCATATACATAGTTCTGATAGCATCTAAAATTGAATGCATTTCTTTTAAGTATACTTTCATATTGTGTACCTCTCTTTTAATATTATTTATTATATATTATATGTTACATCATGACGTTTGTTTTGTCAACATTATTTTTAATATTATGTGTTAATGTCAATAAATCGCACATCCATGTATTTCTACGAACATCTTCCTTTTTCTTAATAGCCATATTAACAGTATCAAAATTTCCAAGATGATAACATCTCTGCTTCGTTCTTGTCAGTCCTACATATATTAAATTAGAATTTAGCATATATGCATGTGATGGAGGAGTTAGCAGCATAATAATCTTTGCAGACCCACCCTGACTTTTATGTATAGAAATACTGTACGCCAATGAAATATCTTGGATATCACACTTATCATACTTAATTGAAACTCCGTCAAAATCTATAACTACTCCTCCAGATAAAATATTTGTTATTTTACCTATCATGCCATTAGGAATAAATACATTTGACTTTTTGTCATCTTCATCATCTACATAATCTTCAGAAATATACTTTTTCGCCTTATAATTATTCCTAACTTGAATTACAATATCATCTATATAATAAATGTTATCACCACATTTTACATAATTTGATGAACCCACATTCTTATTAGCTATCTTTTGTATTCTCTTGTTAATTTCAACAGTCCCGTAATCACCTTTATTATATGAACTTAGAATTTGAATATCTTCCGGATTATAATTCTTCAAAAGCTTTTGATATAAAGACACAGTATCTTCCACAACATTATATGACTGTACAAATACATAATCTTTCTTCTCTCCAAATGTTGTACATTTTTCTGTAATATCATATAAATACTGTCGTGAATTACGTACATCAGTAGCTACCGTCATTAATCCGCCTTCACCATATCTAAATATCTTACTTAGTGTTACTGTCGGAATTAAATTTGAAGTAATGAAATCATATAACAACCTACCAGCCCCTACAGACGGTATCTGAGCGGAATCACCAATCATAATTATTTTTGTTACTTTTAAATCTACTGCTTCTATTACACGACGGAACAAAAACACATCAGTCATTGAAAATTCATCAATAATAACAACATCTGTTTGAAGTTTATTATCTTCATTATATCCCCATATCGGCGGCATATATCCAAGCCCTCTATGTATAGTTGAAGCTGGACGTTCAGTGTATTCACTTAATACTTTAGCAGCACGACCTGTAGGAGCAAACAACACATACGATTTGTGATAATCTTCTAACATTTTTATAATCATTGATGAAGTAGCACTTTTTCCCGACCCAGCAAATCCATTTAATATCATTATATTATTGTTACATATACACTTTAGTGCTTCTACTTGCTCATTTGTTAAAGTAAATTCACCTTTATTTTGATATGCATCATAATCAATATTCCATTTTTGGGGATTTTCTAAAGCAACCATAATATGTTCTGCAATATATTTTTCTGTTTCATATGTGTTTTTTTTAGAAACACATATATTATTTTTATCAAAATGAAAATCTTCTGATTTAATGCAATCCACAAAATGATCTGCACATGCCGGGACTTGATGAATAATTTTCTTTCTTAATTCTCTGATATCTATTCTTGTATTACCATCCTCTTCATTTTTATCAAGAAGATATGTAATGCAAGCATGACATCTTTGCTTACTCGTTTTTAAATCGAATCCAAAATCTATCTTTTTTGATCTCTCAAGTTCAAGAAGAATAGAATCTGCTTTAATAAATCCAATACCTGAGATAATAGTCAAAGATTTATACGGCTCTTCCTTTAATTTCTGTTTTAATAAATCTACCGAAGAATACTTTTCGTATAGTTTATTCAAAGTAGAAATCGTTAGCAATCCATTAAACTCAATAACAAGATCGTATAATGCATAATTTTGAAGTATTTTTGCTTTTATCTTTTCAAATGTATACTCTTTAATACCTTTTAACTTATTTAAATCGATACTATCTGTATCACCATTTACAACACGATCAATAATGTCCGGATAGTTTTTCCATAATTCAGATGCCTGGTTAAATGTTAATATCTCCTGAAGAAAAGTATATACATCGTTTTCATTGCGTGGTTTATCCATTCTGATATTAATAACTTTATATCCATAGCCATACTTATTTTGTTCTTCAACAGCCGTAATTTCGTACGGCTGTTGTATTACTAAATCATACAAATTACCAAATATGGTTGCATTTCCATATTTTGTAAATTTAACATCAGGATACTTGTCTCTGTCAACATCCACAGCATATACTTTATAATCTGGAGAATTATAAGTACATCTTATAATATTTCCATTAAACTTAATCTCTTTTTTTTCTTTCATATATTATCCTTACTTAATTACTTCATAATCACTTAATATATTTTCTAATTCATCCGTTTCTACCCATGATCCATTTACACATTTTTTCTTTTTCTTTTTATCGAAATTCTTTATTTTCAATATTGAATATTCTCCGAAAGGATTATATTGGAATACTTTAACACTATTTACACGAGCTTTTATATCTTCTCCTGTTTTAATATTATGGAGTACACAATATGGTTTCCTTGTTTCTTTGTATGTAACATAATCAGTAACAATATAAAAGTATTGATTTACTTTTGAATTTGTATATACTACATACTGAAGATATTCTTTTTCAAATTTTACCTGATCAATTACTGACATTGCTCTATTTTCCAAACGTCTTGATAACTCTGAAATAAGACCTGCATTATCAATTTCTTTATAAATTTTTGCTGTCTCTTTACCAGAATATTTTTTCATTAAATATTCAGTTAAACCTAATGATTCCATTTTATCCTTTTTTATTTGTTTACATGATCCAAACTTATCATAAATATCTACTATATCTAATAAATACTTATTTCTTCCAAACTCTTCAAAGAAATTTAAACCTATCAAAATAGTTAACTGTCTTGAATCTACAGACGTCTTAGTATTTATATCATACAACAGCTGCACAAAATTCTGATAATGAATTTTAGATAAATATAACAATTCATCTGCTATCTGTGCATTACAGAATTTAATAGATGCAATCCCTTTATACAATGCGTGATTCTTTTTATCTACAGTGTATTCTGATCCGGACTTTCCAAATTGAATATTCAGTATGACAACATTTTTTAATTTTGCAAGTTCTGTTCCCATTACAATATCATCATTATTTCCTGCACAATTTAAATATGCAGCAATAAACTCTTCTGGATAATAAAACCGTAAATATGCGCACATATATCCAATCATTGAATATCCAGTAGAATGATTGTAACCAAATTGATATCTCGCACTATCTTCAAGAATTTTTAAAAAGTCTTGTGCTTCTGTTTCAGCTACTTCTCTTGGCTGGTCAGACATATTACAATATCCATCAAGAATTTTAGGAAGTTCCTCTTGAAGTCTTTCTTTTTGTTTACGTCCAATTGCTCTACGAACATTATCTGCATGTGATCCGCTAAATCCACATATATTCTGTAAAAATTTTATCGTATCTTCCTGGAAGATTAAGAATCCTCTATTGTCTTTCAGTAATTCATCAATAATTGGAGATGGGTTTTTATTTATTTCTCCTGCCAACAACCTATCTCTATAAGAAGCTCCGGAAGGACGCAGGCTGGCATTCACAATAGACATATCATTTATACACTGTGGTTTATAATTTTTAAGCATTTCAAAGGCGTATTCTCGTTCGAACTGGAACAAACCAGTAGGACTTATAATCATATCCTTCCAAACTTTTTTATCATTCCAATTAATCATATAAGCTCTTGGATATGGTATTCCTGCATATTCACATGACTTTCTAATAACCTGTATATTTTTTAAACCAAGCAGATCATATTTAGCAAGACCAGCTCCGTCATGGATTTCTTCCATGTTAATACATAAAATACGTTTTCCTCCGCTCCAAAACGTCCCATAATGATCCGGAAGCGTTATTGGAGCAACAACGATTCCTGCCGGATGCATTGATTGAGATATTGCCGTCCCATTAAGCCCATCAAAATAATAGAATAATTCTCTGTATTGATTCTCCTTAAGATCATCCATTAAAGCTTTTGCTTTTTCATTTTCTTTTAACTTATTCTCATAGTCTCGTCTATACTTATAAAATTGAGAGTCTTTTTTTGCATCTTTAATATATTCAAAATCAGACATCTCTTCTATTTCTTTGATACGACTTGACGTAGAATCAATTGTATCTTTGTAAGAAGAATACTTATTCTTAATTATTGCAACTTCGTCAAGAGGAATATCTAATGCTCTTCCTATTTCATCAATAGTTCCTTTATCAGAAATAGTACCTATCGCAAGAATATATGCTGTCTTATCAATACCGAACGAATCAATAATATGCTGATATACAAGATCACGTTGATCAGGGCTGATATCCAGATCAATATCTCCAATTTCTTCTCTGTCTTCATTTGCAAATCGTGAAAAGATTGTATTCCATACGATTGGATCTACATCAATAATATCTGTAATAAAAGCAACTGTAGAACCTCCAACAGATCCTCTGCATGGACCAACAGGAATTCCGTTATCCCAACACCAGCAAACAAGATCTGACATGAATAACATAAACCCAACCATATTAATCTTTTTAAATACACGCATTTCTTCTTTGATATTTTCTTTATATTTATGAAGATTTTCTTTTTTTATAATTCCATGATCAAGCTTATATTTTAATTTCTCAATGATCCTATTTTTTAATACAGCTTCTTCATTATCGCATACTTTTGGATACTTAATAGATGTATCAAGAACGAAATCTTCAACAGAATCTGCCATCACATTTGTGTTCTCAATAGCTTGTAAAATTACATCAAATGGAATATTACAATTCTGCTTTCTAAACATTTCAATGAGTTCTTTATACGAATGATATGTAAGATCAAATCTATCTTCATCAGCATATTGTATTTTTTTAGCTTTTTGCAAAATACTTCTGCATTCAGCTTTATAATAGTTAATACTATGCGTATCTGTACCGACAATTAACGGCTTGTTATATTGTTGCGATGCAATATAAAGAAATTCATTATATCTTTTTTGATCCGGAAAATCATGCGGTTGAATCTCATAATAATCATATGTCTGTAATAGTTTTTCATATATCTCTTTATTTTTTGATGAATCTCTAACTATTTTTACCTGATTATTATATTCTTTATTTATCTCTTTAACTTTTTCATTACAATATTCCAACCACGCTTCATGAGGAGATATATCTCTATAATACCATGAACATTCTGGAGACTGATCCGATGGTATTGACTCAATCCAATTAATCCATTCTTTTTCTGCTTTTTGATCAGAAGATTTTTTATTGATTTTTTTTATTTCTTCATCTCGTTCTTCTGTTAATTCTTTTACATGTTCTTCGATACTTTTCGTAACATCATTTGGATAGTTATTCAAAGGCGAAGCAAGACAAGCAGAAATTTTAATAATATTGTCTGAAATGTTAAAGAATTCATCAAATGTAATTCTTGGTTTATAATAAAAGTGATCCGGTTGCGTAGATTTATCTACAAGAAGATTTATCTCTTTAAATCCTTCATAGTTCTTTGCAAGAAGAATTGTGTGATAATTATCACGTACTTTTTCATCTAGCGAAGCAGTAAGATAACACTCGACTCCATGAATATATTTTAATCCTTTGGAATTTGTGTACATCTTTTTTTCAATCCAATTATATATATTTCCATGCTCTGTGAAAGCAATCGCTGTTTGACCTAATTCCGCTGCTTTATCAACATAAAGCTTATAATTAGTACAACTATCCAATAACGAATCTTCGGTATGAAGATGAATAACTGTATAATTATCCATAATCATACCTCAACTGGATAATAAATAATTGGAGCATTTTCTATATAATCACATGCTCGTATTGTATTATAAGAAATAAAATCTGCAGCGTCTTCGTAATCCATTCCGTCTTCTTCTATAAGACATGCAATCATATTATCATAATTATAAACCGCTCTATTATCACTGCTAATTCCAACAAAAGCATTTTCGTATGACGGATTATCAAAAAGTACGACATCTTCAAAACCAATTGACAAAATTGCTTCTTCAACTTTACTCATTTAAACACCTCACAGATTTTCTAACCATGACAAATCATTTTCGTCATATTCATCATCGTTTTTAGACACGCCAAAAATACTTCCATTCTTTTCTGATTCAAGTTTGTCTAAATAAGCTTTATACGGTTTATGTAAATTTGCTGAATAACTACATAAATTTGCAAAATAATAACTTTGCTTCTTTACAGATTCTTCATCTTCCCACCAAATTTTATCGGCTTCTTTATACATACCTGAATCCATAAGTGTTTTATATTCTGATTCTTTAGAACGAATTAATTTCATAGTTTCTGTAATATAATTAGTCCAATACTCAATTAATTCATCTGTTAAATCTACATATACATAACAATCATGGAATTCATACTTATCCTGTACTTCTTTCGGAAGAACTGTTATGTCATTTGTTTGAGCTAGTGCATCAAGATATTCAACCATTTGATCTTCATATCCGAATTCTTTAAGCCACATTTTTGCATTTGCCTGCAGCTTATCTCCCAGCTCACATCTTTCTATTTCTCGTACCTTTTTTACTCCTTTCTTAGACTGAACGGTAACACATTGATACTTCAAAAAGTTCCAGGCAATTCTAATTTTATCAAATGGTACTCCTTTCTGATGAAGACCAATTGCGTATAATACAAGCTGGCCACATTCATTTTTAGCTTTTTCACCTTTATATATTGACGATGTTTTCCAGTCTAAAATTGTATGGATACCATCTGATCCCTCTAAATGAACGTCTATATACCCCTGATAATACTCGTCCCCAATTTTAATTGTGATAAACTCTTCAATAGTAATATTATTTTGTTTTCTATCTATCTCTTCGTGAGTTTGAAAGAAGTTTTTTAAATCATAATAATATTTATCTGCAATACTATTATTTCTGGCGTTATCACTTCTGTTAAATTTCAAATCTGCAATATCAAATGCAGTCATCCATCCATCTTCAAACTCATCTATCATTTCATGATGTTTTATTTCATAATTATAAAACTTTTCCATAATGTCATGAGCGATACCTCCGGTCACAACATATATACTATCTGCTCGATCTTCTTTTTTATGTAATACGTATTTTAAATAGTATTCGTATAAAGAATTATGAGCACAATTAACTCTGCTCCACGAATTTAATCTGTCTGTTCCAAGCTCCCTGAGCAACTCTTTAATCTCATCGTTACTTAATCTCAAATGCTATTTATTCTTTTTGCTATTCAATCTTTTTAAATATTCTCTATGTTCTTTTTCTCCATAAATGATTCGATACTTAAATAAGAAATTATACATTTTGTTACTTGCGTCAGCAGGGCTATCTTTTTCTTTCAATATCCCCCATTTATCCCATATATAACTCACTTTACGAGATCTATAAAACTTTTCACACATACTCCACACTTCTTCTATTGGCACATCATTATCCATAGCAATAACAACTTCTTGAACTCCTGTGCCAAGAATAATTCTAACCTGTTCTTCACTCATAAAATGTCCTTCAAGAGCAACACCTGTAGGATCCATTCTACTATCTCTTTTCAATACAGATTTTTCAGCCTCAAATACAACAATATAGTTGGCTTTTTGGATATCAGAATAATTTTCCCATAATCCATATAAATTGATTTCCTTTTTAAGGCCAGGAGTAATATAATATTTCTTAATATCAAATTCTTCGTAATTTTCTATAGAAGTTCTCGCGTTATACCCCATTAATCTACCATCAAGCCAATAACGAATAGGAAATATTGTTCTATTCCATTTATACGAATATCCAAGTCCAAACTTTTTAATTGTTTTTCCAATGATTCCTTCACGAAATATATCTATATGAATATAAGGTACGAAATCTAGTAAAATTTCTTCATCCATAGGGTCAAAATCTCTGATATCCGACTTTCTTCTTCTGCTAGAATACCTAGTAAAAACAAACCAAGATTTATCTTTTTCTTTCTTTGGTTTATATCCTACAAATTTTAATCCAAGTATTTTATGCAAATATTTAAACGCTTCCATAAAATCCATTTCCATATTATATTGCACCAAAGAAATCAAATCTTCGTTATCATCATAAGACACATCTCTTGTATAATTTCTATAATTTAAATATGTATTATTTTTGATATTAATGGCTGCATGATTATTACAGTCACCGCCTCTTGCATTTGAACAACTGTAATAATCTTTTCTAGGATGATACACTATATTTCTGCAACCAATTTCTTCTAATACAAACTCTATTTTCTTATTGTCATATATATATTTTTTTAATTCTGTCGTGGTCATAATCTAACCAAACATTACCAGTCTTGTGATATATTACATATTGCTACATCTTTATTTACATTTGTACTAAGGTCATATTCAGATATAATTTGAAATGCATCTGTTTGACCAAATCTATTTTTCGTAATGAAAGTTATCATATAATGCTTATCAGGCTCCAATTTAAATGGGATCTTCGTATTCTTCTTATTTGATAACTTGAATGCTTTTATTTCATGAGATCCGCCTGGAAGCTCATCTTCAAATAATCTTCGCATCATTAGATTTACACTGAATACATCGATTATATTCTTTGCTTGTCCAACATCATTATTTGTAAGATATCTTACTTTTACAGATGTTTTCGTAAGCTGATACGTGACAAATAATGCAACATTTTTGGCAGCCGGTTTTACAACATCATATAAGTCGACCATATCACGTTCCATAGATTTCCATGTATCAAGATTTCTGGAATCAGATGATTCTTTCAATGTGTCCAATACAAACAGCCTGACGCCCATACTAGAATATTTTTTTATTACTTTTATAGCTTCTTTTGCCGTATATTTTTCAAATGGAACAATTGTGATATTTCTACGATCTTTTAAAATTTCAAGATAATCTGCTGCTTTATGAAGATCTTCTAGTACTTCCGAACTGAAATGTCCATCACGAAGAATATATTTATGAATATCTTTTTTAAAAACATTATTTGACACCCATATAAGAAGTTCTTTTCTAACTTTATCCTGGTCTTCTTCATTGATCATCATTACCATCTTTTCATTATTCTTCAGAACAGATGGCATAAGATAATTGATTGCGGTTGTAGACTTTCCAACACCGGAACTGGCACCTAATCCATATATGTTCCCGTTGAAATTAATACCACCAATTTCCTTGTTGATAATATCTGCATTACTTAGTGGCATCCCAACTTGTGCACCCGCATTTAATTTGTCAACCAATTCATGAAGTCCATCACATGCATTAAATGTTTTTACTTCAGATTCTACATTAACAAATGTATGGTTTAACAATGCTTCCAATTCGTTATATATATCTTCTGCAGTACTATCTACATACTCACTCAACCTATCTTTTACAGGAAATCCAATCTTTGCAAGTTTAATAACTGCATTCCATTTTTTTATTTCACTTACATAAGAGTCAAAATTATCCTCTTGAATATAAGCCATTGCATTTTCAATTGTTTCATATCCATTATATTCATCATATTTCTCGCTTAATTTAGAGTGTTTTGAAAGATACATATTTATCGTGATTTCATCAAGAGTATTTTTCTTCTCTACATTAATAATGTCATTCGCTATACTGAAATAAACTCTCCATGAATTATTACTTATATCTTCCAATTTCAATGATGTTTCTCTTATCAAATCTGGATTTTTATATATCGTAGAAACAGCATTTGCTTCTGCAATTAACTTATACTCATTAATCTGCTTAATAACTTCTATACATTCTCTTTCAAATGGAGTAATTGTTTTTTTCGCACTATTGCGGGCTTTTATATTTCTGCCAGCAGTAGTACTCATTTACCAAATTTCCTCAAACTTATTTTTATGATTATCAGATGTTTGTCTTTGATAAGACGCCGATACATTTTGCACTGCATCCAAATTTACATTGTCTATTTTTTTCTCGCTTTCTTTTGCATTCTTCATTCTTGTATACATATCATTAAGATGCTTTTCAACAATTCTACATATATAAGCCATTTTTTTATCTTCAGAAGAAAATTCCTTACCTTTAATTGCTCTTAAAATATTCGCCTTTTGAATTTTGAATGTATTAAATATAACTTCTACAGAATAATTCCCGTATTGATCATGTGAATTATTAGCATATCCCTGACCTTTTCTTAATCCTTGCAAAAATCCACAAGCATCCTTATGAAGATGTTGATTCCCATCGTACCCAAATAATTCTCTTTCTATCCACAAACACATATCTCTGAAATCCTGATCTTTCCTTGGATTTGTACTTTTATTCTTCTTTTCTGCCATATCACTCCTCCTAGTTTAATTGTCCCAGAGTATTTAACTCCGGGACAACAAATCATTACGCAATCAGAGATAATACGCTTTTTGCTGCTTCAATATCTGTAATCTTTAATGGATTACTAAATCCATACTTCTTTGACTCGGCGCTTAACGCCTTAAGCTTGTCTGTATCAGTTCTGTGTTCCTGTACATATGCTGCAATCTGTGCATTTACAGCGTCAAGTTCTTTCTTTTCTCGTCTTTCTTTTTCCGCTTCTGCTACTTTTTCCATGCGTTTTTCTTCAGCAGCTTTCTGTTCAGATTCAAGTTCTTCAATAGATTTACTTCCTTTATTTGCTTCTGCTTTAATTGCATCTGTAATTGCTTTGATTAATTCATCTACATCAAAATCAATTTCTTCAACAATATCTGCAAAACGCGATCCGGAATCTAATGCCATATTATCATCACGAAATTTAATTTTTCTCGATTCTCCTGTAATCCTTCCTACAATTTCTTCTTTCTTAGTTACAATATTTTTCTTTCCTGTTTTCTCTTTGATAATTGTCCTGTCGTAATAAGCCAAACCAAGGAAATGCATTTTTTTCTTTAGAAGATTGAAATACACTTTCTCTACATCAGATGTCAGTGTTTGATATGTAGTTCCGGTTGCAATATCTGTCATTTCTCTGTTTTTAACATGACCAATAATAATTGTGGCTACACCAATTTTTTTTAATCTTGTAATTACATCAAACATGAGATCAAATGCTTTCTGCTGACCTTTCTGAAATCCATTCCAAGATGCGTCAATAGTATCTGCCTGCTTATCAGGATGTGCTTTATTCCATATAAGAATTGCTTCTTCTTGTGCGAGTTTAATCCATCCATCATATGTATCTATGACAATCGCCTTTAACTCAGCATAATCTGTTGTCTTATTATCCTCAATATCTTCTACAATATCGATGACATCATCCCATGTATCACAATCTTCATAAACAATTCCTTCGATGGCGTCCGCCCCATCTTCTCCTGCCATTTCAAGGAATATATAACCATCTTCTCCAGCTAATTTTTCAAGCATTTGTTTGACAATTGACGTCTTTCCAATTTTTGGTTCTCCCAAAAGGCAAATATTATATCGCAGTGGATCAATTTTTACTTCATTTCTTTTTCCGTATTTACCCATCTAAATCTCCTATTTTCAAACTGTATCTGTTATTTTTAATATCGTTGGTCAAATAGCAAAAGCTATTCAACCAACTTATCAATCCATGAATCATCATCTAAATCTACACTTGCAGTTTCTTCATCAAATGGTACTTCTTCATTTTCAGAATCATCATCAGGATCTTCGTGCTTAACCATATATTCAGGCATCAGATCATCGTCAGTATATACTCCTTCAAATTTCTGAATCTGCGGAACTTTGCTTCCTTCATCACCTACTAATTTAATAGTTGGTTTCTTCAGCAGCATTCTACGTTCTTTTCCGCCATTTTCACTACATTTAGCTAATGCTTCTTCAAGTGTGTAATATCCAAGTTCAACAAGTTCTTTAATATCGTCAGTCAAATCTGCCTCTGTAGCCTGTACGGTTGCTCCGCCTTCTACAAAAATACCTTCAAATGTAATCTGGTTTACATCCTTCTTAACTTTAAATACTTTATCAATTGCCTTTTTTACTCTTTCCGGATCAGAAAGGTCATACTCATATTCAAAATTCTTTCTCAAAGGAACATACTTGCCACCTTTTACTTTTCCGCCTTCGGTTAAATCGTTCCCATTAAATTCTTTAAACTTTTCAAGAACATAACCATTAATAGGGAACACACCTTTTTCTTTATCAGGCTTTTCGATAGAATACTTATCTAATAGAACTGTTTGGGTAAATACAGCAGATTTCTTATCTTTTTCTCCTGCAAGATAAATACTATTCACTTCTTTACGAACCTGAACTGCTCCCTGGTACATACTATACTTAAGTTGTCCTCTTACTTTAATTTCCATACCGTCTTTCAAATTTTCTGAAAGATATGAAATAGCATCATATGGAGTTAAGAATCTATTGATAACAATGTTTTCTTTCGTATCTCTTTCAATACCGATATTAATAAAACAAGTACGACCAATATCTTTTACATACTCTTCATCGAAACGATCATCCCAATCAATCGTATACTGATTTTCAAAATCATCGCTTCCATCTTCATTTTTACCATGTACATAAATAATATTTTCTCTTCCTAACGAATAACCACCCATTAATTCACAGCTAATTTTTCCATGTCTATCTCCGCAATCAACATTCAGATTCATCAAATTATAGATCCAGTCTGATTTATTAGAATGCTCATCGATTTTAAATGTATAATCCTTTACAACTGCTGCGCCAATAAGTGTAAAATTTTGAACCCAGTTCTTCTTTTCTAATACTTTCTTCTCTTTTTTACGTGCCATATTTTACTTATATCTCCAATTATTTGCTTACTGCTTTATTTGTATTGTCACTGCCAATGATCTTAATAGATCCATTACTCTTAACTGTATCAGCTGCAAGATCTTTCATCTGAGAATAAGCCATATCAAGTTTCATCTGAAGCTCTGCATTAGCAGTTCTAACAAGAGAAAGGTCGTTTGTTAATCTATCAATCTGATCCTGAAGAGCTTTCTGTTCATATTCATTCTTTGTATTAATAGATCTCACTTCGAATACATGTGATTTATCAGCTTCAGCTTTTCCTTCTTTCTTACCATCTGCTCTTGCATTTTCAATAAGAGTAGGAATATTATCAACTGTACTCTGCAGATCTTCCATTTTCTCTTCTCTCTTTTCAACAGCTGCAATTCTTTCTGCAAGATCACTCTCTCTTAAAGACAGCTCTTTTTCTCTCTCTGCTTTTTCATCTTCCCATTTATCATTTGCAATCTTACGTTTTCTTTTTAAATCATACTCATACTGTTCTTCTTCACGCTTTCTTTCACTCTCAAGCGATGCATACAGATCAGCATTGTCTTTTCTTGTCTGTTTTAAAATTTCATCTTTTTTATTTTCAAGTTCGGATAATTCATTTGATAAACTATTCTTAGTAACCTCAAATGATTCTTTTAAACTTGCTTCCATATCACTATACTTTGCTTTCAATTCAACTTCTTTATCTTTATGTGCATTAATAAGAGCCACAAGAGAATTTGCTTCCGCTTCAATTCCATACATGTCTCTTAATTGAGCAGACTTCATTTTAATCGCTTCGCATAATGATTTATATTTATCTACTATTTCAGGTGCAAGAATGCCCTGTACAGAAATCTCATTTGCAGATTGAATTACTTCTTTATTATGGTTCTCTTTTACAATTTCAGCCGGGTCATCTTTTACTGAATTAATTGCATCCAGTTTCGCTTTTACTTCATTATATGCATCCATAATTTCCTGTTTTGTTGACTTCATATTTACTGACATATTTTATCTCCTATTTTATAAATGTTTTATTTTCATAATTATAATATCTACTATCGTTATTTAATTTCATTGATCTATCTTCATAGTGACCTAGCACTACCGGCTTACCACATAATGGACATTTAATTAATTTTGTAGAATATCCATATCCCTTATCATCAAAATACGTTTCATTGTTTTCGTACCAGAAATTAAATCCACATGATTTACAAATTGCCTCGTTATTCAAGTCATTTAAGTCCTCCTTCCGTTCAATCCTCTGGAGTCCCTAATACAACTTTTCTTGCATGCTTCATTGCTATCGAGGAACAAAATTTTCCAAAATATTTTCCAATTGCTTCTACTATTTCCTTTTCTTCTTTAACACAATCTGCATAAATTCTGCTAGGAAGTGTTTTTGCAATTATTGACATTGTAGTTTCATCCCAATCCATAGGTATGATACCTTCGTCACGCATCTTATATAACTCTTTTGTAACTCTACGCTCTGTTACAATAGACTCTGTTGATTTAGCAGCCTCTTCTCTTTCTTTTAGTTTTTGAGGATCTGCAATCTTTGCTGCATGATTTATTTTTGCCACTTCATGGAACTGTTCTCCTACTATCTTTACAACAAATGGTAACCTACTATTTGGATCGTTTAACCTGGTCTGATTTTTTATTACAATACCTTCTGCTACTTCTCCGTATGCTGGCCTATCCATAAAACTCATAATATGATCCCATGAAATAAACGGTCCAATATAGAATGTATGCATATAAGTTAAACCGTGATCTAACGCAAATTTCATTACAGATGATTGAGGTAGATACTTCTCTTCTTTTACATCGTAAATGTCATATACATACCATTTATTCGTATGTTTTTTATCATATATAATGGCATTTCTAGCTCCTGACCATTCACCAAATATTACATAATCCGGCGTATCTTTATACTCATCAGTATTTAGTGTTTTTACATAGTTGTAAAAACCATTCAAAGTATTTTGAAAGTCTAATGTTTTCCTTCTTGAAAAACACACAAGCTCTCCAGATTCTTTATCAAATCGTATAGAAGCATTAGATCCATCATACTTTTCTTGTATTACAATCATATCTCCTGGTTGAAATCCGTCTGCATATCCTTCTTTCAACCTTTGTATATCCATAAATTTTTTCTGTTCCATCATCTCACCTCTCTTTCAAGGTGAGATAAATAGAAACTGTCCCCTGGACATCTATGATCTATAATATATTTATTTATATATTCTTTCCTTTCATGTGATATATTTCATATTTTTAATATTGTTTATTATAGATTATTTTTTAATCTTTACTTTACAACCGTACTTCTCTTCAAGATCTTTCATTGTAACTTCAACAACTTTTTCTTCCCAGATAACATATTTTTCCTGTATAGAATTCATCGTTGTCATATCATGTTTATCTGTTACTCTATATACCTTAATAATACGATTATCTTTGCCATCATATTTAAAACTCATATCTTCGTTCAGCATATTCAAAGAACGGTACTTATGAATAATGTCTCCATTTTTATTTAAAAACCACTTGATTAAATCTCCCTGTGGTGTATTTCTCAAAACTACTCCATAACTTCCTTTCGTGGACAATACTACGTCAGAAGTTTTTAAATCACTCAATTTCATATTTGCTAACATATACGTTTTCTCCTTATATATTAATAATAACCATTGATATAATATATCCAATGCCAAAAATGATCCATGAAACAATAGGAGCAAAAATACATTCTACTATTGTTTTGAATATTATACCTCCTGTTAATTCCCCAATATAAAATAGATTATATACTGTAAATATTGGTTTTAAAAACAGCAACCACCCACCAGTATACATACTAAGTACAATTGAAGCAATTAAAATCAATATTACTAATTTATTTTTTATTTTCATAATTTTTACTATTACTTGTTATAAATATTATTTTGTAATAAGTTTCTTTCTTCCGGGGACGGCCATTTTATATCCCATTTTTGCGCGTAGGCTGTGTTGTATTTGCTACTAAGCAAACCTTGGCTCATAAGGCGAAGAACTTTGTATTTCTATGTGTATACCCATATCAATATCTCTTATTACATTTTAGGAATACTCTTTTTCTGTGTATCATAGCCTATTCTATGATGAGCCTTTTATCCGAGGACAAGTTTTTGCTGCCTTGCGGTACTCCAATGTGGCATAATGGATTCGAACCATTAACCTCTGTGAACAGTGCTCTCCCATTTGAGCTAATGCCACTTCCGATTCCACTACTGATATATGAAGTCATCGGCAACCTTATATTTTTTACATGCATGACCTACGATACTGCAGCTACGCAGGATTATGATAACAATTGCCACAAAGTCGTCTGTTACATTTTTACTTTGACTGAGTTTGCTATTGAAACGTACAAAAGTCAATTCAAGATTATATGCTGTCTACCATACTTCAGACTTCCGTTCAATGCGTTATAATCACACATTTTCACATAGACCTGTTGCCATCTAATACGCCCTCTGGGACTCGAACCCAGGCGCTTTCGCATTTAACACGGCTTATAAGGCCGCTGCTCTAACCTACTGAGCTAAGGGCGTATGCTATGATGTACTTTTACCGCAACTAAATACGAATACATCATAGTTCCCATTAATTTTCATTTGCCCTGGCAACTACACGAAAGTGATCGGCTTTCAACTTTCCCTACATCCCACCCTCATTGCTGATATTTCCTACAGGACGATTCATCTATATAAATTGATCAGATGGTTCCGCTCCGTCACCATCAACCGGAGTTCCTACAACTCACATTCGAATCTTCTTAGTTGTCTATATGAATACTTTGATCTATTTATATCGCTGCAATTTCTGCTATATGTTACTCTTGAAGCTATATTTTCGATACAATTTATTCAAATATGTAGGTTAACCTCAGAACTAACTTAACTCTTGGCCTTCGAGTAATTCTAGTTCCTAATGCGGATAGTGAGACTTGAACTCACACGGTATTTCTACCAGCGGATTTTAAGTCCGCTGTGTCTGCCTATTCCACCATACCCGCATATGGAGTTTATTCAAGCTTACTACTCCAAAAACGCTGACAGTAAAACATATTGGAAACCGTTTACATACTTTCAGAAATTTATACTTCTGAACAGGGCATCTGGGATTCGAACCCAGGAATCACCATTTCTAATGAATTATGCATGAGTCAAAGTCATGTGCCTTACCGCTTGGCGAATGCCCTCCGTTTCTGCCAGAACACTTTTTCATGTGCTCGATTTATGCCTATGACTGATATAAGCATATCTGCAATTATCATCTTTTATGTCGGCCTTCAGCTTGCAGAGGCAGCCGATCAATGGATGTAAGTCTTTCGCTTATATCTACATTACTTAAATGCTCTAGCAGGATTTATTTCTTCGCTCTACCGGAAATCACTCCGTATTCGGTTCCACCCGAATGTACAAATGAGCTAAATTGTATTTTTAATATTACCTGTTATATATTATTTTAAAGAAGCATCTCGCTTTCTTCTATTATATAGTACCATACATCTTTCTATTTGTCAATACCTTTTTTTAATATTATTCATTAGCATTGCCAGACATCATAAATCTTATTAATTTATTAGTATCTTCTTGATTATATGTAATAATCTCCATTTCGGGAATTTCACCATCAGAAAATAATTTTGCCAAAGAAAAATATTGAGACAACTTACTTTTTAAATTAAGACGCAGATCGTCTCCAACAAGTTCTACTTTTCCTTCACATCTATCAATAACATCAAATAATCCTTCAATATTCGTAATATTTTTTAATTTCACTATTACTCCTCCGCTTCTTTTAACAACTGATCACAATTCTCTTTCATATATTTGCTTACCTTAACATAACCTTTCGTGTTTGTCTCTTCATTAAATCCTCTGTATGTTACCCTAGCCGGGTATGCATCAGACACGCTTCCGTCTTCTTCTACATCACAAACGACAGCCCATCCAAAAGTGTGTATAATCATATTAATCCACCATAACATACCAGATTCACGAAACTATTCCCATGTCCTTTTATTTACCATTAATCTTTCTCTCCTTATCTTCTATAACCCATATTTCTCCACGTATCATATCATTACTCATACTCATCAAAATCATATTCACTTAATAGTTTCTGACCATTTCCCCACCAATCAGGCTTATCTGATTCATATGGTGTTTTTTCATATGTCCAACATTCGATTTCCTCTCCATCAACATCTACAATAGGAGTTGCCCAGCATGAACAACCATAAACATAACCATCATAATATTTACCTTTTGCATATATAAGACCGTTTGTATTTCCCCAATCTTCTTGTAAACCAGCGTATATCACAGAATCAGGATGATTGTTAACTATACTTTGAATCTTATCCCAATCCATATATTTCATATTTCCAATAGGTTTTGTAGCTACTGCAGAAGGTCCTAAAAACCCTTGGAAAAAATCTGTATATCCTTTCATTTATTTCCTCCAATAATTTCTTCTAATGTTCTTGGTTTATAACCCATGTAAGGCATCATGCAGCCTACATTGTACATTTCACATGGTTTATCATATAATTCTTTCATTTCGTACTTAATACGTTCCATCATATTCCACTCAAAGCTACTATGAACATGTCCATAGAAATGATACCATCCATAATAATGATTTTTAAAACACGGTATCGGATAGTGACAAAGTACTATAGATTTATCTTTATCAATACATAGTTCTTTATAATCGGTTATTTCTACAAATTCTTTCTGCAGTTCTCTATTCTTAAGTAATTTACTGTCATGGTTCCCTTTAATAAGATGTTTCCTTCCGTTAAGAGACTTCATAATTTCTATTGTTTTAGTAGAGTTATACCAACTAATATCACCTAAAATATATACGTCATCATCTATTCCAACAACTGAATTCCAACTTGCAATAATTGCAGAATTATTCTCATCAATATCTTTAAATGGACGATTATCAAAAGATAAAGCATTTTTATGTCCTAAATGTAAATCAGAAATAAAATAATTCATATATCAATCTTTCCTTTTCCAAATCATTTTAATGTGTGTAGGAACTGTTAGTTCATATCCCCAATCTTTTTCTACTTGTTCTTTTAGAAATGGTAATGTGTAGTGATCTTCATATACTATGTCATAATGAAATTGATCAGCGCAATAGTGTAATAAATCTACGTCTATACTTAAATAGTTTTCCTTTACTTCTCTATCCCAGTTTTCAACATATCTATACTTAAGCATATAATGTACAAACGCTAACGGATCATCTATCTTTCCCCAAATACTTTCAAACTCTGTTCTCCTCTGCTTTTCAGCATCGTCTTTATACTGCAATTCAGACACATACATATCATATAATCTTTTACTGTCATAACACATATCTCTAATACATACATATTTATGTCCACGAACATAATCCCAAAATTTACAGATTTCTCTATTTGTTTTATACGAATAAATCTCATGCAGCACAGAAGACAAATTCAATACATCTCCGGTAAGATGTGATGGTTGTGATAGCATACCCTCATGCATAAATACAGCGTTAGATCCTACTTTCTTTCTCGCTTCCTGCAACATCCAGTCATCAATATCTATACCACATAAAAAACAATCATGATTATACTCTCTTACTTTTTTTAAGAATATCCCGTCTGCACATCCATAATCAATTACAGTGGAATACTCTTCTTTTGGAATTTTATCAAGCCAGAATAATTTATCTTCCATTGATTTTTCCATTCCGGCAGTATACACTTCGTAATTTTCAATTGGCGGCATAATTAATCATCCTTTTTATCTTTATTATCGCTATTCATAACTTCGTCAATTTTATCCACAATATAATCCACGATATCCTGTGCTGTATTCCCCACAGCTTCAATGTTATTTGGAGTAATCTGCTCTACTGTCATCATTGTATAAATAGTTTTTTCAGATGGCAGCAATCCACCTATAATTGTTCCTACAATTCCAATAATAAGCAACCATTTAGGACAAGATGTTTCACATTCACCTATTCTATAGATTAACGTCCAGGCAATTGCTCCGATTAACACACATAAACAAACCATAAGTAAAAATTCCCCAACACATTCACTTTTTGAAGCAAAATATATCCACCAAGGATTAATAATTGGTTTCATTTTACATTACCTCCATTATTTTTCTCCTGTCCAAATCTTCCTTAGCTCCTCTTGCCAATAATTCCCTTTCCACTTATCTTCGTTAAATACATACTCACATAATGTTTCGTATGTTAAATTCCACCACATCGTCTGCATCTCTGGAGCAGCATAACTTGCACTTTTCTTCCTATCTCTTAAAGCATGTAATAATTCCATTTGTGTAGGAGGAATTACCATTTCAATTCTTCTAATTACATCTGGTAAATATCTCATTTTTCTTTTTTCTCCTTATCTTTTGTTGTGAAATACTTATACACAAGATATATAAAATACGGAAAGAACATCCATCCGCCTGCAAATGCCATTGCACACAATTGCGTTGTTTTAGGTTTCCAATAAGGACCATAAGAACCAGGAACGTATCCATAATCATTAAATATTTTATAGAAACAATCACTTAAATGCATTACACACCATATAGCAATTGATATCAACCATCCAACCAATAATATTAATAAAAGCATAATCATACATTTCCTTTCTATAGAGGCGGCGTTTAAACCGCCTCTTTCTTTATTTACTCTCCCTGAGCTTCCTGTGTTGCAGATCCCATATCAATAATAGTTCCGGCAGATCCCTGTACGGTTGGGAGCTGGCCATTCCAAGCCTGAGCCTCAGTGTAATCAATATATTCCTGAGTCATAGCACCAGCAACTTTAGCAACGGCTTCTGCTTCCGCATCTGCTTTAATTCTTGTAGCTTCTGCCTGACCTTCTGCTTTAATCTTAGCCTGTTCTGCCTGGATCTGAGCTGTTTCTTTTTCCTGTTCAGCTGCAATCAAAGCTACTTCTTTCTCTTTTTCAGCATTAATCTTTGCTGTTTTAGCTTCAATGTTTGCAAGCTCCTGTTCTTGCTGTGCGTTTACTTTCTTCTGAATTGCTGCAGATGTTTCATCATCTGTACTAATATTTGTAAAGTTTACAGTATCAATAATAATTCCATATGGCTCAAATTTCTTTTTCAGGTACTCATCAAGAGCTTCATTTAATTCCTGACGCTTATCACCAAACACATCTGTTACAGGATATTTAGCGGTCACTTCCTGAGTCCATGCTTTCATCTTAGGTTTAATAAATGTATCTTTTACAGACTCTCCGGATTTACCTTTAAATCTTGTAAATGTCTGTGCGATTACATCCTGATCAAATCTATAAGAGAATTCAAGATCGACAGTTAACTGTTTGCCATCAGCTGTAGGAGTTTTAAAACTCTCATCTTTTTCAGAGTCTCCCTTGTCTTCTGCGGTCAAATAAGACTGCTCAAGACCGATTGAATATAATGTTGTTTTTACTGTAGGCGATACAAAATGCCATCCCTGTTCTAATACATCTCCTTCAATACCACCACTTACGTTATACTGAACTGCAATATAACCAGCGGGTACTCTCGTAGTACATTTTGCCACTACAAATGCACCAACAATAACTGCTACTCCTAACACAACTGCCCCTAAAAATCCATGTCCTTTTTTACTCATCTTCGTTATTCTCCTCTTCTTCATCTTTAATTGCTTCTTCTGCGTCTTTTAAAATTCTGTAAAAGAAATTTCCAATTGGCCTATATAAAAATGATGCTAATAGATATATTAGGATCACTCCAATTGCAATAAGTACTAATAATGCTGGGTTCATCATATTTTTAATCCTCAATAAAACTTCTGAACTTATCAATCACTTTTGTATTCTGCTCTTTTGCCTCAACATACTGTTTCATCGTTGCTTCAAGAGCATTTTTCTGACTTACAATAGTTTCAATTTCTGTATCAATCTCTTCGTTTACCTTTGATAACTTCTGAATAGTATCAGTAATAATTTTTACTGCAGAAGCTGCTGTATTAGCCAGCTTCTGTCTTCTCTGTTCATTCTGCTGAATGGTATCAATTTTTCTCATTTTACTCTCCTAACATTTTCAGAAGATCTTCTTTGCTCATATTCTCAAGTTCCGCATCTTCTTTTCTTGCAATGATAGACATAATCTTCTGATCACGTTTTCTCTTTTCATTTGCAAGAAGACGTTCGTTCTGTTCCTGTACTTTGCAATTATAAATATGCTTCACGATTGCAATCTTATTTTCAACTTCTTCATCCGCTGGAGACTTTTCACTTAATAAACTCTCTTCATTTGTAATTTTGAGTTCTGCGTTCAGAGCCTTGAAAACTTCATCAAGAGCTTTCATATTTAAAGTCCAAAGATCTTCCACAGAAATCATTCCTTTGTACGGGAAACGATACTTACACTTTGTTGCAACTTCAAAAATATTCTTTTCTGCCATTTGTTTTCTCCTTTTTAATATTATTTATCATTGATTAAAATTTAATTTTTACGACTCTTTCAGTAGCGCCTTTTACCTTAACAATCAATTCTGCTCTCTTTGTAGAAGAAAATCCAAGACCAGAAAGCTGATCATTAACATCGGCAACATGCGCTTTTGCTCCTAAAGCTTCAAATACTCTCTTATGTTTTTCAAGTTCTGGCTTCAAGAATTCATTATAATAACCATTTGGCTGCTCTGTATTCACGCAATCTTTTAACATAAAGAAATAATGTTTGTGACCGATTCCAGTCTGTTCATCCCAATAATTAGGAGAATAACAAACCACAGATACAGGAATAAATTGATTTGTTTTAATTCCCCATACTTCTTTAGAGGAAGTTGTAGAAGGAAGCAACTCTTTAATCGAAAATTTACCATCTTTACTCAATGTAACTTCTGCAACCATTACGTTTTCGCCCTGACGAAGTTCCTTATCATAATCAAAAGAATAAATTTGTCCATCAAATTCAATCTCAGCTCTAAATCCATCTCTTCCACCTCTATTCGAAAACTGATGAACCCAGAATTTATACACACCTGGCGCCATTTCACTCCTATCAGGCCATGTAATATTCTCTACTGCAGGGACTCCTTTTACTGGACCTGTAATATCTACATCAAGCTGTCCCCCTAAACGACTTCTACCAGGTTTTCTAGCATTACTTCCAAAATAAATATGTGTGCCTCCAGCAGGTTCCTGACAATGAGCATCAAGATCGTTTCTGCTGTATTCAGATGTGTCATTCCACTGAATAGAAAATCTTAAAACACCATCTACTTTTCCACCAGCAGCCTTCACTCTTTCTTTCATCATGCTATCTGTCATATTACCGGTATAAGCCCAACTGAAATTATTATTCCATTTAAACATTGTTTTGCTATCAGTAACTTCCGGGGCGATTAACGAAACCATATTAGATACATGTGTATTATCAAAATATGCTTCAACTTCTTTTGCAATAGGAAGAACATTCTTAACAAAATCTTCAATTCCAATTTCTTCTACTTTAGAAAATGTTTTCGGTTTAGAAGATACATCTTTTTCCATTTCAGCAAATAAATCCATTGCTCCAGAAACTCTTTTTGCAGAATCTCTATTCACAAACAAAATATTATTTACTGTAATATCGTCAAGAGTTGCAAATCTTCTCTTAAGTGAATCCATATAACCAAGCTCTGCAATTGTTTTTTGTGCATCTTCAAGCATCTTCTTTGTAAAGATTGCTTTTGGACGCTTATAATTAGCCGGTGCAACCTTTGCTTCGTATTTTTTTACAGCAGTATCAAGTTCCATGCCTCCTGAAATATCTACCAGCAATGTACCCATACTATGATTTCTGATCCTGCCAATTACCATACCTGCAGAGATAGACTTTTCCCAGGCATATAAATCTTTTTTATTTTCTGAAATAGCATTGTATTCCTTCTGATATTTCAAAAATTCGCGAAGCACAGATTCCCATTCTTTCCCTTTATATAAGGAATTCTGAGAAATAAGCTCAAGAACGGTTTCCACGCTCTCTTCTGTAATTTCATCCAAAGATCTTTTAAATACATTCTTTGTATCACGATACTGTCCCTTTATAGTATCGATTGTATCTCTCCTATTAAATACAAATTTACTTGGAAGTTCCAGATAAAAGTGATCGTATCGAATAATTTTATCTTCAATTCGCTCTGTACTATAATCAGTACCAATCTTGCTTTCTTTTGTAAGATAAACATCAGTCACAACATGATCGAGAATATATTTATTAAGTGCATCAGAAACTACCTGAAATACTCCATCGTTCAAATTAAGTTCCCAAATCGTATGCACTTCACCATTTTTAATCGTAACAACATTACCGAAGGATTTAATAAAATGTCTGCAGCAACTACAATCATATTCTCTTCTTTCTCTATAAATCTCATTTGTACCGGCCGGGAAAGAATCAAGATATAAATTCCATAATTCATCTTTATCAACAGATACCTCAAATAGTGTTGTTACATCTTTTGACATTTCTTTAAAATGTTTCTGCAATGCTGTACGAAACTCTTTAAATTCCATATTTGTTCTCCTTTTTTATATATTATTGAAACCTTTTTCATATGCGGGTGCTAAAAACGCACCCACATATTTATTCATTACTCACTTACAACTTTGCTTAATAAACCCTCAAGAGATGTACCTCTCAGCAATTTATTTGTAAATTCTGCAACAGATTCACCACTAGCCATTGCATATGGGCTAATAGATTCAGATACAGATTTAAGAAGTTCTGCATTTGACTGAGAAGTCATAGAAGCAATAAGATCAGGACTAATGGATTCAATTACTTTCTTAATAGCATCTGTATATGCTTTCTGTTTAGTAATCGATAAATTATCAATCTCTTTCTTCCTTGCAAGTTCAAGATCATTTTTCTCTTTTTCTCTTGCTAATTCCGCTTTCTGAATCGTATCTTTCAGTTCCTGTAAATTCTTTTCTGCAGTTTTCTTATCAATTTCAGCCTGCTCTTCCATTCTTCTGATAGCTTCACGTTTTTCAATACTTTCTTTTTCGTATCGATTCTTTAATTCCAGCTTATACATGTCACTCTGATTTTTTAAATCAGCTTTTGTTTTTTCTGCTTCTGTAAGCTGTTTTATTACTTCAATTTCTTTATTCACATTAGAAAGTTCAAGTGTTTTCTCCATCATTGTCTGATAATGATCGTTAATCATATCTTCTACATCTTCTTCAACATGTACACTTAAAACTTCTACATCACGAACAAACATTCCGTTTTCTTTAAATAATCTTCCTGTACCATGGCTGCTTTCTGATTCTTCTCTTGTATTTTCAGAATCAATATTAAGCGCGACATTTCTAATAATTTCGGATGCGTTCTCATAAAATTCTTCAATTGTATACTTCTTAGCTTCTCGTTTCATTAAAGATCTCTGCCGGTCTGTCATGTATTTTACATAGTTTTCAACATTAAACCATTTATCCTGGTATTCCGGAAGAAAATCTACACAGTAAGATACTTTAACCTGAACTTCAACAAAATCTTTTGTCTGTACTTTAATAATGTCACTAATTTTATTGTTTTCAACTCTTAAAAATACAGTCTTAAATAAATGATCTGTTGTTTTTGGTTTTCCTGTAGACAGCTCAAGTACTTCAAGTGTCTCATCATAATCCATAAGATATGTCTGAGGTCCAAGAACTACTTTACGATTTCCATTTTTAGATACTACATTTACTGCGTATCCCGTCCAAATATCTATGCTGACAACTCCGTCATACTTATTATCAATCGTAATTGTTCTTGGTTTACTATATGTATTTCCTCTTGAAAAACCTTCATTTACAATAGCATTTTCCTGACCAATAAATCCATTTTCCAAAGCATCCATTGATACATTGCATGAAAGTGATGTAAGAGACATACTTGGGACACTTCTTGATACAGAAGAATCACAATAGTATAACTGTGTATTATCAATCCCTGTATTGTATTTTAAAACTTCATTATTCCCTGGATACCATAATTCACACTGTTTCTTTGTAAGTTTTCTTCTTACAATTACCTCATTTCTAGGATCTGGAAGATACATCTTGGCACCTTTAACAGTTTTAATATTACCAGTTTTTCGATCAAGCACATATCTTCCTTCTCCTACCGGGATTGCAATTGCATGATGAATTACTTTTCCTTCATAATCAATAATTGCATGTTCTGGGCGTGGATAATAAATCATCTGATCCTTGCCTGTAATAAATAGTTCATCACCTGCTTTGTATTCCTTGCCATCATCTTTATAATCAGCAATTACCTTTACATAAATACCGCTGATTTCAGAAAGTTCAATTGCTTTAAAAATATAATTTCCTTTAGAACTTTCTACGAATACTTCATCAGGTTCTGGAAATACAACTGCTGGACCATGAATATATTTCTTATTTCCTTGTTCATCTTTAAGAATGCAATATTCAAGTCTTTCTAGAGTTACTGCATCTCTTACATACATATTTTCTTTTCTTTCTACCGGCAATACTTCAATACCAGTTGGTGGAATATAAAACGGTACTTCTGTTCCTTTAATCACAAGAAGCTGACCAACAGAATATTCATTACCATCCTCTGATTTAGGGAGAACATCTGCATCATATACTCTTGCCAAAAGATACTGATTTGAATGCAATCTATGCCCCTGAATAACTTTTGCCATCTGTCCAGGATACAAAGCAAATGAAACATTACCTTTAATATTTACTTTTTTACCAATCTGCAAATCTGGCAGCTGGTTTGAAGTTCCGGTTGTAGGATGTGCATTATCCTTTGCAGGATTTTTTAATGTTACATACCAGTTTTCCGGAGCAGATACAAATGTTGTGATGGCATCCTGGAAATTAGCTTCTTCAAATCTTTTTGTTCTCTCATTAAAAACAACAAGAGCATCTGAAGTTGACAGGCTCATTTTGTATGAGCCTACAACGCATGAAATAAGTCCTTTTGTTTTATCAAGAACATAAGCGTATTCATTAGGGTTGAGTACTAAATCTCTTTCTCTCTGATCTGACACTATAATATCTCCTTTATTTTTAATATTATTTATTATTAATTTACATTAAATCTCCCATAAAAATATCTATATCAAACGGTGTTACAATATTTACATCTTCTTTTACTCTTTCTTCTACTCTTGTTTCTATAATCTCGCCTTTATCATTCTGAACTTCCACAATAACCTTTTCTATAGGTTTTGTTGTATCTGTATCAAATATAATATCTGCGTCGTTACGATCTTCCGTAATTGTTCCTCGTGCTTTTGCATTCATCTGTATTAAATCATACATTTGAGGCTTATGTCCTTCTACAATTCCTTTAACTGACAGTGCTACGCCGTGTATATTATTTGCAGTATTTCTTGAAAAATAGAATTGAGTAGTCAGCGCCATATCCATCCATACAACTTCCTTTTTTAACAAGTCAAATACCATTGGAATCATACACATTGTATTTCCTGTTAAATCAATCTTATTTTGTACTGTAGATGGTTCAAATACTTCTCCTGAATTTAAATCATTTCTTTCCATCCATCCTGCATATAAACCATCTAAATTACAGAATTTAGAATAAGTATATCCATATACCTGAACAACAGCATATCGTGCTTCATTCTCTATTGCTTGTTTAATATCAATATCAATAAATTCACAAGCACCGTTAGGTCTTGGAGCATTAGTGTAATCTCCTGAATGACAAGAATAATTATTTCTTAAGTCATAATATGTCACTGTGTTTAATTCCTGATAATTTTCATTTAAAAACGAACAACTTAAATCAACATCAGTCCTCTCTTCATATCCGTTCTCATGAACTTCATTTTCCCATCTTATAAACAATCTAACAAAATCTTTATTAATAGGAAGTCTGCTGCCACGAGTAATGATTTTATTTCCAGAAGACGCGCTTCTTTGACTCTGTGGTACACAATATCCTTTCATAGAATTTGAAATAAACACTTTACCAATATTTTCTTTTTCAGAAAGCTGGTTAATAATTGCTCTTTCACATATATTTACTACGCTTTCACATAAATTATCGCCAATAGGAGCTAATTCATTTTTTATAACATATCCTTTTGTCAACATTCCTTTTGGAAAGAATATTCTACTATCAGAATCATTGCATCTATATGCAAAATGTTCTTTAACCTGTAATAATACCGGTATAGAAATTTTTTCTGCAACATTTGAGAATTTTGTAATTATATACGAATTATTTCTCGATCCTGACCTCAATAAAACATCAAGTCTTCTTGCAAATTCCCCAGGTCTTTTTTCTAATATTTCAACAGCACTTTTAATATTATTCGTTTTAATGCATTCTTCTACTTTTGAAGCGAACGTATCAATTTTACCACCGTTTCTTAATTTATCAAATGCTGTATTAACCTTTATATATTGTTTGTATTCGCCAGGATGAAGTTTCTCGCCTAACTTAATCCAATTCATCTGGTACCTTTTCATATCTTCTTCAATACTATTACAATTCTCAAGAAGCATAAGTAATAACGCTCTGGTTGGCCTTTTAAACGAAATATACTTTGTATTCGCAGCAAGCGATGTATCACCGCCTGATAACTCCGTTGCGAGTCTTAATACATCCGTCGCAGTTTTAAAATATTTCGACAAAATAGGATACCATAATGTTTCGTTTGTATTTTCAATCACAATTTTAGCAATTACTACAAGGTTTTCTTTAAACGGAATTGCATCCGGAAGTGCGTTTATAGTAAATCCAAATTCGTTAAAAATTGTAACAATATCTTCCTTATCTTGAACAGATAAACTTGTTTTAGATGAAATAAGATTATTTAATATTTCATCTAATTCTTTATTTTCTCCTAATTCAAGAACAATCAGATCTGGATTATCAAATAGTGGAAGTCGTTCTTCCTTTACGTATTCAGGCAACAGACGTCCATTACTCCAATAATGTATAATTGCATTCATAAACAATTCAACATCACTTGCTTCCATTACTTGTTCTGGAAAATTAGGATAAAATGGGTCATATTGCACATCTGCTCCAGTAAGTCCTTTTAAAGCAGAAATAAGATTAATATAAAATTTATTAATACTTTGTACATCCATATATGCTAATTTTTCTATCAGTTCCTTAGAAAAAGTATATCCAAGATTCTGCACATTTTTCATAATCGTAAACACATATTCATAATGCGGATCTTCTGTAATAACATATGTTGTACATAATGTTACTTTATTTCTTCGTCTTAAAAGAATCTCATTTATCATCCTATCTTTCTCCTTCTATTTTCTTTCCCTTCAAATAGTCCCTTTAACACTCTAGGTTCATATTGTTTATTTTCAATGCTATTAAAAGCTTTCAATGTACTGCCCAAAGCTAATCCTGTGCAAGTTTGAGAATTTATAATATTAATTGCTTCAAGCTTGTTTTTGATCTTTCTTCTCTCGTCTCTTAGTCTCTGAATTTCCTTACATATTTTATAACCTTCAGAAGCAGAAAATTTATAAAACTCTATATAATGCATTTCATCACTTATCATCATATCTACTTCAGATAATTGTTTAAGTAATGTATCTTTACTATCCAACATTTTTTTAAATTCGATTGATAACGAACATATTTTATCTTTTACATCGTCAAATTCTGATTTTGATTTCAATTCTGATTCTGATTTCAACTCTATTCTTAATTTTTCATCACCATTTTTATTATTACTCATTATTGGGGATGATTTATTATTTTCTTCACTCTTTGTATCTTTTTCTGAATAAAAAAGAATTACTCTATCTTTTTTATAATGTTTAGGTAAATTATTCTTTATATTGATAAGTTTATTCTTATCATTTTCGTCATAAAATAATGCTGATCCTTTGTTTGTAGTTAGAAATAAATTCCCGGCTTTATCTCTGGCGAAATAACTATCGCCATACTTCAAATAATAACGTTTCAATTTTTTACACCTTTCATAAATAGAAATCAAGAAAAATAATATATGTATTCAATTTTTCTTATAGCCATTTAGTTATGGCGGAAATTTATAAATGTAAACTCATTTCGTACTTACAATTTTCTATTATTTCAGAAGGAACATTTACGTTAGCCGCCATATCTCTTATTGAGATGTTTACACTATATCACTTCGTATGAACTTTGTCAACATATTTTTTAATATTATTCATTAGAATTTTTAAAGAATATTTTTACAAACTGATCTTCTGTAATAATTTGTATTCCTAACTCTGCAGCTTTTTTATTTTTACTGGATCCACTTGTTGTATCATTAGTTAAAAGATAATCTGTTTTCTTTGTCACTCCGGATACCACTTTTCCGCCATGGCCTTCTATGTCAGCAATCAGCTCATCACGATTCTTATATATATGAAGCTTCCCAGTAATACAAATAGATTTACCTTCTAACGTTTTAATATTTGATATATTCTCGGTTTTACCACCGTCAAATATAAATTCATCTGCTAAATTAAATATCTCTCTTTGATTATTCAAAAAGAACCTTGCCATAGAATTGTATTTTGCCGGTCCAAAGTCATCAAGCTGAGTCCAATCAAAACCAAATCCGCAACTCCATGCATACATAAAATCATCAATATTTCCATTAAAAAACTTTTCAATTGTCTTACTTTGTGTACGTCCAATTAAAGGAATAGATAATCCGAAAAGAAACTTACTAATTGTAGTATGTCTGCATTTCTCAATCTGATCACATATACTATTTACAGACTTCTCTCCCATACCTGGAAGCGCTGCTATTTCTTCCACGCAATCTTTTAAATAGAATATGTCTGCTAACCCAATTATATAATCACGATCAATTAATAGCTGTAATGTTGCTTCAGATAATCCTCTGATATCATGAGCATCACGGCTTACAAAATTACATAATTTTCCAAGAAGTTTTCCTTTACAATCTGGATTTGTACAAATAAGCACCTGTGTATCATTTTCTTTTACAAGTTTTGTGCCAGCACCGCATATTGGACACTTTTCCGGAGGAACGCATAAATCATGTAACGATCTATCTAAATTATCTAAAACCTGCGGGATAATTTGATTTGCTTTATATACAGTAATCGTATCTCCATATGACAATTCAAGATCATTCATAATACTTACATTATGTAAAGACGCTCTCTCTACAGTAGTTCCGTCAATTTCCACTGGAACAAATACTGCTACAGGCGTAAGAGTGCCGTGTTTGCCCATACCCCATTCAATATTTTTTAATACAGTTTCTACTTCTTCGTCGTAAAATTTAAAAGCAATAGAATGCCTTGGAAATCTATTTGTCGTTCCAAGAGATAATCCATATTTAATATCATTATACGCCATAACAATACCATCAATCGGATACCCAAATGAATTAGCAGAATTTCTTAATCCATCAATCATATCATTAAGAATATCACTATCAGATTCGCAATATGACAACCATGGTACAACATCAAAACCTAATTGTCTAGCAAAATTAAAATTATCCATCATGCTAAATCCATTATTTCTTGTTGGTACTTTCCATACAATAAACTTAATATGCCTTTTCGCAGCAATTTTGCTGTCTAGCTGCCTAACGGATCCGGATGCAAGATTACGAGGATTTTTATATTTATCTTCTTCGTTTTTAATATTCGAATTAATTTCTTCAAAATCCTTATATGTAATAATAGCCTCTCCTTCAATTTCCAACTTGCCAGGATAATTAATATGGAGCGGAATATTATCAAACACTTTTGCATTATGAGTAATATCCTCTCCAATTTCACCATTACCTCTTGTTTCTGCATGGACCAAATATCCATCTTCATATGTAAGTAGGCATGTCAATCCGTCCATCTTACACATTAATACACAGTCTTTATCACCAGCAAACTTTTGAAGATCACTAACAGACTTTGTTTTATCTAAAGATAGCATAGAATGACTATGCTTTACCTTCTTCAATTCACTTTTCACTTCATATCCCACAGATTGCGTAGGAGAATTACTTAATATAATCCCTGTTTCTTCTTCCAATTTTTGTAGCTGATCATATAATTGATCATATTCAAAGTTAGAAATTAAACTTTTCGATTCATTATAATACGCATCTCTATACTTATTAAGATCGTTTACAAGTTCTCTTATGTTATATTGGTTATATGTTTTCATTCATTATCTCCTATTTTTAATATTATTTATTACAGTATAAATATTAACGCAATCAAAATCGTTGACACGTTATTTATATTATATATTACCAACCAATATTTCTTCTAAATTCGGTTCAAAACTTTTCCACGCTGCCATTATTGCTTCTTCCAACTTGTCTCTACCTACAAATTCTTCAAATTTTTTTAATGCATAAATCCATCTTTCTGGTACATCTAATTTTCTATAATCATAATCATCTCTGAATGTTTCGCTGAAATATTTATACTTCCTTTGTCTTGATGCTTTATATTTTATATCCGCTATTCTCCACTCTGGTTTCCTATAAGATTCATAGAAATCCACACAAATTATAATATCGTTCTTGTCTTCTGTTCTATATTTTAATGCTTCTATTCTCATAATATCACCTCATGATACAAAATGAAAATATATTTCATTCATTGATTCCAAATTCTTCATACAATCTACTTTGCACTTCCAGAATAATTTTCCAATTCTCTTCATCTGTTTCAAACATACTGCTCTGGATTACAGTATCAATATTATACTTTATTTCATCTATTCCGTACTGTGAATCAGTCATATTATCCTCCAGTCCTGCTGATAAAACAAACATTTAATTGCTATTCAACTATCTGAATAATATAAACTGACGGATATCCTATAGAAATACACTTTTCTTTAAAATCCCGAGCATCATCTAACTTTAAATCTTCTGATAAATTAAATCCACCACTGAATCCTTTATATAAAACCCTGTATTTTTCTTCCATAACAACCTCCGATTTTCACTATAGAAACAGCATTTCATTTCTTTTTTACTTCCATTTTAGAACCACATTTAGGACAATAGCTATATTTTACGCCAATATAATCATCACTAGAAATACCTGTTTCAACTGCCTTGTAATTTTCTACCCGAAAGCCACACTCAGAACATTCAGCCCATAAATAATCGTTATGTTTAGCACGATTTAACCAATACCCATTTTTTAATTTATTGACTGTTTCATGTTCTAAATAAAAACAAATTGCCTTATATGCACAATCTAAAACTTCAGGACTTATATCAACATCTTCTCCATTATACCAACTTTCCAATCTTGCTTTTGCATTTTTCATATTCATTGTAAATTACTCCAATTCTGCAATCATATTCTTAACTCGCTCAATTTCTTCATTCGTATGTGGAGTACCACCTGCATTCATGTCTACATACCACTGTAATACTTCTTTCTCTGTTTTGAGATTGTTTACGTTAAATACCAAATCAATTCCAATCGGTAATTTGTCTTCATAATCTTTATAATAAGTATCAAACACTTTGATTTCATTATTCAAAAATCTCATGACTGCCGTGAGTCTTTGAAGTCCATCAACGCACACAAAATCATCATAACCATCAATAATCATACTACTTTGCCAGCTCGGCTTATTAAAATAAATCACTTTAGCAGATTTTCCACCTCGAAGTAAGAATTCCACATATGCGATTTGCTGTTCTTCTGTCCAAACATGTCCACGTTGAAATTTAGGATTAAGTTGCAACTGATAGTAATCGTCTTCTTCCCACTCTTTTATTCGATCAAAAACATATTTCAAAGGCATGTTTGCTTGCCACGAACCTTCTCTTGTCAATTGTGGTATATCTTTAAATTTCATAATATCCCCTGTTTATCTCAATCTACCTTTTAACTTTAATGGATTCCCCATAATTTTAAACATATTTTGTGTTGCTTTCTTTTTATAAGGGCATTTAGGATTACACTTACATTTATAGCACCAACCTATTTCATAAGCGTCTTCTCTATTGTATGCCTCATCATAATCACATATATTATCCATAATACACACTTCTTTCTATTTATCTAATAGCAGCCAAACATTCTTTCCATAATATTTACTTTGAATTTCACCTACTGTTCCATTTAGTTCCGATAATTTGATCTTCTCAAACTCATAGTTTTTGCAAGTATCCATATTTCTGTATCCATATCTATTTTTAGTGCAATCAACACCATCTTTTGATTCTTCTACTACGCAAAAAGCTGTTTCTTTTAATGCCATAATCAAATTATGTTTCTCAATATATGAAGACGCTAATTTAGTTGTTGTAAAATCATCGTCTGGATACCCAATATGTTCTTTTATCATAATTTTACCTCCAATTTTTCATATAAAAACCAAAATCTATTTACAATTCTCTCTCCAAAAAGTATACCATTCCACATACAGTAACCTTACTTTCACCACTTTCGGTCATATATACTTCATCAGGATAATTTTGTTTGCAATATATGATAGCAGCTACATTTATCCCATCTAAATATCCTGCCATTTCCATAGCAGATTCACAATCATTGATTTCTTTTTTGATATTTTCATATTGTTTCATACCAATTCCTCCAATCTACCTACATTTCCTCAACACATTCCATAAACACTTTAGTTTCCATACCAAATGGATTACAATCATAATAAAATAAACATTTCGCAAAATCTTCTGCACACTGTAAAATGAGTGTATCAATATCCGTTCCATTTACGAACAATTCTACATCTGCCTGAAATATTTTACATATTCTTGCTTTTAAATTTTCATCATCTTTCACCACAAATTCCCAAAACTTTCCTTCTGGATATTCATTAAGAGAAAACCCTTTTGATTCTAATAATTCTTTATATCCCATATCAATATCTCCATTCAGTTATTTAAAACTTTTATATAAAAATCATCGGTAATTAACACATTACCAGGAACCGCATTTTCACACCACTCTTCTGCCTTGTCGCAAATGCTTAACTCCTTTTCTGACAATAATGGCGTTATACAATTCTTATTATATATGTATCTTCCTAAATACCAAAATACATTATGCGAACCGATCACATCATGCGTCATATTTGATTCTAAATTTGTTATTCTATATTTATGTTCTTTCATTGCCATCCACATATACTATATATTGTATATTTAATTCATTTCAGCACTATATATAGTATTATTTTACCATTAAAATCACTCTTTCATCCAGGCACCACAACCTTAACAGTCTTCCCACATTTAGGACAAATACAACCATCTCTGCGCATCGGATCTGTATTCACAGAATACCACCAGTTTCCACATTCTGTATAGAGATAGCTGTATTCGCCAAAATCGTCTCCTGTTCCTGGTCTTGCATATGCTTTTTCAATAACCATATGACTTTTATTCTTTCTAATATCTTTCATCTTTCCATTTTCTGCTAATCAAAACAAAATACCTATATTCTTCATAATCAGCAAAAGTAACATATTCACCATTATGTACATCAAAACACTGTTCTCCTCTGGCCATTTCGTATTCGTTTGCTGATACAATAATATATACTTCTCCGTCTTTATAGTCTTCAAGTATAGTTTTAAATAAGTCTTTTTTTATTTCAACAATATTGTCAACGCTCAGACCACTATCAACTGCATCAAGAAGAATCCAACGTTCATTCGGAACTTCTTTTTCTTCATTTATATCATCTTTTAACAGTCTTGTAAAAGCTTCTTCAAATCGATTCTCTCTACCATTATCTTTACCGGTTCTTATAAAATTTCCAAACCTTCTTGCCAGATTGCCGATGTTCATTATAATATTTTCACCTTCAGAAGAACATGCCGCAGTTGCCACAAAACCAAAATCCTCAAAAAATGCAGCACTTGATATTGCCTTGCTTCCACCGTCATGAAGGTTATCAAATGAAATACATGGGATATCTTCTTTTTTTAATTGGTTTTTGATTTGATGCATTAAAGTTGTTTTTCCGGTTCCATTGCATCCTACAAGAACAGTTACTCCAGGATTGATAGTGATTGTTTCTTTTTTATATAAATCATATCCTTCATCGTAATAATCTTTTATAAGTTTAAATTCTTTACTCATCATTCCTCCATATTATATCATATATAAATTATAATATCTATTTTTCAATAAATTCTTCCGAATACTCAAACACAGGACATTCATGACAACATTTTGGATTTCCATCACCAATAACGCTTTATCGCTCATTCTTCTCTCCTTTTTAAATCCATACTCATTTTTTGATACATTGAATATCCTTTATACCTTCCGCTTGCATATCCTGAATTAAACGGTTCTGATTTCTTATATTTGTAACATTTTTTAAATCCAATGTTCTCAAGTTTTTTAATTATTTCTGAATTTCCTTTGACAGGCAGTATAAGTCCTACACTGATAACCGTATTTCCATCTATTCCAAATGAGCTTAATTCAAGTTTTGGATAAATAGATTTTATTTCTTCATTAATCTTGTCAATCTCTTTTTGATTATCGTACATTTTCCTCACTCCAATCTATCTTTTATAAGTAATTGTATTTCCGTTACTCATTTTAATGTGGACCTTCGTTGGATAACCAGAACCATCTCTTTTAATAGCTATCCACGTTGCATCATCTATTTCAGTTGGTTTCACATGCCCGGTTTCACATTCTTCACATTTCTTTTTGTCGTTATATTCTGTTCCGCATAATTCGCAGATGTAATGCTCTACTTTCTTCATTCTTCCTCCGACCAGTCGATATGTTTTCCACAATACGGGCAATAAGCATGCTCTTCATAATCCACTTCGTATCTTGTTCCGCAGCAAGGGCACTTCCATTCATCCCATACAAACGTTCCATCTGGCGCATATCCATCTCCGTCATAAGTAGGTCTTTTCGCCTTCTGTTTCTCCACCGCTTCCCGGACTTCTTCCAGTGTGCCGAGCTTCCTATATCCCATATACTCTTTGTACCAGTCCTTATATCTCTGGCAATGGCTGAGTGGTACGGAAGTGCAAAATCCCCCAACTCGTAAGCAGTTTCCGTTTTCGTGCCTGTAACTGCATTCATCCATAAGCCTGTCCATTCTGGATAAATTTCTTTTCTCGTTTTCTTTGTATATCTGCAACTCCTGCATGGATTCCCGCAGTTCTTCCGCAGTGCCAATACTATATAATTCCTGCAGCTCCTGCATAGCGGAAATAATAACTTTTGAAATATCTGACTTCGGAAGAATGCATACCATATCATTACTTCTATTTGCTTTTTTCAGCAGTTCAATCACTTTCTGATAATCCATCGTCATCCCTCCTGTTCCCTACGCCTATTCCAATCATAAGCAGCTCTTTCCGGTGTATCTTCAATCTTTGTGTGCATGTCCTGCAGTAATCCACAGCTGTGAAAAACAAACCATCCGGTAAATCCAGTTTTTTCACATTCATTTTTTATCATTGATGCTTCTCTCCCACAGAACGGACACGGCTTCAATTCAATTTTCTTGTGTTCCATTTCTAATCCTCCTCTACATCAACCTGTCCGGATTCTTCCAACCATTCCTCAATACATGGCAAACATGTATAGCAGCTGCACCAACCCATATCTTCCACAATAGCGGATTCATACAATGCTTCTTCGCCAGGCTTAATCTCTTTCTGACATGCAGAACATATATGTTGTTTTCTGCACTTTACTATCTTTTCAGAATGACATTGTTCTGAACCGTCCATATCTCCATCGTAAAAACCACAATTAAGATACATCTCTTTTGGATATTTCATTTATCTTCTCCGTTCTGCTTCAACAGCCCTTCAATATTGATGTGGATGCCTGTCTTTTGATATCGTTTAATATCTCTTTCTGCAAATACATCTCCGCCAAATCTAGACCATCCACCTATTCTACCTCCTGCTTTGTCAATGTATGTTACGAAAAACTTGTAATCGTTGTTGCACGGATCTGATTTCAGTGCAACTTCATCCCCAACCTTAATCTCCTTCTCCGCTTCCCACGCTTCGATTTTGGCTTTGGCTTGCTTTTCTGTATTTTCTTGAAATATATAATCTTTGTGATCAGTTCCGAATATTTCTCTTCTTTTTTCGCAAGACATGTCTTCGATTTTCTTCGCAATCTCCCACGCTTCGTCTGCGGTCATATCTGGAACCGGAACGATATTATCCTCGCAAACATCAAAACGCTCGCATTCAACTTCGACTCCAAAATATTTTCTGCTTCCGGAAATTATCTTTGCCTTTACCAGCACTTCGTCTCCAACTTTATACTTCATTTTATACCTCATGTTTTTAATATTGTTTGTTATAATGTATAAAATCAACATTTACTACCATATTATCATTGTAAAATTCATATCCAATTTCTTGTTCATCATATTTTATTTCACAATCATCAAATATAATACTAATATCAAATGTATCACCATTAATTAATACTTCTTTATCAAGCAAATTAATAAACTCAATTTGTTTACACGTTCCATGAAATTCTGTTACATTAGATTTAATATGTATATTAATAACATTATTACATTCATTCGCCTCCTTCAAATCTTTTACAAAATTCATTAATACTTTTTTACATTCATCTCTCATTACTGTTCCCCTTTTTTTGCAAACTATATTTTTAATATTATTTATTATTTATTTTATATTATACCGATTATTTTAAATAATCGGTATATGTCATAACAAAGTTTGATTTGAAAGTATATCTATTAACACCATATTGATTCTCGATCTCTGAAATATAATCAGAATCTAAGTATTGCATAGGACTGATTCCGTATTTCTGAGACTTCTCTAGTATCATATTAAGAATACCAGACATAACAATATTATTTGCCGACATATCATTTAAGCCATATATATTAAAAATTTTAACTATCAAATTATAAATCTTCCTACCTGCGGCAAATTCAGATGCCTCAGATATTTCATTCCTATGTTTTATAATAGTTCCATCATCAATCAAATTAAATGTTCTATTTCCATCTATTGAAACATAGCTTGTTGAATTATATGACTCTTCTGCAATAGATTTTAATTGTTCTGATATGATGACACTCCTTCCGCTTTTTAACTTTAAAATATTTCCTTCTATGTCACAAAATCTTGCATACGAAATATCAGAAAAGTTTTTTGATTTTCCATATTCAAACAAAGATAAAATAATAAAGCAGTCCCTTGCATTTGATAACTTATTACATAAAGAAATTATTTCCTCCCTTGTAATAATAGTATTATTAATTTTAGCAATGTTTAAATAATTTTTTAAAATACTAGAAGAAAACTCAGAAAAATGGTTTTGCCCGTCTTCAACGAATCCTTCATGAATACACCAGGATGTATATTGAGACAACTGTGAATTCATTGAATTTAACGATCCTAAAGAAGTTGAGCCAATCATCTTATAAAATTCTGAAATATCATAATAAGAAAAATTACAAACGTCTTTATTAAGTTCGTTTTCATATTTTTCTGTTTTTTCAAATATACCTTTTAATAAATGTTTATTTAAAATTGTTTCGCTTTCCTTGCGATTAATATAACGATTTTTTATTTCAGGATTATACATCAAAACTCAACTCCTTCCATTATTTTATCAAATTCATTAACTAAAGGTTTTCTAATTTTTCTAGATGCAAATTTTCTTTGATCAATACTACTACTTTTTTCAATAAGGTATTGTACTGATTGTACCATATGAGATTTATCTTTGGTTTGGTACAATTTGAATATATACAATATGCAGCTTAACACATTAAAATCCATTCGTTTTTCCAGGAACTGAGGTACTTCTTCTGTCAAAATATTAAAATCTTCCATCAATTCTTTTGTTACTTCTATAATACTCTTTTGTGTTTTTACATAAGAAGCATTTGAATTAAAATAGAAATACTTAATACATCTTGAAAGATCCTGCATAGGAATAATTGATTGATTTCTTCCAATCAATCCTTTTATATTTGATCTTGGATCTTCATTAAGTCTTGTTGAAACAGTATTCGCCGGGTCATTTGTGTTATATGTGTCTGAATCAATTTTAGACATTTTTGTTTTTTGGTCTTCCTGGAACGTAAAATTCTGCACTTTATCATCATAAAAATTAGTAATTCTTAATTCCATTGTTAAATTAAAATCTTCATCTTTTTCGCTAAGTTTTCCTATAGCTATATACCTATGATATCCATCAGATATATTGAAATATTTTAATTTTCGGATGATCAATTGTTTCTTTTCTTCGTCATAATAGAAATCAGACTCAACATCAGGAGGAATATTAAAAGTAAGAGTATTAGGTATATATTGATTATTTTCCATTAATGTAGATATACTTTCAACGGCACTGTTATTTACTTTTATCTTATAATACTCTTTATTTCCTCTCACGATACGCTGCATTGCCCTTTGTGTATCAACATCATAATGAATAAATTGTGCCCTTCTAAATTTAATAATATCTTTTACAGATATAGTGCCGATCCATTGGTCATTTGCAACCTGTAACATATCAAATACTAAAGGGAACCTAATATCATCTATACAGTATACTGACTTGCTAAAGTGCTCGATCTCTATAGGAGTAAAGTATTCATTAACTTTAGGTTTTTTTAAATTTCTTAAAATATCATAGCTATTTAAAATAGCAAATAATACAAATTCACTTACTTCTTCAATACTTTTTCTGGAAGAAATAATATCAGATATTTCACCTCTTGGAATTTTAAAGTTTTCATAACACAAATCACATAGTTTAAGACATTTTTCTGTATCAAAAAGTATACGACTATTTTTGTCTGAAATCAATTGTTCTAATTCTGATCTTTCTTTTAACAAAAATATACACCTCCTTCATTGTAAAATGATATCATATATTTTTAATTTTGTCTATTAGTTTTTTTTTGTTAAACCAGAAGACATAAAATTAGCAGAATCGCATCTTGCTTTATTATTCTTTGTAATATATCTACCAGTTATTGCTATATCACTATGACCCATCGCATCTCTTGTTGCTTCAATATCATGACCAGATTTTTCATAATATAATACAGCAAAAGAAGCTCTTAACTTATGCGGGGAAACTTTTCTTCCTAATGCTTTTTCTGAGTATTTTTGAGTAACACGATATACTAATTTATCAGTTATTCTTTCACCCCTTGATGATATAAATAAAGCATCTGAATTTTTGTTCATCTTTTTCAAGATTCTATCCCTTTCATCAATCCACTCTAATAATACATCCCTCATTTCATCAGTTATAACATAAATCTGAAGTTTATCTCTTTTATCAACAACTTTAATCTCCTTTGCTTTAAAATCGATATCTTCAATGTTTATTTCGCTTAATGCCGTCCTTCTCATTCCGGTAACCATCAGTATAAATAATATCGCATAATCTCTGCTCTGCCATTGAGAACCATAATCATGAATAACCGATTCTAATATTTTTGAAAGATCTTTCATATCCAAATAATATCTTTCTACATGGTCTTTTTTACTCGGACGTTTGATAAGTTTCATTGGGTTATCGTCAATTATATTTTTATTATTTAAGTATTGCAAAAATTGATTTAAACATGAATATATTTTTTTTACATATTCTTCTGATCGTTTTTTCCCTCCAGCATATTTAATGCTCTGTAAATATTTTCCTAAAACAGCATCATTTACTGACGCAATATCCATGTCTATATATATTAGGAAATTTTTAATATCTCTAATATATTGTCTGCATGTATTCGGCGTATTAGATACCTGTATGTTATAATAATAATCACTAACATATTCAGGAAGATCCTCTAATAGCACTTGAATATTATTATTTATTTTAATTTCATTTTCTACTCTTCCAGTCATATGGTGAACCATCCTTATTTCTTAAAATATGATCTTTTTTAAACTGTTCCCTACGTGCTTTTACTACAGTATTATAGTATTCTTCTACTTTGATTTCCTCGCTTAATCCATAAATCCCATAAATAATAAGACAAACGATACCAAACCATCCATCTTTTATAACGAGACAAAATAATCCAACGATAATCATCCATCCTAGATTTTCATGAAATTTTAACTTTTCATGTAGCACCTCATCTTTCATCTTGTCAAATCTTTTAATATCTTCTGGTGATAGCATAAAACATTCCTCCCTTATTTGTTATTGATTTATAATATATTCTCCATCCATATTTTTGTAACAGTTCTTATAAGTTACCTCTTTAAACTTTTTTACACTATTACATTTTGGACAGAATATATCTTTGATATGTCCATTTGCTCTTAATCTTCCATGATTTCTTGGCAACGGAATAACAGTACCACAAACAGGACAAATGAAATTTGAAATCACACAGCCTCTAATTCTCCGCATATTATCACGCTCCTTTAGAAGCAAATCCATATGCCTGATAATCAAATTCACATTTTCTTTTCAACGGCATAACACCGTGTGCTTTGCATATATCATATACTTCATTATCATTTAACACTCTGAGAATACGCATATTTCCTGAAATTATCCATTCTCCTTTCATCATAGGGCTAGTCTTATATTTATAGAATCCATTTTCTGGAATGTAATCTAAACAAGCCTTACGACTATCAAATCTTCCATTCGTATATCCATTATGGACAGCTTCAAGCTGATAATCAATATCTGCGTCATACTCTACTTCGCACCATACTGTATCATTTCTCATATATGTAATTTTCCCATTTTCTTTTATTCCGATATGAGAAACAAAAGGTACATTATCATTTATATGCCATCCATGTCTAAATTTTAGTTCTCCTAATCTTGATTTTACTTTTCCATTTTCTAAACGCTCACCACATTCTGCCGTTAACCATACTCCTATTGGAATAGATTGATCAGCATTAACATATAATGGGAACAACTCGCCAGGACGGGTCTTCATTACACGTAATAATTTATAACCTATTCTTGTCTTCATTTTATATCTCCTTTCTTATATTGTCAATATACTTTTTAATATTATTTGTTAGCTATTTTAATATTTCATTAATATACACATCTTTCCCTTTTATATAGCACTTATGACATTTCAAGCAGCTTTTTGCCCCGCAGTTAATATCTACATTATGTTCTTTGATATATTTCTTATCGTATACAGTAAATATTTTATCCACAAATCTCCACCTCGCTTTATCGTCAGGAGTATTCAAATATGTACTGCTTAAAATAATCTGCAAATTGCGCGGTTTTTTAATATGACTACCATTTTCCAAAACATGATCAATGATCCATGGATTTTTTGTCCATAATGCAAAGTGTACATTTGGATTCTTTTTACACAAATTAAAATAATTAATAACCTGAATCTCATTGTTAATGTCGCCAAATGATTCAAATCGAAAATAAGCTGCATTAATCAACGGAAGTATATCTTCCTGGATAATCATACTTGTAAGTATTTCTGTATTCTTCTTAAAACATTTCTCCATACTTTTATACATTTTCATCTGCCGCTGCGCATAACAATGGCTACATATAATATCCGGATTATTTGATCTAGCTTCACAATAACTATTACACAAACAGCTCGTCGATAAGCTTTGCATTCCTTTCATTTTGCCTGTATGTTTTAAAGTGAAGTGTAATCCTGTTATTTCTTTTGCATCTTCTACTGTCACGACATCTGTTTTCTTCATATAATCACCATTCTTTCCATAAAAAAAAGAGCTTATAAAGCCCTTCATATACAATAACTACAAAAGGCTGCCACATTTTATATGCAACAGCCTTCGTTTCATATCTTACATTACATTTCTTCCTGTCTTTCTCTTCCTATAGCAATTATTTTTTCGTTTTATTTTATTGTTATACGATTTAACATTTTTACACATTATAATATTGACACTATATACACCTGCAGAAACTTTTGCGTTCCGAAAACTCTTATCAATAAATGTATGCTCATAATCGTAAATAGGGGCATTACGAATCTCACTTGTATATCTTTGTTTTATATAATTTTTTGCTTCCTCCTCATTAATAAATTTGAATAATTCAACTTTTGATTTACTACTATTAACTACAGCAACCATGATCTCTTTCATAAAAACCTCCAGCAAGCAAAATCCAAACGTTTGTTCTGTTTTATGTTATATCATATTCTAGAATATAATGCAATAATAAATCGAACATATTTTCGCATTTTGTATTATAAGTGAATAATTTGTCCCATTAAATAGGGATGAAGTTTAAATTTCACTCATTCTTTTATAAAAATCAAAATTATTATCTTTAATAGTCTGTTTCAATAAAGCAAACATTCTCCAATACTGATCATGGTATAAGTAAAGCATATCCTCTAAGTATTTTACAGAATCACATCCACGCAATACTTCTCCGGTATACTGATTGATGATAAAACAATTATGGAATTTAACCATATTCATCAACGTATAATAACTACCTGCGCCTTTATACGCATCAATCCATTCTTTGCATTTTGGAGTATTGTCAGGTAGTTTGATCATTTTATTAATAAATCTTCGAAGATTACAATATAATGCATTATAATTAATGGAATATTTAATATTACGAATCATATTTTCTAAAGGCATATATACTTTGTTGTTCAAATCACTGATAAAAATATCTTTTCCAGAAATTCTTACATATTCAATTCCTTTGCAGTGTCTAATTTTTAATCCAGCAATATATCTTCTTAATTTTTCTAAATAATCATTGCATGTTTTAATAATAACATATTGATCAAAGAAATGTGATCTTTCTTCATATGCCTGTTTATCAGAACATTCTAATTTCGACAATACTCTAACTTCTTCAAGCATCATTTTAAACTGATACTGATAAGGATAGCAATTTCTTAAACATGCATCATATCCTTTATCAAACTGATTCCTTTCATAATTTAACATCCGAAACATCTGGGCCATGACCCAACGTCTATGCAGCTTTGTATTCTTTACATATCCATTTGCAAAAATCTGATTTTCAATATCATCAAAGTCGTGTTTATGTACAGAATTATCATTAGATAAAACTGCTTCTCCATTTTCATTAATAATAATACTGACTGTAGATCCTGGCTTTAATCCTTCAGGTAACTGAATACTAAAATATTTACCTGTATTAATACCTGCATTTTTCATAGTTTCTTCTCTCTTTGTTCTGTTTTTCATCATAATCTCATTCTCCTTTTCTATATTTTTAATATCAATGCTATATTTTATTTTTCTTCAATCCATTCTCTAAGAATAATTAGATCCTTATCTTTTCCCCGATAGAACCATTTTCCCATTTTATGTTCATCCCACGTTAACCATCCTGCTAAAATAACACATAATATAAATCCTTCTAATGCAGCTCTTGCATATTCTCTATCCTTCCCAGTTATCAATTCTTTATCTGACATTTTTTCAGAAGGTAAAGCATAGAAATAATTCTTTTGTCTTCTTAATTCGCTTTTTTCACTTGGAGTAGAATATTTATAATCCATATATAATAGACTTATTTTAGCTAGACACCAATCATTTACAAGGCTATCCACCGGATTATTATATTCAGACTTAATCAACTCTCTTTCAAGATCCCATTCTCCGTCCTTTATAAGCCATTCGTTTCCAACACGCATATTTCTCTTTTTAAAATCAATCTTAAATCTTTTCCCACATTGTACAAGATCTAATAATTCTTCATATATTGTCATAACACTCAAAATAATAACCCCTTTCATTGTATTCTTAATTGACTCTGCATTCTCGACGCATCTCTTTATATGTTTCATATAATAGATCCATTGGTCATCAATGGATTCAGGATCAGCCGGTAGATAAACCGGCGGGTCCTGAATCAGAGATGAATTGATGGATCTATATTGAATATTGAATACCTTGTCAACCAACACTGCGCTGTGTGTTTTTAGTATACTCATTTAGTATGGTGCATTTCTTTATAAGTTTCATATTATACGGGTAATAAGATTCATGGTGCCTCCGAAGATAGATGGAGGCACCATGAATCTTTATTACCTGCAAGATTGAATTAACTAACCTTGTATACTTATGTTGCACTACATTTTTTGACATACTCAATAATTTCGTTACATCTTTTTATCTGCTTCATCTTATGCGCAGGTAATTGGAGGCAGCTTCTTCAGGGATACCTGAAGAGCAGCTTTCCATATTACCCGCATTGTGAATTGAATTACCTTGTATGTCTACGTTGTAATACGTTTTGGTTTACTCATTAGTATTAATGCATACCTTTATTTGTTTCATATATGGCGGAATATGCAGGATGATATTCCTGCTATTATCCGCCGTATTAAATATAACTACATTGTAAACCTGTCACTGCATTGTGATTTAAATACGTACAAAAAAAATATACTCAATCAATTTGACACATCTCTTTAACAGTTTCATATTAAGCTGCAATTATCCTGGATAAAGGATATAGGAGGATCAGGATACTGATCCTCCTAGATTCTGTTCCAGGAGTAATAGCAGCATCATTGAATTGAATTGATCTTGTATATTATGCATGTGTTTGCATCATTTTTTTAATTTATCAGTTATTAAGCCAAGCTTCTCACAATAGTGTCATAAGCAGCTCTGTTTGTAAGAATTACTTTCTGCATACATCGGATACTATAATACCCATCAATTTTCTTTTCTGTTTTCTTTTTATTCGCTTTTACATTTCTTCCAGTTCCTCTTATAATCGTAAAATCATTTCTATCATTTACACTTCCAAGTCCTCCGATTCTTTTTCCTCCGGTATTACATGCTCTTATACAATCCATTACATAATCATTTAATGTATCAATATCTTTCTGTACATTAATAATAGGAAGAACTGATGTTGCCCATGAAAATCTTCCATCTCCAATATACAAATATCTATTAATACTATTCAACGCTTTTTGTTGTGTAATATCCTTTTTATTTATACTTCTATTACAGATTTCTTTTTGAAAAGATTTCACGCGTTGTTTCGAAAGTGATATCATAGATCCTTTAATGTTAAATCCAAGAAATTTGAACCATTTATCAGCATGCAGATACTCAACTTTCTTTGGATTAAGAGTCATCTCCATATCAGCAAGCATATACTGCATAATTATCATAGCATCTTCATAATCGTTACCAACGAATAGACAGTCATCAGAATATCTTACATAATATCCATCTAATTTACTAAGCATATCATCAATATCATAAAGTACAGCATCTGCCAGAAAACTAGCAACTGCACATCCCTGTTTTAATGACTGATAATGTTCAATTAAATTTCCATCTACATCAAAACATAAATCTGTATGATAATATTTACGTACTACATCAATTATTTTCGATTTGCCGACTTTGCTTTCTATTGTATCAAATACTCTATCAATAAACTGGATTGGAACTGAATCAAAGTACTTGCTAAGATCTGACTTCCATCCAATCACATCACCATTTGTATTGCAAATCGTCCTTGATACTTCCTGTACAATTTTCCCACATCCAATACCGGACTGATAGGATTTGCATCTTTTATGTACCATTTCCGGGAACATTTCAAACAACATATCATTTACAATAGATAAGAACACTCTATCTACATTTTCATTTACATATACAATACGGAAGTCACCATTGTCTTTTGGAATTTTAGCCTGATGAGGCGGAGCGATTTCATAATTATCAGAAATGATACAGTTATACATTGCAGCTCTTATTTCCGGAGAACATAATTGCCGAAGCTCACCTTTATCAATCCCTTTTCCGACACCAGTTTCAATTGCCTTTTCCCATCTTTCTGATTCAAAAAATTTTTGCAGCAAAATATCTTTCATATAATCACCTCATAATCATCTTCATAAATATCTTTGTCTATATCAAATCCTTCTCTAAGTGGAAGATTTGCGATTTTCCTTGCATATTCTTTTGCAGAATCATAATTATTATGTTCCACTTCATAAATAAAATTCATATATTCTGATCCTTGATACATGCAAGTAGCAAATTTCCAAACAACTAAACAATCGCTACAACATTTTGTAACTTCGCATGCATAACAGTTATTAAAAGTATAATCGTAGTACCCTAATCTTTCTAACGCTTCAGATTTGTATGTCTCTGGATTATTATATTTAATCCCTTTATCAATCATCTTTGCAATTTCATTCCACAACGCCTTATGTTTTTCGTATGCTTCTCTTCTTGTCATTTTAATCATTCCTCCACTTCTCCGAAAATTATCTCGTATTTATCAGCACTTAACCATTCCTCAGCCCATTCTTTTGCTTCTTCCTCAGTAACTGGAACAATCTCTTCTGATCCACTAATACTATTTCCGTTGTATACGGCCATCACACTCATTGGACCACCAGTATTATACAAGAAGAATTCCCCTGTTCTTTTCTTATATAATTCTCTCATCATAAATTCTAAATCAGAATACGATCTTCCGTTTGTATATGTACCCATGAGTTTCGCAGTATCTGTATCATATTTTTTTCCATTAATAATCTTCTTCATAATTAAACATCCTCTCTTTCTGGTAAATTTGCTATTTTAATAGCAATATTATAAGCAAGTTCTTCACTCTCTTCGTCTTCTACAGCATACCAAAACTCTCCAAATTCTGATTCTGAACATATTATATTATCCCACTCTACAGGGCATCTCTTGCATCGATATCCACCATGTTCATTATTATATTCGCAGCACCAACAATACTCATAAATATTTTTAGGATCATATCCTAATTCTTCTAATGCAGATTTTTTTATTTTGTCAATATTGTAGTCATATTTTTCAATGCCATTTTCTTTAATTAATTCTGCAATCTTATTCCATAACTCACGATGAAGTCTAACAGCTTCTTCTTTTGTAAGAACATCTTTATCGTTTTTAATCTTGTTCTCTTCTTTTTTGTATTCATCATCTTCAATAAAATTTACTCCATATTCAATATCTAATTCAGGAAGAGCTTCGTATAATTTATCACCAACATATTTTATTGCTTTATTTATAGCATCGTCTTTATCACTTGCTTCAACAGTCACACACCCATCACATTTTTCACTACAAATAATCACCTCAAAATCATACTCTCTCATCATGCTACCTCCTCATATCCTTCTCTTACCAACCATTTAACAAGATTCTTTTTATCAGGGAATAAAGGTGAATATTCTCTTTTATCTTTAATATAGGCAAAACATTTACCATTTATATCAGTGTGTACTTCCGCTACTCTTCCGTGTTTATCTACGTATTTTTCCATAAGTTCTCCTATTTCAAATCTAAATTTACTGGATCATTAAAGTAATCAGGATCCCATCCTTCACTGTCATTAATGTATTCAGTATCACTGCATTCTTCAGGACCATTGATTTTTCCATTCTGGATAGCATCCTCAAGTTTCTCACGAGCTTCATCGAATGTATCAGCCTGTACAAAATATGTCCGTTCATATGTCTCCAGGTTTTTTATTGCGTGTGTCATGTAATTCACCTCCGTTATGGAAGATCAATTAAAAAGCCATTTTCATCCGTCTCATAAGCATTTATATCTTCCAAGTTAATTTGATCTGCAGCAAGCTCACAAGCTTCATCTTCATTCCTTGCGCTTACAATCGTGCTTCCGCTGTATGATACATAATAATATTTGTATTCTTCTGGTGTATCTTCTTTATTTACTTCTTCATCTTTTAAAATTGCGACACTAATATAACCTTCTGCATTCCCGTCAAATGTTTCATCACAATATCCACGCTCTCCTTCATTGCAAAATGAAATTAATGCTTCGAATTTTTCATATATATCCTGCAATAACCAATAATGACTGCTTGTTACATGAAGATCTGATAACATTGTACGTAAAAATTCTCTTGCCTTACACACATCATTAAAACATACAACTCCAGAATAATTCTCATCGCCATCGTGTCCATATTTTTCTCTATCTCTGGTGTAATAATCTGCAAATCCAAAATCTCCATCTGTATCAATATCCCATTTAATCATATATTTCATATTCATTCACCTCATTCCATTACATACATCCAATCAGAAATAGAGCTTTCAATATCTTCTTCCCACTGTGGATTATTTGAATCACATGTACTTTCGTATTCATATATAGGAAATCCAACTTCAACTTCTTCTTCATCAATCACCTTTCCAATGTAATTCATTTTATCTGCAGTAGAATCATATGAACTGATAATATGATTGCAAAAGTCCTTAATATTTTCTGCAGATTTAGGGTTGCACCACACATATACCCAATCATTATTACGATTATTTTCTATCTTCCAGATCATATTTTTATATTCTCTTGCGTTATTAGTAAGTTTTAACCAGGCAAGAGCGTATTCTTTTAACCGTTCGTTCCCATCAGAATGTTTGCCGGAAATGTCCACTGTTAACAAAACTGCTTTTCTTCTTTCTATTGTTAATTTTTCTTTTAACATAAAATGTTCCTCCTTAATCAATTACTACTCTTCCGTCTGTATCCATAATTTCTTCTTTTGTCAGATAATAAACAGCATTCACATCTGCAATACTAAAATTAAAGTGTTTTGCAATCTGCTTATCTAGCAAATCTCTTTCTTTAGCCCATTCATATAATTCTGCAACTGTCATATAATATCCTCGTCACTTTAAATATTCTTTTACTTCATTCCATTGTTCTTTTTCTGTCATATTATTACAGTCACTATAATTGTAGTATCCGGAATTTGATACAATATCCAATGCAATTTCTAACCCTTTTTTCACATTTTTAGATTTGCACTTTTTAATCAATAACATGATCATATCCTCAGCTACAGTTTCCATAATTTCACTCCATTTCTTCAATTTTCATCTGAGCAAATATCCATAATTGTATCAACCAGATTCTGCACAGAATCAATTCCGTATCCATGCAAAGGAATCATAAGATCTCCTGTTTCTTTATCACGTAATTCACAATAATGTGTCCATCCTGGAATATCAGATTCGTCTTCATCTAAATACTCAAAAGAACTATCTAATTCATTCCCGTTTATAGAATCAATATTATACGTAACAATGCCTGTACTAAAATTTTTTGGTCTTCTGCCAACTCCATTCCAGTTAGTAGGATTCGCTTTAGATAGAAAATCCTCTGCAATTTTTCTTGCTTTTTCTTCACTAAACATTATTTATTTCACTCCATTTCTTTCATCCGAATCTTTTCAAGTTCCTGTTTCTTCCTATTAATATGTCTCTCTTTCACTCTCGGTACATATTTATCGCATCTCTGGCAATACCCTTTATGTTCTGCTTCCCTTCCTTTTTTACATTCTCCTTCACATACATATGATTTACATGGTGTTTCTCTATCTTTTGCCATAACTATCACCTCAATCAATCTTTTCTCTCTGGTAAATCAGCAATCTGTCTTGCGATTTTAGCCGCTTCTTCATATTTGTGTTTAAATGAATAAATTTGTGCAATCCACCATAATCCTTTATTCATTTCTCCGTTATTACCATATTCACAATAAAATCTATCCGTATTATCTTCCGATCCCCATAATATCGGACATGATTTACAATTACTATTATTAATTTGCATTCTAGCGTATTCACAACAAAAACAATCCTCAAGTAAATTAAATTTATTTATTTTACAATATTCCTCTTTTAATAAGCCAACAGTGGATGTACTTCCATTTTCTAATTGGTCAGCAATCCAGTTCCACATTTTTCTATGCTCTGCAACTGCCTGTTCTTTTGTTAACTTTTTCATTATTAACACATCCTTTCAATATACGTTACACTATTTCTTCTACATTCAAATTCATCGCAAAGTGAAGACCATAATTGTTCCAGATCTTTCATATTATTAGCGTTTATTTCAGTTTCATCTTCTTCTCCATAAAGATTGACGAAACCAATTCTATATGTTTGCATTCCTGTATCTCCAACTACGACTCCTTTTCCTGCCTGTCTTATTGTCATATTATCACTCTCCTTATTAACTGTTTTTTATGTGTACCGCAGCATTAAGCTGCTGCAGCACACATTTTATAAGCCTGATCAATAAGTGCATTTCCATCAACTGTCTTCATAAACAGATTCTCTTTATAGTTAGCAGTGTTTCTCTTCGGCGCCCTGTGTGTAGCAAAATCACTTACCGCATTCACAAATCTGTAAGCAGACTGTTCAATTGGCATCAGATCCGGAGCGAACAGATACCGGCACATCAGATCATCTCTCAGTCCCTGGATGTTTCTTTTCTTTCTATCAGAATCTTTTTCATCAATAGGAAGGAGATCGTCGATATATTTCTTTACTTTATCGGAATCCATTTTCTTCATTTTCAGTTCGCCAAATTCCTCTTCCAGCGCTTCCATATAATTCTCAGCATTCATAAGAGTTAATCTTGCATCTTCCATTTTGCTCTGAATATCACCAACATGAACGCAACTCCACTGACGTTCAGCAGTTCTAAGAGCAAAGTTAAGTGTATTCTGGCATACAACTCTTACAGGCGTAATTGCAACTCTGATTGCCCCTGTACCATCATGACTATTTGTAAACACAAGATATGGATCAACCTTCTCATCAGTCATCATTCTGCCTTCCATTCTGGCCAACATCCACACTCTCTTACCGGAAGCAAGTGATCCGGCTGTCTCATACCGGACTCCTTCGCCAAGAAGCGCATCTGTAAAAGCAAACGCTTCTTCATTTTGTACAATTCTGTATCTGTCAGTTACCATACCAAGTACTTTTCCATCAATATCTCTGATATTTGCTTTGAATCCAGGAATGATAGATCCATCTGCAGCGCAGATAACATCTGACTGTTCTACTTTCCAATCAAGACCTGCTAACTTGATCGCTTCTTTTGAATCTGGTGCATCCTGAACAATTGTTCCTAATCCGTGCCATGGTGTTTCCCTTACGCTAAAGATACTTTCTACATTTGCCGACATAATAAAATCCTCCTTAAATATAAATTATTTTCATTATTTTTAATATTATTTATTATCAACCAAAAAAAATGTATCATTTTTTCCATTCATACACAGGTAAACCATCCACAATAGGTCCATCAGAATCTAAGCATAACCAGTCGCACCCATGCTCTCTTGCAAATTTCATACAATCCTTTATACATTCTGGATTAGATTCATTTGCATAATTTTCATCCGTACAAATAAACCAGCCATATCCATCTTTTAAATAAAATGGATATGTAATGTATTCATCATCTCCATCAAAATACGCACATACTATTCCATCGTATGTTTCCGGAGTAATATGCGCAGTAGAAATAGTTAGCATCTTAGATATTTCAAGTTTTTTCTCATATCTATTCTCATCTTCTAACTCTTCAAGTTCTATTACCCATAACGCACCAAATTCATTGGAGTTATATTTACATATATCAAAGCTATAATTTTTTTCTTTAAATACCGCTTCAAGAACGCAAAGTGGTAAACTACTACATTCTAAAGCAACAACAACATCTCCAGGTTTAAAGATATTTTCGTCATCACTAATTACTTTATATCTCTTACCTCTCTCTGCTTTTTCAATCATAATTTTTACCTCGTATTATTTGAAATAAATGATTTTGCATATTCATATAATCTTAATTCTGGCATATAACAATCCTTAACAATATCATATATCTGACATGGAATTATGATAAAAGATATTACGAATAAACAAACTGCTAAAACAATATACGTAACTCCTAAACCAAAATGCATATCATCCATATCTTCCGCTTTATTTATAAATTTCTTTCCGTATTTTACTAACACAATACCAGCGATAACAAATATGATAGCGAATCCAATCCAGTAAACTGATGTTGCAATATCCCATTTAATAAATTTCTCACATAACTGCTGCACATATGGAAGGACGTTTTTATCCGTCCAATTCACAGCAATTCCAAACTTGTCACCAATATAATCAAGTACTTCAATAATCTCTTTACTTACTTCCATTTTTATATCCTTTACACTGCATAATGATAGTTATCAGGCTTTTCTCTTTTAATAGACATATATTCAAGTTTCATTTTACTTACTTCTTTTGACTTATCATTATCATAATATTCTGTCATAATTTTATCTCCATTAATTATAATAGAATGTTTTTCATAATCATAATGGTTGTCAGACGTATTAAATTTCACTCTTACTATCTGTTCTTCATTCCCGTCATTAGAACGGAAAGTACGTGATATATCATCATTTCCAAATAGATCCATATCAACATAAGATTTTAAACTATATCCATTTTCATAATGAAGCGTAATAGTGTAACGTTCTGTATACATATTCATAATGTTCAGATCCTCTATTGCATTTTCAAATTTCCTTCCAAAATTTAACTCAAATGCAATCGCTCTTAAACAATCATAATTAAGTAATACCTTTTTTGAGAATTCTACAACCTTTTTAATTTCTCCATAGTACTGCTCATCAATCTTATCCTTCAGATACTCTTTAACTTCATCTGCGTTTGGATATCCAAATCTAAAATGATAATGGAACCTTCCGGGTCTATTAATCAGAAAATCGTTTAAACTGTAAATATCATTACATGTTATCACATATAATTTTTTCCCTGGTGATATTCCATCAAACAATGTCAGTAAGCTTGACTGAGGTGTCGCAAGGTTTTCAGACTGCTGCACTTCACCAAATGTTTTGTCAAACTCATCAAACAACACCATTACTTCCTGCTCGATACTTTCAAGAAAAGAAGCAATGCTCGGATAAAACTTGTCTACTACAATAACCGGGATACCTGATTCAATTACACTTTTTGCAAGCATTTTCGCAAACAGAGATTTTCCAATACCTTTATCTCCAGAAAGAATAACACCCAAATTCCGTTCACATACATTAAATGCTTCCATTACCTTTTTCAACTTCTGATCATGTACGCCGTATATCTTTTCTTTAATTTCGATGTTAGAATATTTTTCAAGACTAAATCCTGTCATATCGCTAAATCGAACAATATAACTCTGTGCCGGTAACTTATCATGTGTCCGTAAATCATCCGGATAAATGCTATAAACACTTCCTGTACTAATAACTTTCATTCTATCATTCTCCTTTTTAATATTATCTATTTATAGTTATTCTTTTACAATTTTTACTGGGTATCCAAGAAGCTCTTCGATTTCCGCTACAGTCATTTCTTTTGGCTCTCTTCGTTCCCATAAGAGTGGACGATGATAAGTATCAAGCTTATAAGCGTCACTATTTAAGGCATACCCATATACTTTAGTAACTTTACACATAGTATTGTCTTTATGACATAAATCTTTTGTAAGATTATCAATAGATCCCCATTTATGTTCAGATGAATAACATAAATTAGGTCTTTGTCCTGAAAAGGCTACGCTTCCATATGTAACAATAGCTAAGTGTTTAACACCATCTGCTTCAATCTCTAATAAATATCCAGGCTTAATATCTTCTTTATTAAACATTTCCATTTCTTTATCTTCCTTTCCAAATACCATTTCATAATATTCTTTTAGTGTGACATAATCGCATCTACTATGACACGATCCATATCCATCAAAAAATTTATGTAACTTGCATTCTTCACTACAACCAGGTTTACTTTGACAATATTCTTTCAATTCATCTCTCATCTCTTTTTCAGTCTTCATGAAATCATTCTCCTATAAAAAGCCATGCATATATCATAAGCAGCATCATATGTCTTCAAATCGTAATGTCCAAAATTTAAGCTCTGTGTCTTTTCATTCCAGCTTGTCCAACATACCCATGGACCACCACCAAAATCTTGTTTAATTTTTGGATACTTCTTATTTTTAGCAATCACCATGTAAAGATGATCCTCTCGTGGATTTTCACTATAAGGAAAAACTTCCTGCAATTCATATTGAGGTAAATACTCTTTAAAGTACTGTGCTATGTTGTGGTAAATTTCTAACGATACAGTTCTCATTTTCATAGTTAATCCTCCTTAAGCTCAACTATCAACGCATGTACGTTTTGTACTCTCTTCGTGTATATTCTATTTATTTTCCTACTGGAGTAGTATTCAGAAATTACGCCATCATACCTGTATATCTCATTTCCATGCCCATCCATTACAATAAGAAATTCAGAATGACCAATCACATTAAGCAAATCATTAAGTATCATTATGCGCTAGCTCCTTGTCTTCTATATTTATGGCTATGGCAGCATGAAATTCCGTTAGATGATCTTCTAGTTGTCATCCGATTTACAGACTCTTTCATACCAGCTCTCATATTTACTTCGTATAAGAATTTTTGATGAGTTACCTTGTCATATTCTTCCTTTTCATGGATATATTTCTGACATGTACTGTGACAACCTAACACACGATCAGAACAATCCATACAACATTTAATCCCAGCCATATAAGCCCTCCTATATCAATGAACGTATTTCTGCAATGGAATGAAATTGGGAATTTCCTCACCGTCCAGATTTAAATCCATGAATTTTAATACGTCCGGAACAGCACGAGTAATATCATAGTTATATTCATCAACATTTTCTTGATCAAGCATCATCTCACCGCCATCATCTTCAATTAATTCTCCGTCATCCCATTCATAGATTTCAATATAGATATAATCAACACATCCTTCATCTTCATCCTCATCAAGTAAATTACTTCCATCTCCAAAAGCAAGAGATATAAACTTCTGGTGATCCGGAAGCCAAAGTAATATGCCTCCGGTCACACAATAATCTCCACTAAACGGTTTCAGAATGTTAAAAGCTTCTTCTCTTGTCATAATACATGTTTCCTTTCTTTGTTTATTATACTATTTCGTTACTTTTTAATATTATTTATTATAATGTATTATTTGATAAAACATTCATCATAACATCTACATATTCACTTACAGTATTATAATTATTACAATGATAACATCCTTTACTATCAGTAAACTCATCAACTATTTGCTCATGCCAATACGGTAAGTCATCATGATATTCTGTAAATCCTCGTTCGAAAGTACTTAAGATAATATCTCTTATAGTCTTATCATCAAATGCTCCATCAAATTTGAATTCTCTTTCTTTTGCAAGCGTAGCGTCTGCGGAACGCAGAAGCGAAGCGCATTCAGAGGAAGTTTTAACTGCAGCGTTTTTTGGCGGAGCATCAGCGAAGCCCTTCGGCTCCTCAGAGCCGCCACTACGTGATCCGCCTCGGTCGCGGTCACGGTCAGTACTAGTAGGAGTAGAAGTAATAGTACTAGTAGGAGTAGAAGTAATAGTAGAGTGACTGACCGGTTGCGAATCAGTAGAAAAACTTAGTATTCCTTCATATTCTCCGGCAGCATACTTTTTAAGAGTTCTATTGACCTTCCCTTTACTGATACCGAGTGTTTTTGCAATTTTATCCTGTGATAATTCTGGTCGGTCAAGATGTAACGTGACTATCTTTTCACTCATGTCCAAGTCCTCTTTACCGAATGACCGTGACCGACGCTTTTGAGAAATGTCTACGTTGCACAATAATGACTCTCCTACAAGCATCCTAATATTATCGTCTTCAATAGATTCTCCGTATAATGCGTATCTTATAATAGACTTACATACATTGTATGCATCTTCAACACCATTATTTTTTTCAACAAGTTCCATCTGTTTGAAATAGCTTTCATAAAATGTAAAGCATATACTTCTGTCAAATTCTTTTTTTTCGTCTTGTTTATAGTCTCTCATATCTTTCTCCTTACAATTCGTTTATCATTTTTCCAAGCTCAGTCTTAAGCTCTGGAGTAGCTTCGAAAATATAAACGTCCTGGTCAGGATACCTTCTATTTGCTCTAACAGCAATAATATCAAATCCCATTTCTCTTAGCCGACGAGCAAAGGATCTTTTTCTGACTGCAGTTGTTTTAATATTTTCGGTCATATACATCACCTCTTTCTTTCATCCACTCTTCTATTTCCTCAATAAGTTCTGTCAGGTCTTTGTCAAATTCGGGCGTAGCTTCAAATATGTATACATCATGTTCCGGATATTTCCTGTTTGCCCTGACAGCGAGAAGTTTATATCCTTTATTTCTTAAAATGCATGCGAAACTTCTTTTTCTAACTGCTCTTGTTTTAATCATATTGTTTTACCTCGTTTTTAATATTATTTATTATATTTATGATAATCTTTTTTATTGTTTTTGTCAACAGTATTTTTAATATTACTTATCATTATGATAATTTTTTCATTCTATTAATAGATGATATAATCCAATCTTCTCCAATAGTGATGCTTCTTAGAAAATCCCATCCAGTAGTTCCAATTCCGTTTTTGCACTGATCCAAATAGAATCCTCGTGTTGAATCTATGAACGGTAGTACTGTAGCCACAGTATTCAAATACTCAACTACTTCATTATTGTCAAGTACGTCATAGAAGTAATCATACCACGTATCTTTAAGTTGGTCATTTGTATACGTGACCGATTCGTGACCGAACTCTACACCGCACTCTTCCAGCTCCTCAATCTCTTCTACACCGTCTGCAGGAATAACTACCATATAAAGCTGAATGTATATATTTTTGTTGTCAGATCCGTAAGCTGAAGCATCGAATGCTTTTATTACATATTTATACTGGAACTCTGGGATGTCTTCGTCCTGTTCAGCAGTAAAAGTTTCCTTTGATACAAGAATAAGATTTCCATCATCGTTATAATATTCTTCAAATACTTCTTTCCAGTCTTTAATCTGTGCCAATGTTAATGGTGAATAACCTAAGAATGATTTTAATTTCATTTATCTTCATCTCCTATCTCTTTTGCAAGAACATCCAATGTGTATGCGTCCATTCCAAGTCTGCTGTATGCAGTTCTCTGAATGTGTTGCGCCTTTTTCAGATTGCCTTCTTTTTTCGCTTTTGCGTATTCTTTGATTAGATCCTGTAACATGTTGTTATACCTCCTCTATATCCATGCTGGCCGAATTTTTGTTTCCGGAAGACTTTCCAGAAAATCAATTACGTCCTGTGGAAGATCTTCTTTTAACCATGACGTTCCATATGCATATCCGCATACCGGGCAAGGTCTTCCTAGAAAACCAAGCGGATGATCTTTATATGATATCCAACATCTGTCTTTGTATTCTGCATTAGGATGTCCTAAACAATTTTTCTCTTTGAATTCGTATGCGTCTCTGTAAAGTAAAGATGGATCCTCATCATTGTATACTTTGATTGCATACTTCATATTTGCATAAGCAATTTCATCTTTAGTTGGATAGAATGGACGTCCGTTTCTTAAACATTCAAGCGCTCTACTTTCTGCTTTTCTTTTTTCTTCTATGGCTTCTTTTGTAAGAGTCCATATTTCAATTTTAACTTTTTCTTTGAAATGTTTATCACATCCAAGTTCTTTTTGATGATGACAATATGCTCTCATATCATTTAGGTGCCATAAATCCCATATGTCACAAAACTTCTGAAGCATTTCATATGTCCAGTTTTCTGTAGGAGTGCCTTGTCGTATTTCATCAACGCATTGTCCAAAAGATCCTTTTGCGTTTCCATTACGTGTTGGCCCAACTACACCGGTTATGCTAAGTATACCATCTTCATTGATTTTAATTTCGCAGAATGCATTTGCCATTTGTGTTGTATTGCTATATCGTGTATGCACTTCACATTGACACGGATTAATGATTTTAATCATGGTTCTTTTCCTCGCTTTCTATAGTACTATATCATCAGGAATATCAATGTCTGGTTCTTTTGGCATCTTCATCCATGCAAGTACATACTCTCCAACTGCTGATCCTGTCTGCTCTTCCCATACAAGTCCTTCATCCGGTTCTCCATCCATCTTCCATGAATAGCATGTTCCAAAATGTCTAATATCAATTTCTCTTGTTTTTCGTCCTGTTGGATTCCCATTGTTATATTCATCGTATTCAAGATATACGAAGTATTCTCCTTCTTCTGTCGGACGTTTATTTGCTGAATTCCATTCATGTGTGTATGCATACTTGTGGAGTGCTTCCATTGCTTTCGAAAGAGCTTCCTGTGTATGTTGATCATGTGGCATTCCTTCTTTGATTCCTGGCTGATTTAACCATTCATATGCTTCTTTGTAATTCATAATTTATTCCTCGCTTTCTTTGTTTTTTTAAAATTTTGTCTGCATCTTTCTCTCCATTCATTTGCACGCTCATTATCTGTTGGAGTAAGCAAATCAAGAATTCTTTTTGGACATTTACAGTCATATGGTCCCATTGTTTCATCAATATCTTTGTATAAGAAATTGAAAAATTCTTTCATATTACTACTGGTTAACGCTGTAGTAGCAAACACAGATTCGACAATTCCGTTTCTCTTGATCTGAATTGCTGCATAGTACACACTGCCTATCATACTGGATTTTAGTACGGTAAGCTCCGGATAACCGTCGTGTTCAGTCTGCGTCCAGCGTTCATCCATTTCTGCCTTGCGGTTTATTTTTCCGTTATGGTAGTGTGTTGCGTGAATACCTGTCCATCCCATGTGATCACCTCACTTTCTTATAATTTCTTCAATGTTAACAATATCCCATACTTCCCATTCTGTATCTGTATCAATACAGATTTGATTGAGTTCTTTCCAGTCATAAGAATCTTCATCATCGAGATCTTTTCCGATTTCATCAAGCACTTTTCTTGCTTCTTCTTCCATTACATATTTACATTCTTCAAATGTTCCAATTTTTGCAATTTTAAAATCTACTCCGTCATATGCATGATGCCATATGCATATATAATCGGAAGAATTTATATTGTCCGGCAATTCAATAATATAATTGACATAGAATGCACCGTAGCTGTAACTGAGACTTACCTTTGTACTTGCTTGACCAAAATAATTTACATGTTTAACTTCCATTCCATTTTTAATTTCAATTTTGTCACATTCTTCTATCGCGAAATAATGCATGATGTTTGATATGCAAATTTCCATTGCTTCTTTATAAGAATCTACAATATCAAAAACAGTACTGTCAGCATAACTCTCATCATCTACTCCACATACTAAATATTTCATTGTGATCACCTCACTTTCTTATTCTTCTGGATTGTAATCTTCTGGTTCGTAATTATCCTCTTGTTCGCATGGTGCCCATACGTTTGGACCTACATAATGACAGTATGGATAATCTTCATCTTCTTCCTGCCAGTAATATCCGCAATATGCACATCTCATATATATACCTCACTTTTTACTCTTCTTGTACAATACCTATTACATTCAATTTAATTACTTCAGTTGGATTTCCTCCAATTAAACATGGTCTGCTATTTTCAGAATATCTGTTTTCGATTTCCAATTTATATCCATGATCGCATCCATCTTTGAAATACATTTTTTCACCGGTAACAGATTCACCGATATGGAAGTTGTCTGGAATTTCTACATAATATGGATTAGAATAGATGCTATTCCGGTCATATAATATTTCTTCAATAGACCATCCATACCCACCGAATAATGGATCCGGATTAAAATATTTATACATGATTACTTTTTGCATTATCTCTCCTTCATAGCCACTACTACAATAGTTCCAATAATCTGCATTAACATATCATGTTGAGTTACGTTGCCTGTCAGTAAAGATCCCCTGTTAGCCATATCTGTAAATGTTTCAATAAGTTTGTTTACGTTGACTTCTTCTTTCATTTTTGTTTATCCTTTTCTTTTTTTTCGCTACAGACCTTGTATTCCAATATTCAATAGTTTTCTCTATTGGATTCTTTGCACTTCTATGAAAGTTTTTAAATCCACTTAACCCACAATCCGCACAATAGATTTTCACAGAAAAGATTACGTCATAATTTGGTTCTTCCATATAAATCC